TAGAAGGATTTGATGTTACTAATGATCCTGTGTTTGCAAGAGAATTATTTGCTTGATTGAAAGCAGCTTGTGCTTTAGTATCTGCTGCAGTAATATTTGTATTCTGAGTTAGGTCAACACCTTCAGCGACTGTGATTCTAGCATTGGCAGTTGTAAGTCCACCAGCAGTTGCATTGGCTTGAGCAAAGGCTGCTGTAGCTGCATTGGTTGCTATGGTGATATTGGTATTTTGAGTTGTATCCACACCCTCAATGATTGTCATGCGAGTGTTCTGCCAAACATCTACACCTTCAGCAATTGTAATTCTAGTATTCTGTGCTGTATCCACACCCTCAATGATTGTCATGCGGGTGTTTTGGCCAACATCAACACCTTCTGCAATTGTAATTCTGGTGTTTTGATCCGTATTTACACCTTGTAATATTGTTATGTTATTACTATTGGTGTTGGCTGTCGACCTAGCAAATGAATCAATATTTGTTGGTGCTGATGTTTGTGAAGTACCATCAGAAAATATAATAGAACTTAATACTTGAAATGTATTTGATGTGATTACATTGGCACTTCCATCACCATAGCGGTACCATGCACCTTTACTAGCATACCAATAGTATTCAATACCATTTACTAATGCTATTTGATTGTTTGACGGTGATAACGGAAATGACATGAAATATTCCTAAATTTATTTTATATTTATTCTATGTATTGGTAATTGCATGAGTTTTTCGATAGCCCATACTGACTAAACTCCAATTTGTTGATGTTCCCACTTGAACTGGACTGGACCTATATGTTCTGTTATTTTGTCCCAATTGACCATTCCAATTATTTCCCCACATCCATAGTGTACCATCACTTTTAACAGCTGCGGCTGTCCTTTGGTCATCAAATGCTATACTAGTCCAAGTGTTTGTTCCTAATTGAGTTGGGCTAGATTTGTGAGTTCCGTCAGCTGCGTTATTAAATCCTAATTGACCCTCTTGATTATTCCCCCATATCCACAAAGTTCCATCGGTTCTTAGAGCAATACAATTGTTGCTAAATCTATTCAATTGATTAACGACTGCTTCACTCCATGTTGTGAGTGATCCCACTTGTGTTGGACTGGATCTATAACCATAGTTAATATTTAATCCCATTGCTCTGCCTGTTCCCCATGTCCATAAAGTTCCATCGGTTTTAATTGCCATAGCAACTGATACACCAATATTTACTTTACTCCATGTAGTGTTTGTTCCCACTTGAACGGGGCTGGATCTGCTTATATAAGTATCACCAGGCCGAGCCAACATAGGAACAGGATTTGTTCCAGGACGATCACGGCCCCATGTCCATAAAGTACCATCAGTTTTAATGGCTGCTGTTATAGTTTCAGCAGCACTTACTGACATCCAATTCGTTGATGTTCCTACTTGTGTCGGACTAGATCTGCCACGATATGATGGAGTAAGTATGTTATTCAGTCCTAATTGACCATAATCATTTTTTCCCCAAGCCCATAATGTACCATCGGTTTTAATGGCTAATGCATGTGTTCCACTATGGCTCACTTTACTCCAATTGGTATCTGTTCCTACTTGAACGGGACTGGATTTGTAAGAATAAACATCATCGTTTAGGCCCAATACACCTTGATAACTTCTACCCCAAGCCCATAATGTACCATCGGTTTTAATAGCGAGTGTGCTAAGTCCTTTGGTGCTCAATACACTCCAATTTATACCTGTTCCTACTTGAACTGGACTAGATCGATCAATCGTGTCATTAAGTGCTAATTCTCCGGCGCCATTATAACCCCAAGTGTATAGTTTTGCTGTTGGTGGTACCGAAGTATCTTCAACTGTGATCGGATTTGTAGTTTGTCCTACTGTTGGTCCGTTTACTGAACCTGTAGACAAAGCAATACCTAATGTTTTGGTTCCGTCTAATGTCACATCTAAAGAAGTAGTAACATTGAATGTTGCTTGATTATTTGTAATTGTAATCGATCCAGTATTGCCACCAACGATATCTGAATTGGTTGTATTGCCTGTGGTTTTCCAATACAACACCGTGCCATCAGCCACTCTGGTTGTGATTACTGTATATTGAACTGTTTGACCTTCATTTAATGGCATTTTTAATCCTTATGCTACGTTAGCTGATATTAGATACGTTGGTCGTATGTATGATGATCTACCAATTGTTGGTCCAGTAATATCAACCCAATTGTTTGCTGTGCCGTCATTTGTGTATCGGAGTAACACATCGATATCAGTATCATACCATAAATCACCAACTGTTGGATTGGCTGGTGCAGTTGTGCCTCCAGTCATTCTTAAATTTACGGCTGTTGCTTGAACTGTGCCATCCGGAAATGCTACGTTACCTTTAAAGTAATCTGCATTGACGTTTGCTTTGGCAAATGAAGCATGATTGATGTTGATGTTATTGTTTGCAACTACTTCTTGTGTATAACCTTTAAAAACATACCATTCTTTTGTTCCTACATCACGAATAAATCCTGTATGTGCATTGGTACCATCATTGTAATGTCCTACTACACCAATATCCAATAGATCAGATGTATAATTTCCTACTCCTAATTGTATCAGAGAATCATTGACTGTGAATGAAGATGTATTAATTGTTGTTGATGTACCTAATACAGTTAAATTTCCTGTAACGGCTAAATTCTGTGATACGTTGAGTGATCCAGTAATTGAACCACCAGATGTGGTGATTGCTGTATTTGCTAAATTAAAAGCAGCTTGTGCTTTAGTATCTGCTGCAGTAATGTTGGTGTTTTGTGTAAGGTCAACACCTTCAGCAACTGTAATTCTGGCATTAGCAGTTGTCAATCCGCCTGCTGTAGCATTTGCTTGAGCAAAGGCTGCTGTAGCTGCATTGGTTGAAATTGTAATATTAGTATTCTGTGTTGCATCGACTGCTTCAGCATTTGTTAATCTGGTGTTTTGTGCCGCATCAACACCCTCGATGATTGACATACGAGTATTTTGTGCCGTATCCACACCTTGAATAATCGTAATATTGTTTGTTGCTGTATTAGCTTGAGTGAAGGCCGCATTGGCTGTTTGTCGAGCAAATGTATCAGCACCACTCGCTGTATTGGCTGCATTAAAAGCAGCTTGTGCTTTGGTGTCTGCCGCAGTAATTTGTGTATTTTGCCAAAGGTCTACACCTTCAATAATTGTCATGCGGGTGTTTTGGCCTACATCCACACCTTCAGCAATCGTTAATCTGGTGTTTGCTGATGTCAAGCCGCCAGCAGTCGCATTTGCTTGAGCAAAGGCTGCCGTAGCTGCATTGGTTGCTATGGTAATATTGGTGTTTTGGGTAACATCAACACCTTCTATAATTGTCATGCGGGTGTTTTGGCCTACATCTACACCTTCAATGATTGACATACGAGTATTTTGACCTACATCAACACCTTCTGCTATCGTCAATCTTGTATTAGCACTTGTCAGACCACCAGCAGTTGCATTCGCTTGAGCAAAGGCAGCCTGTGCGGCATTGTTGGCTATAGTAATATTGGTGTTTTGAGTATCATCTACACCTTGAAGAACTACTGTGTTTGATGAAGCAGAGTTTGCCGTGCTTCTTGCAAACGCATCAACAGCAACACCAGCAGTTGTTTGAACTGTACCATCAGGAAATGTAATACCGTTGGCAGAACCAGTAATAAAAATTCCACCAGTATAAACGTTACCTGTGATACCGGCACCACCAGAAACGATTAAAGTTCCTGAACCATTGGTTGTTGATTGTTGTGCAGAAGTTAAAAGTAATTGACCAATTGTTGCAGAGTTAATTGAACCATTTCTTTTCCAAACTCCAAGCACATTATTCCATTGATAAACAATGCCGTTTACAAGGGCAGTTTGGTTATTTGCTGGTGATAATGGGAAGGGCATGTAATGTTCCTAAATTTATTCTATATTTATTCTGTTACGAGGACTTGAGTGCTAAAATATGAGCAGGTCCGCTCACCACTTTCAACCAATTGGTTGCTGTTCCTACTTGTACTGGACTGGATCTATTAACTCTATCATTTTGTCCTAATGATCCATATTCATTGATTCCCCACAACCATAGTGTGCCATCTGTTTTAATTGCTGAAGATTGGCCAATATGAGCACCAACATCACTCCAAGTTGTGTCTGAACCTATTTGTGTTGGACTGGATTTATAGGTTGAGTTATTGAGTCCTAATTGGCCATTACCATCCGCACCGGTCGAAAATATACGTCCATCTGTTCTAACCATAATTGAGTGTAGATAACCATTAGCAACTTTGCTCCATGTTGTAAGTGCTCCCACTTGTGTTGGAGATAAAATATAGTTACCACCGGCACCATTTAATCCAACAGAAGCTCGATTGGTACCCCACACCCATAGTGTGCCATCCGTTTTAATTGCGCTAGCGTGAAATCCGATATCATTACCAAAAACTTTGTTCCAATTTGTTGAAGAACCTATTTGAACTGGACTAGATTTATCGAGATTGGAAAATGCTCCAGCGCCATTACCTAATGTACCAAAAATTTCTCGGCCACAAGCCCATAGTGTACCATCCGTTTTAATTGCGTGCCAAAAAATACTACAATGTTGTTCACTCAATTTACTCCAATTAGTTGACGTTCCCACCTGAGTTGGACTGGAGCTAGTGATTGCATTATTGTTTCCTGAAACACCATACGCACCATTACCCCATAACCACAAAGTACCATTGGTTTTAATAGCCATGCTATATCTTCTACCTTGGCATATCTCAGACCAATCTGTTCCTGATCCCACTTGAACTGGAGAGGATCTACTAACCATATCATTTTGTCCTAATTCACCATAACCATTATAACCCCAAGTCCATAGTGTACCATTGGTTTTGAGTCCCATGCTGCTCCATTGATTTGCGGATATTTTACTCCATGTGGCATCCGATCCTACTTGTACTGGACTGGATCTACTAACTCTATCATTGAGTCCTAATTGGCCATGACTAGGATAATCTGAATTTGAACCCCATGCATACAAATATACTGCTGGAGAATTTGAAGTATCATTAACTGTAATTAGATTGGTTGTTGATACTACAGTTGGTCCATTTATTGAACCTGTAGATATGGAAATACCTAATGTTTTTGTTCCATCAAGGCTTTCGTCAGAAAAAACAGTAACATTAAATGTTGCACGATTGTTTGTAATTGTAATTGATCCAGTATTACCACCTACAATATCAGAGTTAGTAGTATTACCTGTGGTTTTCCAATATAATACAGTACCATCAGCTGTATTAGTTGTAGTTACTGTATATTGGACTGTTTGACCTTCATTTAATGGCATTTTTAATCCTTAACTTACATTAGATGTGATGGTGTATTGAACAACAATATTAGTTGATATTAATATTGGTCCTGATATATCGATCCAATTGTTGCTCACACCATCATATGAATACATATACAATGTTTCATCTGTTAAACTTAACCATAAATCACCAACAGTATTGCTTGTTGGAGCTGTGTTACTTGTTGTTGCTCGAGCACCAGAGTTTGCTCTGTTGAATGCACCTTGTGCTAAAGAATTAATACTTGTAATCTGTGTATTTTGCCAAAGGTCAACACCTTCAATAATAGACATACGAGTATTTTGACCAACATCCACACCTTCAGCAATCGTTAATCTGGTATTCTGAGTGGCATCAACACCTTCTGCAATTGTAATTCTGGCATTAGCAGTTGTTAAACCACCTGCTGTAGCATTGGCTTGAGCAAAAGCTGCCGTAGCTGCATTGGTTGCTATGGTGATGTTACTATTCTGAGTAGCGTCAACGCCTTGAGTATAAACAGTATTTGAAGATGCAGTGTTTGCTGTGTTTCTAGCAAACGAATCTATATTTGTTGCTGCGGTTGTTTGTGTAGTACCATCAGGAAACGCTACGTTGCCTTTAAAATAATCCGCATTAACATTAGCCTTAGTAAATGAAGCATGGTTAATATTGATATTATTATTTGCGGTAAGTTCTGGAGTGTAACCTTTAAAAACATACCATTCTTTTGTTCCAGGATCTCTTATGAATCCTGTATGTGCATTGGTACCATCATTATAATGTGCACTAATACCAATGTCTAATAAATCTGATGTGTAGTTTCCAACACCTAATTGTATTAAAGAATCAGTAACAGTAAAAGAAGTTGTATTAATTGTTGTGGATGTGCCTAATACAGTCAAGTTTCCTGTAACGGCTAAATCTTGTGATACATTTAATGATCCAGTAATTGTACCACCTGAAGTTGACAACTTTGTATTGGCAGCATTAAAGGCTGCCTGAGCATTAGTTTCTACGGCAGTAAGTCTATTGTTTTGTGCAAGATCAACACCAGAAAGATATAACGTATTTGCTGAAGCGGTGTTTGCCTCAACGTATGCCGATTCACCTATTGAACCACGAATATCTCCTTGTGGTATCCATTTACGGCCACCTGGATACGAACTGTTATAAGTCAATACATCACCAACATTAGCTGTACCTAAATTCGGTTCAGCAGAACTTAGGTCTAAGTATTGATATCGGTCAGCTGTAACATTTGCTGCAGTAGTAACTGGTACACGACCGCTAATTAATTGATTTTTGATTGACATATTTGTTATTAAGCGTTAGCAGTTTCAAGATAAGATAATACTAATTGTGCTCTATTATTTGCATTTGCACTAATTGTAAAAGAATCACCAGTTTGTAATATTAATTTACCCGATAACAAATTAACGGCATCATTAATTGGTATTGTTACATTTTTAATAATTGATGTGGAATTACCACCACGAACATGACTAGCAGAAATAGTTACAGAATTGGTGTCATCAATGTTTGAAACCTGTGTTAACAATACAACAGTTGTTACGCCAGCAGGTGTGGTGTATACGTTTGTGGTTGTTGTAGTAACATTAGCCGTTGTTGTTTTAAATGTATTTAATGGAATTTGTGTTGCCATTTTATTAACCTTCTAGAGCGAGTATGTAAGGAGTCATTTCAGCAAAAAGGCTTTTCGAGAAAGTTCTTCCTGAAATTGTTGATGTTGATTGATTAATTGTTAAATCAGATACAACAAAATTACCACTTTGGTCTGTTGAAGTAGCAAACACAGCACCTTCACCTATACCAATAATTTGTGCAGTCGAGTTAGCAATACCACCTAACCTTGGCAAAGCATTGATTGATGTTCCGGCACCGACATATTCAAATGTTTGACCAGAAGCTCTCAACTGGCTTTGTTGATAGAATTTTACCGTTGTTCCATTTGGCCACGAATTTGCAATTGAGTTTTGGAATGTTACAGTTGTTACACCGCCACTCAAAGTTGTGGCTTCAACAACAGAGTAATAATTCTCAGCTGCATCACCATCTATTTTCATAATTAATCCTGCATATGGAATCGTTGCTGTAATACCTAATGAACTGTTTGCTGTAACACTATTTAGATTCATGGTGAAACCAGCTTCATCACTTGTTACATCAACTGTTGCAGTCATCGCTAATTTACCTTTACCGTTGGCAACTAGACCTTTATTACCAAAGTTTACGGTACAGTTACCCATCGAAGCACTACCACCACTTTCGGCTAAGAATGCTGTATCACAGAAGATACCATAGATAGAAACTAACTGAGCATATCCATCATTTAAAATATGAACGCCAGTACCACCAGAATTAACTTGGGTAAACTGTGCAGAGATCATACTCTTGTTGCCTGTCACCAAATCCCCATCAATCTTAATGCCTGTTCCTGTTGTTGTTATAGAAGAACTATTGTAGATGTATGGACTGCCTGTGATATATGTCGTATAACGAGAAGAAGAAGATGCTGGTGATGTTCTGAGTGGTATGCCTATAGAGTAAACGGAAGTATTGTTTGGTTGTGTTGACCAGCTTGCATCTACTGTGGCCACTTTTGTTGTGCCATTGTATGATGTTACATTGGCTGATTGACCTGAACCTGTACCACTAGTGATGGTTACTCTCATACTCTTATAATAATCAGTATATGTTGAGGCACCAGAATTTAATGTGATTGTATTTGTACCGCCTGCTTGTGCTGTACCTGTTTCTAGTGTTGAAGGTGGGAAAGAAACAGCAGCACCAGTATAATCAATAAATTTAAATCCTGTTATGTAACTATTATTATTTACATAGAAAACATTGTTTGAACTGGTTTGTGGTTTAATGATACAAGTTCTTTCACCAGAACCTTGCACTTGAACATTTTGTGGAATAATAATTGGTGTAATCTCTGTATATGTTCCTGAATGAACTATAACAGAATCACCAGGATTTGCTGCAGCAACAGCAGCACGAATGGTTCTTTTTGCTGAACTAGGTGTGTCACCTTTAAAGTTATCATTACCATTCATTGCCACATGCCATGTATTACCTGTTGGTGTAGAAGAAATATCAACAATTTGTCCGTTGTTCAACTGAATGAACATTCTACCATCATTTAAATTGATTGATGGTTCACCTGGTTTTAATGTATTGGTTGCTGGTATAGCACCGGAAGCAGTATTAGAATATGTTAATGCTACATTTGAAACTGCACCAAGTGCAACAGAGTTTGCTTTATCAAAGGCGGCATTGGCATGTGTGTAAGCTAATTGTCCAACAGTACCAGCTGCTGTATTGGCAGCGTCAAAGGCTGCTTGAGTAAAAGCTTTAGTTGAAAGTGCTGTACCACCGGCTGTTACGCCATCATGAACAACAACTGTTTTTTGATCTGTATCTACCGTGAGTTCGGCCAGAGCACCAGTAAATGATGCTGTCTGTGCCGTAGTACCTCTACGAATTTGAACTATAGTAGAATTATTAGCTGCCATATTTTTTCCAAATTATATAGTGTTATTTATAGTGTTCCGTAATCGAATAATATTGGACCTGGTGTTTGAGGTATCCAACCATGATCAACATATTGTGCGCCAGTTATTGTATAAGTTCCCGTTCCAGTATTGGCTCTATCAAAAGCGGCTTGTGCTAGAACATTGGCCGAGTTGGCTTTGGTTCTAGCATAATTATCAATCGAATCTCCTACGCCTGCGGCAGTAGAATTAATAACAATTGTTTTATTAAATGTGTCTGTTGTTATGGTAATATTATTACCAGGAACAATGGATAGTGTATCTGAGGGAGAAGTTGCTAATATTAAAGATGAATTAGCATTGATTGTGGCAAACGATTGTGTTGATGAGCCAGTAGAAATACTAGCAATAGAACCATTTGCATGGCGATAAAACAGTCTACCATCGGCATAGTTTAACGCCAACTCACCATAAGATAGTGAAGATGGTACGTTACCTGACTGTCCTGATTTCTTTAACTGTAATGTTGTATTTGCCATTTACCCTAAAAACTTCCGCCATCCTTTGTTATATCGGATTTAGTAAATACTTCAAGAGTATTCTCTATTGGTGTCACACTCACTTTCTCATCATCTAACTTTTTTCTTTTGGCAGGAGTTAATTGTAAATAGTCAATTTTATCACTCAATTCTTTAATGGTTTTTTCGTAACCATTTTTCAAATCATTAATTTGATTTTCATAATCTCTTTTACTTCTTTCAAATTCTTCACGAGTTTTTGATAGTTCATTTCTAAACGTATCAACGTGTTGAACCTGATGTTTTACATTTTCATATTCATTTTTAAGTTTGTCCGCTTCAGCAATTCGTTCATTTAGATTTTTAATGGTATCTAAATGTTCTTTAATACTATTTTCCAGGTTTTGGTATTTTTCTTGATCAGAAACCTGTTTACTATCTTTTAAAGATTGATTTTCTTTTTGCAAAGAATCAATAGTATTTTTTAATTCACCAATTGCTTTAACTTGATCCTCAGTTGTTTCTTTACTAATTCTTTCGTTTGTTTGTAATGATATGTTCCTAAGCAAACAATCATTCATTGTGGCGATTAAATTTTCAATATAATAATTAACAAACTTTTCATTTCCCATTTCAAACTCCTAAATTGTAGGGCCACCCGAAGGTGGCCACATAAAAAATAATATAGATTACAAAACTACTTTAGAATGTACCACCATCTAAAGCAGTAGACCAAACTGGAACACCAGCATTTGTAACGGTGAGAATTTGGTTAGTCCATGTTTGATCAGCAGTACCTGCGGCAGCAGTTACGAGTAGACCATCAGTAGAATTACCATATATGATACCGTTAGTGGTAAATGTTGAACGACCTGTACCGCCTTGGCCAACAGTTAAACCAGAAATTGCTTGTTGTGTAAATGTTGTTACACGGCCATAGGCATCGGTAGCAATTGAACCAACTGTATTTGCAGAAGTAACACTAACAGAAATTGTCGATACGTTAGCAACAGTTTGTAAAGCACCTGTTCCATTTCCAACGACCATTTGGCCAGAAGTAAACGTTGAAGCTCCTGTACCACCACGAGTTACACCTAATGTACCAGCAGTAATCTGCGAAGCATCAATTGCAATGTCAGCACCAGTAGCAGCAGTTACACGACCATAAGCATCAACTGTGAGTGATGTAATAGTCTTAGAAGCAGATAAAGAGCCAGTTAATGAATAAGAAGCATTTGCAAGGCTCTTTAATGAACTGTTTCCATCAGCAACAACCATTTGGCCAAAAGTAAAGCTTGATGAGGCTTGGACGGATCCGTTCGCCTTATCAAAAGCAGCTTGTGCCTTGGTGTCAGCATGAGTAATATTAGTATTTTGTGTTGCATCTACGCCTTGTGTGTAGATGGTGTTAGCATTTGCATTACTTGCTGTTGTTGATGTTGTATTGGCAAGGTTATAAAGACCTTGAATGTGTGTATTTAAGTTGTATCCGTTATTAATAATGCCAGCGGATTTAACATAACCAACATTAATGTTTGCTGTATTAAAGCTTGCGTTGGCTACGTCAATACTATTACCAGTTAATTCTGGTGTATATCCATCAAATACGTAATATTCTTTTGTGCCTGCATCACGGAATATACCAGTATGTCTTGCAACACTAGAACCGTCCGTGTAATGTGCAGCAAAACCGATATCAACAGAATCAGCTGTATTGTTTGCCGCTAAGATGATTAATGGGTCAGCAACGTTTAAGGTATTTGTATTGGTTACAGTTTGTGTACCTTGAACGATTAAGTTACCAGCAATTGTTACAGAACCATCAATTGTTTGACTTGTGATTGCTGTATTAGAACGAACAACAGTTGTATCAACATCTAACGTGATGGTGTTAGCTGTGATGGCTGAAGTAATACCAGCACCACCAACTACATATAGTGTTTCGCCACCATCAATAGCTGTTGTACCGGAATCACCAGCGATACCAAATGAAGTGGAAATCGACTGTGTTGAAATGGCTGTAACACGACCGTTAGCAGCAACAGTTACAACTGGAATGGCAGTAGAAGAACCGTAAGTTCCACCACTTAGACCGGGAATAGAGTTCAGACTAGCACTTAAAACAACACCAGCTGTACCATCAAATCCAACGGCGGCCGATGTAATATCACCACCTGAAATTTCAAAGTTTCTAGGATTGGTTAATTTATTGGCTTGTTCTGCTGTACCAGCAATTGTACCAACAATATTGGCAAAAATGTAATTGAACGAAGCATTACCCGTAGGATCTCGTTTAACTAGGGTTCCGCCTGTGGCAGCACTAGTAGCATTATCAATAGTTTGTGTATATAATATACCACCAACGTTGATAACACCATTACCAGCGGCTGTGCCTAAGAATAATGTGTTTGATAGATACGAATACGCTAATTCACCGGCTGCCAGCGAACTTGGCTTACTTGTGCTCGATGAGCGTTTAATTAAAATATTTGTATTTGCCATTTCTTTTTCCTTATTATTAGGCTAAATTATCCACTACTACTATTTAGAAATTTCCACCGTCTACTGTGGCTACATTAATGTTACCATTTTGATCTCTAAGAACTACTGTATTTGCTACACTTTCCGTTGTGGTCAAACCACCAATTGTAATAATTTGACCGTTTCTGTCACCAATAAAAAACGTATTGGATACAAAAGAGTATGCTAATTCACCATCATCTAAAGTAGATGGCCGTGTATTTGCATATGAACGGAGTATCTGTATGGTCGTATTGGCCATCAGAACTCTCCGGCATCTAAACTTGCTGCAGCTCCAGAAACGGGAGCCAACTTAAATGTGTTTGTATTTGCTTGATAAACCATAACGTCACCATCAGCTGCACCAGTTATTGACAGGTCAGTAGCACTTTTTAATGTTCTACCACCATAAGTAATTGACCTAACTGAATTGGTTTTTTGAGTATTAACTTGCACATTGACTGTGCCTATAGTTTGTCCTGGCATGTCTAAAACCTAGTTACTTGTGGAAGAACGCTAACAGTACCTTCCAATACTCTAGTAATCGTGTTAGCGGCATCTTTAATTGCCACATCATATACGTATCTACCTGCAGCAATATTGGCTGTTGTGTTTGCAGCTAGATTTAAAATAATACCACCTTCAGTTGGTGTAGGAATAGTCACTACAAATGTTGCCGTTGCATTGGCTGAGTAGTAAGACCTTCTTATTTGTCCTTTTGCTGTAACACCAGTTAGGTCATAGGCCACACCATCTATATCATCTAAAGTGATGGTCGTGGTGAAGGTTGTACCTTGTTCTAAAAATAAGTCCTGATAACCTGCTGGCATTCTCTATCCTATATGGTATTTAGTTTTACTCTTGTTTGGATTTGAGTAAATCCACTTCAGCTTTTAGTTCTTTTATTGCTTCAACCAATAAAGGTACCAACCTTTCATATCGAATCGTTAAATACTGTTCATCAATAGGTGCTGGCGCCACAACTTCAGGCATAACTTTTTGAACATCTTGAGCCGAAAGACCTACTTCTCTAACAGGTTTATATCCTAATTGCTGAGCAGTTTCATTGGCTTCATGATAGAAACCAGTTAATGTATTAAGTTTATCGAGAGCATTTTCTATATGACCCAATCGAGTTTTCAATCGATCATCTGAGAAATAGGCAGTAATATTACCAATTGCACGGAGGTCACCAGCAGTATTGGCTGGGTTGGTACCAACACCGACAGAGAAGAATCGAACATTGCTTCCTATACCAAGACTTTGATCTATGGTTAAACCAGTTATACCTCCAGCCGTTCCTGAAATAGCACCGGTAATTTTTGAACCAGCCAGAGATGTGATGAAAGAAGGATTGGCATACGAACCAGTCGTGTATACACCATTGGTAACTGTGTTGGCATTTCCTGTGATATTAATGCTAGCGGTACCACCACCAGTTCCACCCAAAGCTAAACCAATTGCTGTGTTTACGAATGCTGTTGTAGCGATTTGTGTTGAGTTTGTACCATTGGCTGCTGTAGGAGCAGCTGGCACACCTGTGAATGTTGGGCTAGCAATCGTGGCTTTTCTTGTTTCTAAATCTTGTATCGCTAATTGAATTGTATTTTGACTAGCAATAATACCACCAAATGGTGCCGTAAATGTTATATTGTTAGCAAAGAAAGGACCACGAGTTGTCCAATATATGGTGTTTGCATTAGCCGCTAATACTGATCCGTTGGCCACACCTACAGTAGAAGGTAGTAAGTTAATTAAACCTTGAACTTTATCAGATGCACCAATACCACCATTGTCGATTGAGAGTGGGTTGCCTAAACTATAGATACTATTGAATGTTGGATTAGAGAGTGTACCTAAATCTTGTGGTGTATTAACAAATACTGTATTTCCTGTGGCTGAAATAACAACGCCATTATTACTGCTAAATGACATTCTTCCGTTAGTGGCTACAGCAGAAGAACCTGTTGTGCCTGTAAATACATTTGCAGAAGTGTTTGCACGAGCAAAAGATGTATTGGAATAATTACTTACAGCTGCAAGATTAGTTGTTAATGTGTTTACGTTTTCTGTAAATGTATTTGTGTTGGCTTGTAACTGTAATTGTAAATTATTAATTGCTGCTGATGTGGCCACATTTGAAGAACTATTTAAATTTGTATTATCACTCAGATGCATATTGGTTAACAGTCTGAAGTGTTGACCATTCTGAACATCTAACGTTTCCCAATATTTAAGAGATTCATTCCAACGGAAAGAAGCATTTGCACCACTAACACCACGATCAACACCTAATGTGCTCGTTTGACCTGCTCCACCTCCAGCATTTAATATAAAGGTGTTGGAGGAATATACAGTTGGTGAACTAACTACAAAGTTTCCAGATACAGTTAAACTACCAGCTACAAAACTATCAAAGTTTCCAACTCGACCAAAGAAATCTCTGCCTCGAACATCTGTTGTTACATTTAAATCAGATGTGACGTTGGATGTCAAATTCAAATATGTGGTTGTTATCTGGTTATTAGCAGTGATGTCTTGAAAATAACCTCTTGTTGTTGCATTAATAACAGGAGCCGTTACGGCATTATTTGCTCTTAGATTATTAACGAAAGCGGAGCCAGTTGTGTTTAATGTAGAAGTTAAAACAACATTGTTTGATGTTAAATTATTAACAAATGCTGTGCCGGTAACATTAAGTGTTGATGTTCTTACTAGTGTATTTGCTGTAATATTATCAGTAACTATTTGTCTGTGTATGATTGCATTGTTTGCAACTTGTAACGTGAATCCAGGAGCATCCAAATAAACGTTTGCAAGTAATGTTGCGTCACCACCAACGGCCAAAGTTGTTGAAATTATTCCTGCACCAAGAGATGCTGTGTTTGTTACAGATAAACCAGTACCAATACCGTTTAGGTAGAGTGTTCCACTATCTTTAGTATAATTATTAGCGCCAAGATTGTTTAATTCCTTGGCCATAATATTCTCTTGGGTGAGTAAATCACCAAAGGTATTTGTGAAGTTTAAAACGGATACGGTATTAGCCATTATTATTTCCTGGATGATAACTGAAGTAACATTTCTTTGATGACTTTGATATCATCTTTCACTTCGTTAATTTCATTTTTAATTTTATTTATTTCTTCTTTTTGGTTGCCCATCAGTTGTTTTTTAAAGTTATATTCTTCCAAACCAGCATTATCAACATTGATTAATGCCATTGTTTTGGTATCTCTTATAAAGGTCGTACCAGGAACTTTAACTAACATATTAGACCGCCGATGGTAGAGCGATAGCACGAATGTCCGATAGATACGGAACAAAGGTGTTATCTGATGTTGCTAAAACAATCTTAATGGCAAATTGGCTAAAATTATTATACGTCTGGTTTGTTACGCCACTTGTATAAGAAACATAGTTTTGTGGTTTACTTAATGTTCCTGGAGCAGCAACAAATTCATACGTATTATCTCTTGTTTGAGAATATAATGAATCACTATTATTGATCAATGTCATTAATTGCCAATTTCCATCTTCGAATTTCTGTGTATCGTTTCTCGAAAGTATCTTATAGTAAACATAGATGTTTGTATTCACAGGACGATAAGCGGTGAAGTAAACTCTTAAATCACCAGAATCAAAGCCTTGATTCAAAACAACTTTCTTGGTAAAGTATTTTGCTAAGGCATTACCACCAGACTTAGATGTTTCTCCTGCTACAATAATAGAAGCATTTGAATTTCCTGAACGTGTGGCATTATCTGTAACTGTGATTGTAGGTGTTGTCAAGTAACCAGAACCAGAATTTGTAATGTAAACATTATCAATAACTCCACCAACTACATTGGCTACAGCCGTAGCACCTGTTCCATAGCCATCGGTTGAATTTACAGTTACAGAAACAGTTTGTGCATTGTATCCTGTTCCACCTGAAGCAACTGTTATAACATTATTGGACAATCCAAGATTGTTAATATTCCATGTAATACTATACACACTTAAACCATCATCTGAAATTACAGGAGAAACTGCATCGTTTACAGAACTCATTGTTGCAAATAGTGAGAACGAGGTATTCGAATTTGCATCCAATACACGTTGACCCAATCCATCATTCAAATAAATGTCATCATAGGTTGGTGTACCAAATTTTCCTGGTGTTACACTTGCTGCAGGTGCACCCGTGTAGGATGATTTTACTGTTGAAGAATATTGGTAACTTAGAGCGGTTGTACCAGGTATAAAATCAGTTGTTGATACGTTAAAAGCATCAACAGAGATATCTGTATTTGCAAATGAAGTACCTAGATTTGAGATTGTGTTTGCATTCAAGTAATAGTCAATCTCTTGACCAACAAACTTTCTATATGGTAGTTTCTTAGGTACAACAAACTGTATCTGTGGTTGTGTACCAACATTAAACTTACAACGTTCAACCACAAACATCATTGATTCATTTTGATCTGCTGTCCATGTTTGTGAATTTTGTGACAAGAATAAAGAACCAACATATGGAGCTGAACTAATTTTGGTAATAGTTGATGGTGTTGGATCTGTTGGTAAGTTTTTAACGGAAGAAGAAATAGCCGTATCACCATTCTGTGCTGTATAAATTGTATACTCATTGGATGTAGGACATTTCAAAATGAATGCATACAATTTGTTTGGTTCCAAATAAACTGGTGTTGGGAACTTGAATACAGTATATGTATTAGAATCTAAGTAATGTGGATTATTAGATGTCTTGATATGTTCAGATGTTAATGTTACCTGAGAATGATCTAATGTTTCTCCACTAGGATATCCATTAACTGTACCTACAATCGATAAAGTTACTGGTGCAAATCCTGTAGAAGGTTTGGTAGCAAAGAAAAACTTCACAGAATCAATAAAGCATCCATTTGGATAGTTATCTTTATCAATAATGAATGTTTGTGCTACAGGATCCCAAACTGTTGTATAGTTATAACTTGTTTGGTTTGTCTTGGTTGATGTTTGTGTAAATGTATTCTTAGCTGAATCGATAGAAGAAGCGTAGTTTACACCTTGTTTAGTTGTCTGTAAACCAGAAGCATAGAATGTGGCTTCTGAGAATGTTGTAGCTGAATCTAAATTGCCAGCAATTCTATTATCAATTCTGAATGCTCTTTGACCTGTATGGAAAGTAGCACCAGGTATTGCAAAGATGCCTGACAACATACCAACTTCATTTGTTGTTAATTTACCAATCGAGTAAATATCTCCTGCTGTAGTTGTGATTGCACTTGATAGTGTTGCAGTCTTAGTTGTTGTATTAAAGGCACTAATTACTGCTGACTGGCCTGCACCAGTTCCGTTGATGATGTAGACTGTGTTACCGGTGTAAATATCGGTAGTTGCTGATGATGCAGACAACTGAATAGATGTTGTTGAGTTTGCACTTCTCAGTATTCCGGATATGCTGGTGTATGAAGATATTTTACCACTGGCTGTTGTTGATTGATACTGACCCGAACTATTAAATTTAGAGTTTTGTAATGTTACACCAGCTGTAAATGTCATTCCCTCTAAACCAATAACATATAAACGAACATCAGTAGTTCCTGGATAAGCATAGTAGGAAATTACTTTTGCATAAGGAGTAAAATTGCCTCCAGCATATACACCAATAATATCACCATCAACAAACGATCCAGTGACGTTAATCAATTCTAATATGTTTGGTCTACGAACATACTTATCAACCAATATGCCATCAAAGTAGGCATGAACATCGGTATTAACCAACATACCATATGTATTGAATTGTAAGAACTGTTTACGAATGTATGGCAGAATACTAACGTCAGTAATGTAGCCCGCAGTTTCAAGATAACTAGAATTTAATTTATCGTATTTACCTAATACAGTTTTTTGTTGTTGTTCTGTGTAAGTTGTAACTTGATTTACACGCCAGTTTCTACCAGAAGCAATAACATTATCTGTTGTGGTTGAAACTGTAGTTTTCCAATCACCCACCTGTAATACGTTTACTTGATCACTTGCTCTATAGACTTGTAAATTGGGATCAACAATCAATAAGTCTGGAGCTTTCTCTGTGTCAACCCAATTGTCCATTGGAGGAGTTAAATCCATTACACCAGAATTTAATGTAACAGCAAACGGATTTAAATTAACGGTACGAGAAGCAATTTGTTGAGTAATTACATTTGCTGTTGTATATGATAGGGTGAAGAAATTAGATTTACCAGAAGTTGAAATATTATATCCTAGATTGTTTGCACTTGTAGAATCTAATTGTCCCATATTGTATATCAAAGAAATTGATTGCAATGGGAAATTTTTGACTACTTGTGATGCAGTCATCTGTTTGGTTCTACGATTAACAGTAACCAAATAGTCAAGATTAGAAGTATCAGAAGATGCATAACTAGAAAAATCATCAACTAAAATTCCATTTTTGAAACGATTCAATCCGTTACTATCAGGAATTTGTAATGATGCTGCACCTTTTTCTAATACATTCAATGCTGTATAGTATTCAATGTTGTTAACACGACTTTCTAAATCAGAAATATCTCGCATCAACCAACGTTTATGTTTAACTCTTTCAATCGAAAGGTTAGGTAATTTGCCTGTTGCTTCACCTGGAATGTATGCTGTATATGGATCATGTGTCAAATTTGCAATCACCAATGCACCATCAGGTTCATTAGGAGAAATTGGATTAGAAGATGGTGTACCTTGAATGATCTCAAAAGAACGGTCTTTGGTTAAAATTAATTTATCTTTTCTAGCCAAATAATATCCAAAATCAGATTCAAATACAGATAGGTCGACTGGAATATAAGCACCTAAAGCACCAGAGCCAGAAGAACTTGCTCTGATTGTGAAGTTAGTTTGAGCATTAACTAATGATGGTCTGAAATCTAAACAATCTCTTAGTTGATATAAATTACCTGTTGAACTTGTATATGATGGTATCTGTGCATAGTTTTCAGGTGAAGAAGAAATTGGTGCCAAGTATGACATTACAGAATAATATCCATCACCACCTGTTGTTGCATAGTAATCTAATACAACAAGTAAGTTACCTTTGATTGCTGGTTGACCTATGCCTAATGTAACTGTGGCAAAATCATAGTGTGAATCTCTTTGACCATTATCAAAAGTAAATCGATTGGTAACATCATATGAAGGGTCAGATAACATGGCGTTTGTTGGGAATGTTCCTTGAGCCTTAGTATCAATGATCTTTACAATTCGTTTTACATCAGTAATGTATAATTTTTGTGGTGATCCAGGATTAACAATTCCTTGCCAAGTAATATAAACCTGACCATTATTAGTATCAACAGATGTGTAACTATTTACCGTGGTGCCAGAAAGATTAACACCAGTTGTATTACCTGTTACCAAGTTTTTAGCTTTGATGATATAACTGGTATCATTACCAGCTTTAACAAAAGCCTTTGCAATAATTGTTCCAGTAAATGCAGTTAAATCAGATGTTGGTGTTGTGAACGTTGCTGTTGATCCTGCACCAGTGATAGCACAAGTCCTGGATAATATGTTCCAAGGAACGACTTGACCAACTTTTAATCCTGCATTTGAACCAGGATTTGTAACTATAATTTGAAAGTTTTGGGAAACAGCGTCAGCCGATAAAGTTCCAGAACCTAAAAATGCCAGTGTGGAAACTGGTGCCGAACCAAAAGTTAATGTTGCAACAATATTTCCACCAGAAATACCAAATGCAACGTTTCTAAACACTTGTGTTGTAACATAAGAAGTGTTGTTTGCATAACTTACATACTCATTACCTAAATTAAACAATAATTCAGGTGCATTTGGATTTTGAAGTACCGTATCAGCAAGAACATCATTAGTTGCTTTGCTTGATGTATCAATTGTTGCATTAGCTGTAACTGTGTATGGTGTTCCAGATGTTGCCTTGACAATAGTTTCTATATCTGTTACATCAAATCTCAAAGTAAACTGTGAAGATGTCGTTGGTGATAATGTAAATGGACGGTCAACATAGGCCACTTTTGCTGCAGCATCGTAACTCGTAATTACACGAAAATCTCCAGCAGAGGTGCCTTTATCAATACTTACTGTTACATTATAGTAAGCATTGGCCACATTTGAAAACTGATTTGTATTTGGTAATGTTATATAAGTATTATTCGCTGAGTTGCTAGCAACGTTTGCAGTCAGAGTTTGATTTTGTAAACCAAAAACGTATGCTTTATACACGTAAGCCGAACCATTGGCTGTATTAGATGTGCTAGAATATACCATATTTCTGATATATCCTGTTGCTGCTTTGGTTGAATTATATGACGCTTCGTTGGTTAAAACAATACTTGATTTATCTACTGTATGAAAATCAACAGAAGGCAAAGTTGTTACATCAAATACACCGTTAGCGGAGTTTACAAAAAAGTAATTTCCATAATCAATAAATGTAGGATTATTTGAAACAGAATCTTGTGCTCTTGCTCGGTCGTTGGTTAACTTTACTTCACTTTGATTTTCTAATCTATAACCACGAACATAAGAAATGCCTTTAGAAATACCAAGGTCATATTTGCTTGAATTAACTGTATTTGCTTTTGGTGTTAATGTATAATCATTGACAATGAAATCACCATTGGTGTCATTGGTTCTTTTAGCAAAGTAATCATCAATAACTGAATAGACAGTTCCATTAACTTGTTTTTGAACTGTGCCTTCAGATAAACGAACTAATTCAATAAAACTATCATCATCACCTAAGGTCAATGGTCGTGTTTCAAGTGCCAATGTAATTTGATAACGATCAGCACCAGGTGCTTGATAGTTAGTGGCGTTTAAAGCAGGATCCAATAATGTAGTATCATCATTCGAATCAATGATTGTTTCGGTTGAATTTAAACCTACTCTTAAAGATGGGTTTGCACTATATTTTGAAAGTATAATTGTATCTTCAGAAACAGTTACAAAGTTTCCACGAACATAAAAAATACCTTTTGAAATTGATGCTACTGATCCTTTTCCTGTTGCTTCGTTACCTATGGATGATGTAATGATTGTTGCAACATAGTTTGAACCATTTAAGTATACTGTATCACCACTAGCAAATTGACTACCAGTGATGTATGTTACCATCAATGTGGGTAAATCACCGGCAACTCCAGCGGCTGTTGATGTTGCTTCAGCATAGGCTACAACCTTTGCAACGATTGAACCGCTTTGATTTCTAATTATTCCATTGTCAAATGTGGCCGCAGAAGTTGTAACTCCAGCAGGAGTCGTGGCGTTTAACTTTAAGAAATATACATTCTGATTGATAGTTACTTTACCACCAGAAACAGGAGTATTTTGTGCAAAAATGGCATCAGCAAAACTTGTGATTTGATTTTGCAGAATGGTTTGTGATTGTGTTAATTCACGGGCTTGAACAGAATAACCTGGTTTAAAAAGAATTCGATGGTAGTTTTTAGTTACATCAAAGTCATCATAGTATGGGTCTACGTTAAAGTTAAGTGCCATTTTTTCTTTCCATTAAAATCTTAACACAACACGGAATTGTTCAGTAGCATCACCACTTCTCTCAACTCCTGTTCTATTTTCTATGTAGGTCATATAACCGGAGTATATGATAAAGTCTGGTTCTGTTACTTGTAATAGGGTTCTAATGATAGCTTGTCCAGTCGATACACTTTCTTGCACAAGAACTTCATTTAAAGATGGTGTTCCTGTTGTATTTATGACCTTTAGTATATTGGTTGCTGGGTTGAAACTAACAATTTTTGCTTTAAAGGTTGCTCGAGCCAGAGATGGTCCTTGATATAACACCTCACCACTACTATACGAACCTAGTCCAGAGGAAACAAATAGATGAATAGTGGCATCATATACCGTTTCTGTGGCATATGGAATTCGTTTAGTCAAATTACTCTTAGAAAATGGATCTAATATCATTCCTAATTGTCTATAGGTAATATCGGTTGGTATTAAACCACCTTCACTACCATTAAAATCTAGAGCCGTCATAACATGACTACATCCTAACTCTGATATAGGATCGAATCCGTGACCTCCTACTGGCGAAACAGGACTGATCGCAGTAGCAACTACATTGGGTGTTGGATAACCTATCTCCGTTGTTATTACCGTTTCAGCATAGGTATACCCTTGACCAGTATTTGCCACAACGATATCGGTAATATATCCAGCCGAATTAACTGTGGCGGTACCGTTGGCATTCTGGCCATCACCATTGATTGTGATTTTAACTCCGCCAGAAAAGTATCCACGACCAGTATTCGTCACATTAATAACTTCTATATCACCATGAGTTGCATAAGTATCTACTGGATTTGGAATTCGTTCTCCAATAGGAACAGGCATCCAGTTTGCATCTAAAAACTTTTGCTTCTGACCAATGTTGATGGTATACATAAATTTCCATTTGTAACCATCAGCTGTTTTAACCAAGAATGTTTTATCGAATGTTCCAGGCAAAAATTCTGGTTCTACTGTCGATGCTCCGTTATTATTGTTCCATAAACACTTAAACACCTGGTCAAAACGATTACGAATATAAAAATTCTTAGTTAGGATACCATTCGAATCAACAGTAAACATATCTTCTGTATCAGAATAAACATCATAAACTGTACCTGTTTTCCAGTCCCTTCTTGGTATTACTGGAGATATATCAGAAGATGTTACTTTTTTGGCTGCAATTATATTTTTAAAAACTTGTTTTAATGAATATTGATCCTGTTCAGGTACAGGAGGAGATTCTTCATCTGGCCAAGGATCAACCTGTCCAATGAAAGCATACAAAGCATTCTGTAAAGAATTAAAAGAATTGGCTGTTGATGCTGGTGCATAGTAATATTGTAACACTTCATATATCTTACTGCCGTATATGAGTTGTGATGAGTTTGCTGTATAATTTGCCATGATTTATTTATTAAGCGTGTTGAACAGTAACAAAAGTATTTGCTAAATCACCATCAATGCTAAAGTATCTTAGGTAAGCAGAACTTGTTGCTGGCATGGTAAACGTTGTAGAGTTTATGGTTGAATTTAGTGCTGAACAACCATGTGTAACTGTTCTTTGTGTGCCGCCAGTATTTGTTAACCAAACCTCAACAACTTTACCGTAAACAAAATTAGAAAGAGTAAATGTTAAATCTGCGGTAAGTGTGGCTCTAATTAATGATGTTGTTGAGAAGTTAATTGTAATAGCTGTTTGAGCACCTTGATAAATTGTTGGTACATAAATGAACCCTTTACTTGGTTGAATTGTACCAGTAAATTCAACGGAATCAGCATTGAACGAAGCAATCTTTTGTATTGTATTCGAACCTGTCGGTGTATTCCAGAATTCGATACGGGTGCCACGGTTCGTATTACTAAAATTCTCAGCAGCCACCATATCAATCTTTGATGGGCTCGATGCTGGAAATTGTGTGCCAGTATAACCATTACCAGCAAAACGTAACAAAACATCATTGTTGGCTACAGCTGTAGGTGTGGCAGCTGACCCACGACCCATCCTACCTGTGTATAATGGATACGTATTTGTACCAAAGGAATCAGCAACAATTCGTGTTACAGAATTTGCTTTGCCTGTAACATGCAGCATGTAATTTGTATTTGATGGAGGTACTGTAACAAAACCATCACTGGCTGTAATACTAATTAAAGGAACACTTGTTGAGAAAGTGGAATTATTAACATGTAACCCACCTGTTGCATGTATTACACCTGGTGTAGTAAAACTTCCATCTAATCCAAATAAAAAATCTTGTGTATTTGCTTGAATTCCAAAAGCATAATTAGATGAAATCATAAAAACGGCAGGACTTGCCATTGGTGCCGAATTAAATTCTGTATTTGCTATTGTGATACTAACAGGAACAGATAAACTTCCATCTTCTCCAAAATTGAATTGTTTTTGAACACCATCTGTATCAGTTTGTATTTGAACACCGGCAACCGATCCAATAAAGAGGTCATCAGTTGCCTGTATAGAAGCAGTACCATCAAAATTTAAATCACCAGTAATGGTTAATGTGCCACCAAAAATGCCTGTTGTGTTGGCTAAAGCATTGTTTGCTTTGTTGAATGCAGCCCAAGCATGATTATTGGCGGTTGTAATATTAGTATTTTGAGTGGTATTTACACCTTGAATAATGGTAATATTACCAGAGTTTGTGTTGGCTAAATTAAAAGCCGCCTGAGATTTAACATTGGCTGCTGTAATTTCTGTATTTTGTTTAACATCAACACCTTGAATTACAGTTATGTTATTACCATGTGTGTTGGCTTGATTGTAAATGGTTGCAACATAATTGTTCAAATCAATGGCAAAATTGTATGCTGAATTGGCTTGATTGAATATGACTTGTGAATGTGCTGCAGAAACGGCTGCTGTATTTTGTGTTGTTGCATCAGCAAATGTAAGTGGTTTTGATTTGAGAGCAAATCCATTTTTATTAAAACGTGCTGCCTCATTTGCTCTTAATGTACCACCTAAAAATACAACAACATCAGTATTGGCTTGACCTGTACCTATCCATAAATTTCCATTTGGTGAACCTGGTTTACCTTGAACATACAAATAACCATCATTGTTTGCCAAATTGAAGTCGTTACAAGCCGCCATGGCTGAACCTTGAATACCCAAATCAATGTAGTTATTAGCATTATCACCATTATCAGAAGTAATTACGAAATCACCAGATCCTTTTTCATTAATATTTTGAACCCAAATTTGAGAGTATTGTGCCGTATTTGAAATAAACTGTGCAACAACATTTGGGTTTAAATTTTCTTGAGAAGTTCCGACATTTAATACATTATCTTCATAGAGAGCACCAGCAAGAGTAGTCGTAGAAAACTGTCCTGTTGTATTGGTTGTTTTATCTACCGCAACAAATATGGTATTGGCATTATTAGCCGATAGATGTGTGATAATAGGAAGTTGTGATATTTTTACTGTTGCCATTTTTTACCCTATGATTAGATAAGTTCCTTGTTCTGTAATAATATTATCGCCGGTTTCTGTTGCCAATAATGGATAATCATATACAAATACTTGGCCATATATTATTGCAACTTGCGTATTAGCATTCTTGTTTACTGTTATTCTAGAATTACCTGATGGTCCAAATGAACTATTGGCCACAGATATATTACCGTTGGCAAATACTCTGGTGACCTTATAATATGGCCCACCATTCAATGAAACTTGGTCTCCAACGTAAATGATATTATTTGCTGGTGTTTTTCTGTCAAAATTACCATCATATTGGCCTGTAACTGATGTTATATTTATGACGTTTGAGGACGCATTTGCATACCCAAAAGCTACATTTGCAAAAGTTAGGAATACATTGTCATCAATTGTCAGTTTGTTATTTACATAATCAACGTCAGTAATTAAAGAATATACTTTCACGTTATTACTGGCATCAAATTTTATATAATCATTAGCAAATATAGTATTACCAATGTTACCAGATATAACATTGTTGACTTTAATAACATTTGTGCTGATGATATTGGTAGATGTATTAACTTCCAAAGTCAAATAAGCTGCTCCGCCAGCTACATATTCTAATGTATATCCTTTTTGAAGTCCTGTGTCCGTACCAAGGTTAAATGAATTGGAAGTTCTTATTAAGTTTCTGCCAATCAACTTTGAACCAGACGGATGTAATAAGTTCAGTATTAAATCTTTATATGACTTTAGAGCTTTTTCTACAGACAGAACGTAAGTATACTTGTTATAATTCAAACTCTGTAATACGAGGCCGAGAGAAGAAGGTTGACCATCTTCGTTTAGATATACACCTTGACCAACAATGAGGCCATTTAAAAATGAAGCATTTGCCTTGGCATTTCCATCACCATACTGAATAAAACTAGAAGAAACTCCTGCCTTATTGATTAATACTGGTTGAGGAGTAAAACTCAATTGTGTTGTTGTGTTACCAACCTCTCGATCAACTTTTAAATCTACACTTTCTGTAAAATTTCCAGAATAGTCATATACTCTTAACCTATAGATATCATTTTGTGTATTTCCTGTAACGTCAAAAGATGTTCGAGTGAAAGAATAGACATTAGCAGAATAAGTTGAAGATAAGTATGTATTACCTTGATAGATAATGTCACCAGGAACAATTGAATTTGATCCCGATACATTACTTAGAGCCAAATCTTGAACATTCAAATATACTTTTGGTGCAGAAATGTAATCTTCACCTGGATTTATAATGTTGATTGTTGATATTTGTCCAATACGGTCTGTCGTAGGTGATAAAATAGCTCCGTCACCCATAATTCCTGTGATTGACAATTCAGCATCTGTTCCGTATTGTGTATTTATTATAACTTTTGGTAAATCTCTAGTAACATATCCACATCCACCTAAAGGATAAGTTACTTTTGTATTATTATTGGCAAAAACATAAGGCACACTAACGATTGTTCCTGTTGCATTGACTACGATGTTTGCGAATGCTCCCTCTCCTGTGCCACCAACAATTGTAATCGTATCATTATTTCCATAACCAGTTCCACCATTTACAATTTTAATTGGCTGTAAAATGCCAAGATTTTTCAAGTCACTTTGACCAACATCTGTTGTGTATAGTGATATTGCTGTTACGTTTGGTGTCTTAGTATATCCAGCACCTTGATTTGTAATCTTCACAGAACCTATTGGTCCAACTGTGAAAGAAGTGAATGTGAAAGCATCAACTAATCTTGAATTAGTATTAGTTACACCAGGATTGGCAAAAATTGAATATGTTTGTGCTGATGTTGAATTACCAATCACCACATTCTTGGCAATACCTATAGAATTATTTACAATATAAGAAACGTTTGATAACTTTTCATTATCTAATAAATTAATTTCTGCTCGTGCCGATGCATCAGCTGTACCTGTGAAAACGATACTAGAATTTGGTGGCAATCGATAACCATTTGAACCATCTGTAACAACAATAGTTGCAATACTACCTTTAGTGGTTTGACCAACCAAAGCTTCTGCACCAACAGGATTTTGTACATCAGTATTCAATCCACCAAAAACAATAACTGGATCACCAGTTTCATAGAATTGTCCACGATCTTTAGAGTTTATTCTTATTGATGAAACGACACCAATAATTTTTCCTCTTAATGTTGTGGCACTTTCTGGTATGGATACACCTTGATTTTGAATGTATACTTTATTATTATAAAAATAAACATCCAAATTATTGTTATCGACTACACGAACAAATTCTCCAGAATTGAATAGTCGTTGTATATTTGATATAAAGACTTCAGTTTTTGAACCAGTAACACTTGAATAGTCGATTGTTGCATATGATTTTGTAGTTTCACCAAAAATTCTTAGATTGTTAATTAACAACCAATTTGGATTTAAAGAATCTATTCTTAGTGATTTCGTAATAACCCATTTACCATCTGATGCTTTTAAAATGGTATCAGATGTATTGAATATCTCTGCACTTGAATTATATAAGGCTCTGAATAAAAATTTGTAAGAATTTTCTGTGCCTTTGGTGTTGTATAACTCTTTTGATATTTTTAATAATTTTCTCTTATCAGTTAAGGCTTCTTTTGGCACATAAGGTAGAAAATCATTAATAAAATAATCAACAAACTCATCTAGTGTATTGTCTACATCAGAATAGTTTAATAAATTTTTAGATGCATGGGTTACACCTTGATTGGTTGAAGTAACCATAGTGTTGGAAGCATTAGCACTATATGACGCTTCCATCCATTGATAATATGCTTCTATAAAAGCAACAAAATTTTGATAGCTCGCTTCATCCTGAATAAATTCAGGAAGTTGTTTGACTATTTGTAATGATGTTTTATAATTATTAGAAATCATTTATTAGCTTTTTGCTATAATGTTTACTTCTACTGCTGACTGGTCTGTATTATCTAGTGTGATAATTTTATCTCTATCAGAAGAAATGATAGTAGAATTTGGAATAGCCTGTAGAGTTAATATACCTAATGGGTTATTTACCTGAGAAGGATTGAAATCTGTCAGTTCTACTATTCCGTTTTCATAATCTACAGTACCAGCATTGGCATTTAAAATTGTTTTAACACCATCACTAAAATAATATGTTCTTAGTGTTCCTTTATTACCAGCTAACACAGCTAAAGCAGAACACAAAGCACCATTACCATCAGCCGATGTAATTTCTATTAAGGCCTGAGTGTAGTTTATACCAGGATTAGTTATTGTAATTTTATTAACTTGACCATTTACAACAGTTGCTTTTGCTGTTGCACCTGAACCATCACCAATAATTGTAACTATGGGTGCCGATGTATAACCAAATCCAGGATTAACAATCGTAATAGAATCTAAGAATGTTGTTCCTGATGGAGTTTCTTCCAAATATACAGAATTTCTAACGATGCTATTATTTTTTACATCAATTACTTGAAAGGTAGGAGTAATACTAATACTTTTTGAGAAAATATCTTTCTTTAAGGCTGTACCAAATTTAAATGTATATGTTGTCGAATTGAATAGATTAGGTGCAAATCGTTTTTGTAAAACAAGTGAAGCATCATTTGTTATAAATGATTGATTTACTGATTGAACTGTTGTTATAAGTGATGACAATTGAAACGTTGAATTAAATTTATTCAAGGTATTGGTTGCAAATGATTGTATGCCATTAAATACCTGTGTTTTCAATTGTGCCGTCGACAATGATGTGAGTTTTGGATTATAATAAACATTTGATATAATTTTCAAATAAGTATAGTCGACATCTATAATTTTTGGTTTGATTGTCAATACCGATATTGGTTTAATAATTCTTTCTTCAATAATATTTTTCTGTGTTTGTGTTAATGTATAACCACCTTTTGGTTTAATGGCAATAAAGATGGTACCGTAAACAGGAGGATCATTTTCTTCTCCACCCCACACATTAACAGCATCTACTGGAAATATACCAGCATTATTTTGAATCAAATAAATGTAATCTTCTTTTGTTACTGCACGACCTTGTGCTGAGTATGATTTTGGTGCGGTGTATTTAATTGATTCGATACTTTCTCTGGCTGAACCTTGAGTTGCAGATGTTAGAGGAAATACTGTTGTGTTTGAGTATCCAGAAACAGCATCCATCAATACGAAATTGTTGGCTCCTGTTGAACTGGTGCCACTTGTTACAATGTATGAAACAGTTACAATATTACCATCAGTGATTGCTTTACCTAAAATACCATCACCAAAATAAACTTGATAATAACCATTGATACCTTCTTGTAAGAAATATACAGCAGAAGTTGAATCAAGGCTCAAGTAGTCGGTTGCTAGATTGTAAATTTCAAAAGCAGTATTCGAACCACTTTGTTGAACCGATACTGTGAGAGATGATGTGTCGATGTTTGTATCTGGTAATTCAAATATTGCTGATGGATTGGCAGCAGAATCATAAGTATAATTTAAAGTAATTGGCTCACCTTGTTTGATTACTAGATTTGAAAATGTTATCGAGTTAGAAAAGGTATTTGTATTTTCTGTGGTTGAATTAACAGTTACAAATTTGTAATTCACACCATCAATAGCTTCAGACATGAATGTGGTAAATTTGGGTATTGTTAAAGACGAATCAGTTACCTGATTAAATCTGATATTAATCGTGGCTGAAGGAGCTGATGCTGATTTAGGAACATAGTTTAAAAGTTTTGCATGAGAAACAACTGATGACCTCTGTAATGCTGAATCTAAAAACATTTCATTAGCAACCATGTTCAAATAATAAGCATTATATTGAGTATTGTAGGCAAGAACATCTAACAAAGTAGAAAGAGCTGAACCTTCATAGTTGTAATCTTTTAATGTGTCTTGAGATTGCAGATATTTTTTAAGATTTGTTTTGATTGTATTGAAATCTAAATCTGTAATCTGAATATTGGATTTATTTCCAGCCATTTTATCTATTTCTTTCTAGAAGTAATGTTACTGATGTTGGTAATGTAGCATTTTCAATATAAAAGCTAATGGTAACATCATAGGAATTTTTATCAGGATAAGGAACTATTGTAATTTCTTTAAGTTTAGCTCTCTTTTCATAATTCTTTATTACCAATTCAACCTCTTTTTCTAAACTGGTTGCAGTTACAGGTGTTATTGGTTCAAATAGTATTGCATCGATATTTGATCCAATTTCTGGATTGAAAGGTCTTTCGTAATGCTTAGTTAATAAGAGGTTGCGAATGGAACGAACAACAGCTAATTCATCATAACTAAGAGCAACGTCACCAACTACCGGCTTTTTGGTAAATGTGAAGTCGATGTCGGAGTATATCTTTGTTAGGTTTGCCATCTTTTATTTATTACGCTTCAGGAGTAAAATGCGCAATTTGGAATTTGAAAAGCGCAGGAAAAAATTTTTGGGCCGGATTGCAAAATTTCAAATTTTTCATTTTATGATATCCATACACAGGCTTGTTGTGTACCAGAGGGCTCATACGTAATTCTTACAACACCATTATTTCCAGGTAAAGCATTTTTTGTGACTTGGGCCGGATCAATCCCACCTGTTGTGCCAAATCGATTACCATACACAATATAATTATTAACAAGTGTTTGGGCTTGGCCACCTCTACCATAAGCTAAAAATCCTGGTCCTCCTGCTGCACCACCAAATGAAATTGGGTCAGAAGTGTCTATTCTAAAATCTGGATCACCAACAAAACCAAGATATCTTTTATCTTCACCTTTACCTGTAATGAGATTGGTATATGATCCTGCTGGCCAGTTATTAAAATTCAAATCTCCACCAATGTGACTATAGAGTTTTGAGAAAAAGCTCTCAGAAAGATATCTTCCACCATAAACACTCATATAACTTCCAAAAGTTGTTGTTCCTGTTGAAAAAAATGTAGGATGAAAATGAAATCCAGTAACTCTAAGTATATCTCTAACATAAGTTGGACTACTTAAAAGTGTAGGCATAAACCATTCATCCGCAGCTGCACCACCTTGACCAATAGTAACACTTATTTGTTGTTTAACTTGTAATACACTAACATTTTCTACTTTTACATATCCTCCACCAGCACCAGCTCGACTATAATTACGCCATTGTCTAGTTTGAGTTGGATAACTATCTCTGGCTATGGCATTTCCTCCGCCACCACCGCCACCGATAATTTCAATGGCATTAACTGATGACCAATCATCGGGAACAGTCCATGTTTGACTGGACGTTAATATAATTTCAATCAATTTAAGAAAATCCTAAAGTAACCACTAAAACTGTATTTGAAGTGGTAACATTATAACTGTTGACTACAACATAAACTGAGTTTCCTGTTGCAACATTGAAGTTTGAACTGGGTATATTAAAAGTTCCTAATACGGAAACAGGAATGTTTAATAAACTACCAACAAAATTTGTTCCATTGTAAATTGTTACAACAGCACTACCTGAACCATTTACTACTCTAGATGACAAATACTGTAACGTTAAATTTCTTGGAGAATAATTAGTAAAATAGTATGTGTTTGAAGTGATGACACCTGTAATATTTAAAGTTGCTGTTGTGTTTGCAAATGGACCTGTTGCACCAATAGGTCCGGTGGCACCAGTTGAACCTACCGGTCCTGTTGCACCAGTTGAACCAATAGGTCCTGTTGATCCGGTTGCACCTTGAGGTCCAGTAGGACCAGTAGCGCCAGTAGTTCCTGCACCAGTAGATCCTACAGGTCCTGTTGCACCAGTAGAACCAATAGGTCCAGTAGAACCGGTTGCACCAATTGGCCCAATTGGTCCTGTTGCACCACGGCCTAACCCACTATTTGCAAGTTCACTTTGTTTTAATGGCATTTAAAACCTTTTACCAAGTATCATTGGACCAAGAAACTCTTTTCCATATATTCAATACACCATCATAAGAAGATGTGCAATAATAAAAATAATTGTTATTTACTGCCATTAATCCAACAGAATCACCAGTTTGGCCAATTGATGAATTTGGAACATTAACAACATTAGTTAAATCAGTAAATGTTAATGTTGGTGTTATACCCGTTGCACCTACTGGTCCCGTGGCACCAGTATTTCCTGTTGGGCCCGTGGCACCAGTTGCACCAGTATCACCCGTTGAACCGATTGGTCCTGTATTACCGGTATTTCCAGTTAAACCAGTTGCACCTGTATCTCCTTGAGGACCAGTTGCGCCAATTGGTCCTGTGGCGCCAGTATTTCCTGTTGGACCTTGTGGTCCAGTTGCACCAGTAGAACCGATTGGACCTGTGTCACCAGTATTACCGGTTAGACCTGTAGCGCCAGTTGAACCAATTGGTCCTGTATTACCTGTATTTCCTATTGGACCTTGTATACCTGTAGCACCAGTTGAACCGACTGGTCCCGTGTCACCGGTATTGCCAGTTAAACCTGTAGCACCAACAAGTCCTGTTGCACCGGTATTTCCTGTTACACCTTGAACACCAGTGGCGCCTGTTGCACCATCAGGTCCTTGAACACCAGTAGCTCCTGTGGCACCTTGAACGCCTGTAGCACCTGTGGCACCTTGTGGTCCTGTTGATCCTGTGTTACCTGTTGGACCAGTAGAACCAGTAAGTCCAGTTGGGCCTGTTGCACCAGTAGCACCTTGAATACCAACTGCACCATCAAGGTTGATAATCCAAGAACTGTATTGATTTGATGTTGCATTGGCTGTATTTGTTACAGTTAAAATTAATTGCCCATTCGACTGTTCGTAAGTGTTAACTGTACCATGTATATGATCCGTTGGATCAGCAACAGAAACAACAATAACAGTTTGTTGTGGACTATAATCCAAATATAAATCATTCGTAACTAAAGTTAATGGATTACCAATTGAATAATCAGTTAATGTTATCGTAGTATTTGATGTTGTATGATAACGATCACCATCGGTACCAGAAACACCAGTTGCACCGGTATTTCCTGTTAAACCAGTAGCGCCTACTGGTCCTGTAGAACCAGTTGCACCATCTAATCCTGAAACACCTGTGGCACCAGTAGAACCTTGTGTGCCTGTAGCACCAGTTGCACCCGTATTTCCTGTTGGTCCTATTATACCAGTAGCTCCCGTTGAACCGACTGGTCCTGTATTACCAGTATTACCGGTTGGGCCTGTTGCACCAGTTGAACCAATCGGACCTGTATCACCAGTATTGCCAGTTAATCCTGTTGCGCCTGTATTTCCTGTTGGTCCTGCTGGGCCTGTTGCGCCATTAGGTCCTTGTATGCCTGTCGCACCAGTATTTCCTGTTGGACCTTGTGGTCCGGTTGAACCAGTTGATCCAATCAGTCCGGTTGCACCAGGATCACCAGTAGGTCCTTGAGGTCCTGTCGATCCTGTAGCACCATCAGGTCCTTGAATACCTGTAGCTCCAGTAGAACCTATAGGGCCAGTTGAACCGGTATTACCGGTCAAACCTGTAGCACCATTAGGTCCTTGAATACCTGTGGCACCGGTAACTCCTGTAGCTCCAGTTAAACCGGTTGCACCCGTTTGTCCTTGTATACCTGCAGCTCCAGATAAATCTGTCACATATGTATAAACTACTCCATTCCACAAATATAATCTGGAGTTTTCTGCATCTTCAACATTACCTGTATTAATTATTGCAAACTGACCATTTGAAATTCCTGTAGGTGATGTATCGGCTGTTAATGATGCAACATTCGAATATGTTTTTGCAATTGTAAACCCTAAACCAGTTTCTCCTGTAGCACCAGTTAATCCTGTAGAACCTATGGGACCTGTTGCGCCAGTATTACCTTGTGGTCCAGTTGCACCAGTAGAACCGATTGGACCTGTGTTACCAGTATTACCGGTTGGTCCTTGAATACCAGTAGCTCCCGTTGAACCGACTGGTCCTGTATTACCAGTATTACCTGTTAGTCCAGTTGCACCAATTGGACCTGTTGAACCGGTATTACCTTGAGGTCCCGTTGAGCCTGTAGATCCTTCAAGTCCTTGTATGCCTGTAGCTCCTGTTGATCCAATTGGGCCTGTCGATCCAGTATTTCCTGTTACACCAGTTGATCCAGTTGCACCTTCAGGTCCTTGAATACCTGTGGCACCAGTAGAACCAACAGCTCCAGCTGTACCTGTTATTCCGGTTGCACCGGTATTTCCAGTCAAACCAGTTGCACCTACTGGACCAGTAGAACCTGTGGCTCCTTGAATACCGGTTGCACCTGTGGCACCTTGTGGTCCTGTTGCACCAGTTGATCCTTCAAGTCCTTGAACGCCTGTTGCACCTTGAGGTCCTTGAACACCAGTTGCGCCAGTAGAACCGGTTGCACCATTAGGTCCTTGAATACCCGTAGCTCCTGTTGAACCAATTGGGCCAGTTGCACCGGTATTACCTGTTGGTCCTGTTGCACCCGTGGCACCTTGAATACCAACTGCGCCATCTAAATTAACTGTCCAAGAACTATATTGTGTTGCGGTTGCATTTGCAGTATTCGTTACTGTTAATATCAGTTGACCATTTGCACCATTGTAAGCATAAACTGTACCATGTATATGATCTGTAGAATCAGCAACTGAAACAACGATTACAGTTTGTTGGGAGCTGTAATCTAAATTTAAATTATTTGTTGTTAATGTTAACGAACTACCTAAACCATAATCTGTTAGTGTTAGTGTTGTGTTCGATGTTGTGTGATAACGGTCACCATCAGAACCAGAAGCACCAGTTGCACCAATTGGGCCAGTAGAACCAGTTGCACCTACTGGTCCTGTAGCTCCTGTCGAACCGATTGGTCCTGTTGAACCTGTGTTTCCTGTTACACCGGTAGCACCAGTTGAACCTTGATTACCTTGTAAACCAGTTGCACCTGTAGCACCAGTTGCACCAACAGGACCTGTAGCACCAGTTGCACCATCGATACCTGTAGAACCTACTGAACCTGTTAAACCTGTTTGGCCTGTGGCACCAGTCAATCCAGTTGCGCCAGTTGGGCCAATCACACCAGTCGCACCTGTTGAACCTTCTTGTCCTTGAACACCTGTAGCCCCAGTCGCACCTGTTGGTCCAGTTGCACCTGTAACTCCTTGAGCACCAGTTGCTCCAGTAGCACCAGCTCCAGTTCCTGTTGTGTATGGGAGGCTATTCCATGCAGTTGTGCCGTCACCATATTTTATTTTATTGGTGTTTATTTCATAACCTGGTTCACCTTGTGACAAAATGGGATTTGTGCTTGTCCAGTTGTTTGAAGAATCCCGTCTTACTTGTATTTTGCTAGCCATTTTAAGCTGCGCCTCCGTTATAAATTAAATCTGATGGTGAGAAAACCGTGCTACTCGTTCCTCCGTCTATAGTTATATCTGATGGACTATAAACTGAAATTGCAGAACCACCATCTATATCTATCTGTCGTGGTCCTGTTGCTCCTGTTAATCCTGTTGCTCCCGTTGCACCTGCGCCTGTAGCACCGGTAGAACCTTGTGGTCCTGTTGATCCTGTGGCACCAGTTGCTCCATTTGTGCCCGCAGGACCGGTTGCACCTGTGGCTCCATTCAAACCTGAAGCACCGGTAGCTCCGTCTAATCCTGATGCACCAATAGGTCCTGTTGCGCCGGTTGCTCCATCTAATCCTAATGAACCTGTTGCACCGGTAGAACCTTGTGGTCCTGTTGCACCTGTTGTACCTATTGGGCCGGTTGCACCAGTTGCTCCATTTAATCCTGATAAACCGGTTGCACCCATAGAACCTTGTGGTCCTGTTGAACCAGTTGGTCCTGTTGAACCCGTTGCGCCTTCAGGTCCGGTTGAACCTGTAGCTCCTATTGGTCCTGTGGCACCCGTGGTACCTTGAATACCCACAGCACCATCTAAGTTAATTGTCCAAGAACTGTATTGAACATTACTTACATTTGCTATGTTAGTAACTGTTAATATTAGATACCCATTACTTTGTTCATAGAAATAAACTGTACCGTGTATATGATCAGTTACATCAATATTTGAAACAACAATTACAGTCTGTTGAGAACTATAATCCAAATACAAATCATTGGTTATGAGAGTTAATAAATTACCAATATTGTAACCACTTAAAGTAAGTGTTGTATTTGATGTTGTATGGTATCTATCACCTTGAGCTCCTGAAGCACCAGTAGCACCTTGTAATCCTGTGGCACCAGTTGCACCAATTGGACCGGTAGATCCTGTTGAACCAATTGGACCTGTTGAACCTGTATTTCCTGTTATACCTGTAGCACCGGTAGAACCTTGTGTTCCTGTTGATCCTGTTGAACCCGTAAGACCTTGAATACCGGTTGCACCGGTAGAACCTTGTAGTCCGGTTGCACCAGTAGAACCAGTCAAACCTGTTGCACCGGTATTTCCGGTAAGTCCTGTTGCTCCTATTCCTGTCGAACCTTGTGGTCCGGTTGCACCAGTAGAACCAGTTAAACCTGTCGCACCGGTATTTCCTGTTGGTCCAATTACACCCGTTGCACCTGTATTTCCTGTTGGTCCTATTGGACCTGTTGGACCTTGAATACCTGTTGCGCCAGTTAATCCAGTTGCGCCAGTATTTCCTGTCAATCCTGTTGCACCCGTAATACCTGTTGAACCCGTGTTACCTCGTGGTCCTGTTGCACCAAATCCTGTTGCACCTGTTGCACCAATTACACCAGTTGCACCTTGAATACCTGTAGCTCCATCTGGTCCGGTAGCACCAGTTGATCCAGGAACTCCTGTTGCACCAGTAGAACCTAAAGATCCTGTAGCACCAGTTGATCCTGTTGAACCTATGGGTCCAGTTGCACCCGTTGAACCTACTGGTCCTGTGGCACCTGTAGAGCCTGTGCTTCCTGTGGCACCACCAGGAGTTCCTTGAGGTCCTGTGGAACCTGTTGCGCCGGTTAAACCTTGAATACCTTGCGGGCCTGTAGCGCCTATGCCCGTAGCTCCCGTCAGACCAGTTGCACCAGTATCTCCTTGTGGTCCCGTAGAACCTCTTGCACCAGCAGCTCCTGTAGCACCAGTTGCACCAACAGGCCCAGCTACACCTGTAGAACCTGTTGCACCACCAGGAGTTCCTTGAATACCTTGAGGACCTGTAGCGCCCGTTAGACCGGTTGCACCAGTTAGACCTGTTGATCCAATATTTCCAACAATGAAAATTGTCCAACTACTATATGTTCCACTTCCTCTAAAAAAATCTACATTAACTGTTATTAAACTTCCTGAAACAGCAGTGATTACACCTTCCATAAAATTCGTATCTGAATTACGAATTCTCACCCTCATATTGACAGCATACGCTGTAGCGGGTGAAACTGAACTCAACATTCCTATTTGTAATGCGGAATTAATACCAAGTGTTAATGGATTCGTGCTAACTAAAATGGGAAAACCAGGACCTGAACTTCCTTGTGGACCAATCGATCCGGTTGAACCGGTTAGTCCAGTATTACCGGTGTTACCTCTTGGTCCTGTTGCACCTGTGAGACCAGTTGCACCCGTAAGTCCAGTTGCACCTGTTGGACCACCAGAAGGACCTGTTGCACCTACTGGACCAGTTGCACCAGTAGCTCCTAGTCCAGTAGCACCTTGTGGTCCTGTTAAACCGGTTGCACCAATTGGTCCCTGAATTCCTGTTGCGCCTGTTGTTCCTGCGCCAGTAGCACCTTGGGGTCCTGTAGCGCCAGTTGAACCGATTGGTCCTTGAATACCTGTAGCTCCTAGTCCAGTAGCACCTTGGGGTCCTGTAGCTCCTTGTGGGCCAGTTGCACCTTGAGGTCCTGTTAAACCAGTAGCACCACCTGGATCACCTGGTTCACCTTGTGGTCCTGTAGCTCCAGTTAATCCAGTTGCACCTGTGAGACCTGTTGAACCCGTATTGCCTCTTGGTCCTGTTGCGCCTGTTGTACCAATAACACCAGTTGCACCAGTCGAACCAATTTGACCAATTGGTCCTGTAGCACCAGTAGTACCAGGAACTCCTGTTGCACCAGTTGATCCAATAGGACCTGTTGCACCACCAGGATCACCTTGCATGCCTGTAGCACCAACAAGTCCAGTAGCACCTGTTAATCCTGTCGCACCGGTTGCACCACGTAAACCTGTAGCGCCTGTTGTTCCTATTACGCCTGTCGCACCGGTTGATCCTATTGGTCCAGTTGCACCAGTTGATCCTGTTGAACCTATTGGTCCTGTTGCACCAGTCGAACCAATCACACCAGTAGCACCAGTAGCACCTAAACCTGTTGCACCGGTAGCACCCAAAGGTCCAGTTGCACCAGTTGTTCCTGCACCAGTTGCACCTTGTGGTCCGGTTGCACCCAAAGGACCTATTGGTCCTGTTGCACCACTAGCTCCTATGAAACCTTGTGGTCCTTGTGGACCTACAGGACCGGTTGATCCTGTAGCACCTGTTGTTCCTGCACCGGTTGATCCTTGTGGGCCGGTAGCACCAGTAGCACCAATTGTGCCTGTTGATCCTGTTGCACCTGTGAGTCCAGTTGCACCAGTTAATCCTATTGGGCCAGCAGTTGAAACTTGTTGCCATGTTGTGCCATCATAAACCAAGTAAACTAAACTTTGGCCAATATCTAAAACAAGTGTATCATTGACACCTTCTATTGTTTGACCGTTTGGATTGATTATAAGATTTCGAACACTCCAATCATTACCAAAAGTTCCACCATCAGCAATTATAACTGTATTACTAAGTACCGGAGAAGCAGGAAGTGTGACTGTGAAAGAACCATTTGCAGTATTTGCAACATACTGCTGATTCAGAGATACTGTTGTGTTTGATGAGATTGTGATCCAAGGCTGATTTTGTCCTGTAGCACCAGTCAAACCAGTAGCACCTGTAGAACCAGTTGCACCTCTAAGTCCTACTGGACCTTGTGGTCCTGTGGCACCTGTAGAACCTAAACTCCCAATTGAACCTGGAGTTCCTGTTGCACCTTGGGGTCCTTGTGTACCGGTTGCACCAGTTAAACCTGTTGCACCTTGTGGGCCAGGAATACCCATTGGGCCAGTAGCACCGGTTGTTCCTAATTGACCTGTTGCACCAGTCGCACCAATAACACCAGTTGCACCTGTTGGACCGCCAGAAGGACCTGTGGCGCCAATGGGGCCTGTAGCGCCCGTAGCGCCAAAGCCTGTAGCACCTTGTAGACCTGTAGCACCTTGAACACCTGACGCACCAGTAGCACCTTGAGCGCCTGTAGCTCCAGGATTCGAACCTAAAGGTCCTATCCAAGCTCCATTAGCGGCAATTACCGGAGTAATGCCAACAGTCAGCCCATTTTTTACTATGAAAAAATTATTTGCGTCACAGCTCAAGGTTCACTATCCCCTTTGATTTAAAACATACTTCTATAACTAAGTATTTAGTTTAATAGTTTGAGGCAAATCGTGAGGATAATTTTTCTTTAACCAATTCAATTGAAGTCTTGCATCATTTCTTTCATACCAACCATTACCAGTGTAAACATTTAAAACGGATTGAAAATATTCCTCATACATTTTGCCAACTTTCTCCAATGTAAAGTTTTCAGCAAAAGCACGACAATTTTTAGGATTTATATTGTGTATATTTTGTGCAGCCCACATAAATTGTTCAAAAGTTCTACAACGATAACCGGTAATACCATGAATATTATTTTCTGTAAATGAACCCCAATCGGTTGTAATAGTAGGAGTTCCAGAGAACAACATTTCTACCTGAACACCGCCAAAAGGTTCAACATACATTGATGGCACAAAGGCTGCTTTTGCACCAGACATTAATTTTCTTCGTGTTTCAACGTCAGCATAACCAATTTCAGTAACATGAGCTGGTATTTCTTTGTAACCCATTTGTGTCAATGAGTTTTGACCAGCAATAACTAATTTTGCACCTATTGCTTCAGTCGCTTGAACGGCAACATTAACACCTTTGCCATCATACACACGACCTAAGAATAGAAAGTAATCTTCTTTTTTCTCCTGAAAAGTAAAATCATCAGGATCGAAATAGTTTGGAATTACTGCATCATACCAATCTTGTTTACAACTGCCAACTGCTGTCATTCCATAATAAGCGTGATAGATTGCATATGATTCAAATATTTTCCAACGAGCCCAATGGCCACCAGCATAACCAATTCCTGGTTCTACACAGATCATATCAGAGTGTGCATCACAAACTGGACGAACACCAGAACCCCAAAATGGAAGAATGAAATCGTGTTTTTGTTTTCTTAGACCAACTTCACGGATGGCATTTTTATAAAATGTTTGATAAGCGTGGTCATTGACATCAAACTTATAGAAGTTCTTCCGCCAGTCATAATCACCATAAGCAATTTCTAAATCTTTATTGGTGGTTACTGTAACGTGTTCATCACAAACTAAATTTGAATCTTCGTGACCATAGTGAATGATGGTATGGCCAAGAGCCTTCATCATTTTACCAAACTTAACTACCTTTTGTGTATAAGCACAGGCATTATATTCTTTTGAAGATACTGTATGTGGTAAACCTAAAATATGAAAACGCATAATAAAATCACCTTTTAAAAATTATATCGTGATTAGCCTTCTAATCATTTTAACAGTATTTATTGCTTGTGTGGGACGGAAATATAGGTTGACCAAATTGTTGTTTACGTCAGCATCAAACTGACCTAAAGTAATATCACTTACCAATTCACCATATTGTGTCATAAAGGCACAGATACCATTGTGCATGACTCTCAATTCAATTACTTGATAATAAGAACCTGAAGTAATCTGAATTTCATACTTAGCACTTCGATAAGTATAAATGTCAAAATTGTCAACGGCAATAGGATTTGTGGTAGTTGTATCGAACTGTATAATTGAAACTCCACCACCAGCAGCTTCTAGTGCTGTTGCTGATGTGATGCGACCAAAACGATCAACCGTTATAATTGGAATTCGATTGGCTGAACCGTAAGTTCCAGGACTTACACCAGTTTCAGTTAATGCAAATGTACCAGTACCGCCAGTCCCACCAGTTCCACCGGTTATGATTGTTGTTGCTGTGCCTGTACCTGATGTTAATCCTGAGGCATACGGGTTACTATACAACACAGATGAAACATTTGTTGTTACTGCTAACGGTCTTGCAGTTGCTAAATCTGTTTTTAGTTTTGTTGTTCCAACTATTTGTAATAAAGAGTTTTGTGTATCACCTACACTTGAAAAAGTGAGAACAGTTTGGTAATCTTTTACGATAGCCAATGAGTTTTGATAGAAATTGATATCACCATTACGTCTAACATTTAATAAAGATTCTAAGGCATTGACATCAGTTATAATTGTATTGATACTAGAAACAGAAATATTACTGTAAGTATTTCCATCAAATTCATATAAAGAATTGCCTAAAGTTATTGCATCCTGAATTATTGAATTGCTTGTTGAATTAACATCATCACGAATATAAAGACTGGTGAAATTACCTAGTATAGGTACATTATTCTGTGTTTGGTCCGCTTTATTCGTTAATGCTAAAACCTGTCGACCTATCGATAAGGCAGTATTTAAATCTGGATACAAAACCGTATTTGCTGAGCGTTCAACACCAGAGATATAATCTGTATGTGTTTTAAAATTTGAAACTGCTGTAAGTGTATTGATGACAGATGTGTATAGAGTATTTGCTTGAGTTGGTGCAGCATTAAATGTTATATTACTTGTATTACAATTAGCAGCCATGCCATTTAAAACGATTGTAATATTATTCAATACTGATGTGTAAGGATTTTGATAATATCCTGTGGCTGTGGCAGATGCAATGTCATCAACCTGCCATTGGCTTAAATTGATTGAAGAATTATTAAGAAAGTTATTTGCACCAGGAGCTAAATCAACATCATCACCAAATTTGGTGGTATCAAAATTATAACCTAGTCGATTGTATATGCTAGACATATTATGATTCCATTGGTGCGTTTAGAGGTGGCGATGTTGGGAATCCACGGTTACCAATATGTGTATGCATGTTTACTTTGATTCTGAACATTTCTACTGAACCAAACATATCAGAAACCATTGGTGCAAACATTGATACACCTGCATCGATAGTTGTTCCTGCAATCATGTAACCTAAAGTTTCAACAGATTTGTTACCAGATACAGAAAGACCTGCTGTTATATTACCATCAGCCTGAATAGACTGTGATGTGCCTATATCACCACGAACATATAGATCAGCATTAACATTAACTGTTGATGCACCTAGTGTAATATCACCTGAAGAATTAATTTCTACATCACCATCAACAGATTGTATTGCATCACCGGAGATGGCTTGATTGACATCACCTTTGATATTTTGAAAAGCTGATCCATCAATTTGTGTGTAAGCATCACCTTTTACATGAAGCACCGAATTACCTTCAATCGTTATATTACATATGCCTTTAATTAATACATTTTTATCAGAGGCAATAATCTCATAACCTTTGCCAACAATTTTGTGAACTTCATCACCATTTGGGTGCATCTCAATGAATGAACCAGAACGGTGTTGTATGCGCACACGTTCCCGTGTTGGTGTATCATCCATTTCAAATGAATGACCAGATTCAGTTTGTTGTATATTATTATATGAATATATTGGCTGGTAATCAGTATTGGCTGCTGATTCCGGTTCGGTCCATGACATATCTGGCATTATGGCTTCACAATCGTTTTTTGAGTTGGCACAATAGTTTCTTTATCGGTCAATGCCTTTTCAGCTGCAATTGCAGATGAGTTGGCTAAAGAAACATTACCTTCTAAAATATTTTTCTGTATTTCTTGGCCAACAGCAATTGCTCCCGAAATTCCACTAACCGCTTCATTTAAACATTGTTGTAAAAGTTTAGCAATTCTAGTTGGTAATGTGGCAATATAATTAACTAATTTTTGTAATTCATCTATTAAATCTTTTGCTGCTTTAATATTATCTTGCACCTTTTTAATAAATTTTTGTACCACTTTAATTTGTGATTTAATTGTTTTCACTGCACTTCTTATCTCATCAGCAAAAGGACTCGATGATGCACTAGCCCAAAGTGCTTTAAGTTCTGTTCTAATTACTTCTACAAGTTCACTTACTTTAAATGACATCTTGGCGATTTCAAATTTCATACTCATAGATATATCACATACGTGAGCAACTTTTGAATTTGATTCTGCAATAGCCGTTTTATCAACTACACCTCTTGATAAAGGTGAAAGTGTTGGTTTTCCAACTTCATATTGAACCTGACCTTTAGGTGGCGTTGCAGGTTTTAAATCACTTTGAGGTGAAAATCCTTTACTTTTATCTGGTGAGGCTTCAAGACCAGGAAAAACACCCATCATTACTGGCGCTTGAGAAGAACTACCATCTGAAAAGAAACCCATCACATAATCACCCAATCTAGGTGCACTAAATGATTTTGAGTTATTAACAGGATTAACCGCTGCAGCCCAAGGCAAATCTTTAGTTGGCAATTCGGCTAGATTATCTGTATGGTGACCAAAGATACGAACCTTTGCACGACCTAGTTTGGCAGGATCATTAACATCCTCCACTACACCATACCACCAATTAAATCCGTCTTTTCCTATAAAATTGTTCATTCTTCTACTGCCTCTTTAAATTCAGCTGTGTTGATATTTTGATAATTACTTGGTACACTATCTTTACTAATCTCAACAACGGTTTGATATTTGTTTGGCTGTATGATATGCCTTACTGCTGTGACCAAATATTTACCTGAATAAAATTTATCTAATTGTTTCTCTCTTGTTTCTGGTTTCAATGACATCAAATTAAATTCAATCGTTCTTCCTACTGTGAGGCCTGGATCTCCAGGTATCGTTATCTTAACTACAGTATAGTTTGCCAATGCTATTTGTGCTGTTCTATTCGGTACGTAAGTTTCTACTGCAATATTTTTTGCAACTGATCCTGGTATTTCTTTGAAATAAGCTGCATCATTTTGTCCTGAGTTTGATAATGCCACTTTTAAAGTAGCGTCATATGTTTCATACTGTGTCAAACCTAATCTATTTTTTAGTGCATTACTGACATCACCATCATTTAATGAAACAGCCTGATCTTTGTATTTTGAATAATTGAAATCAGTTATTTTGTATGTTCTTGTTAATGGATCGATAGATATCAATCGGTTTGCAAATGTACCGGAACTTATTTCATTTACCGAATCATATGTCTTAACGAACTCATAATCCAAAACACTTATTGTTTTTTCTTTGAACGATTGTTTGTCCATTTCAATGTTTTGTGCCTGATATTTATAGGTGGCATATGGTTTTTCTTTAAACATTGATTGTAATGATCTATAATTATAACCTTCTTTTGTTTCAAAAAACAACATATCAGCACCAATTGAACCATTACCAGCAGGCCGAGCATATGTTGATAACCAACTAATTGCTTCAAATGGTTTTAATCTTGGTATTACAAAATCATATAAACCTGTTGTGGGTTCAATAATATTAATTTTATCTTTCGATACTCTTAATCTATCAACTAATATATTTTCAACTATATCTGATATTTTATAACCAGTATATGACTTACTAATTTTAATTTGTTCAGATAACAATAATTCTTCAGAACAAAAATATAATGTATATGTTTCTGTGTTTAAATTGCCAGAAGGTTTTTTATCACCAATTTTATATACACGAAATAATTGAATATTGTTATTTGGCCCATTCTTTACTTTGCCAAAGTTAACTTCAATAAATTCATTACCAGTTAATTGAAAGAGTTCAATGAAACCTTGAGAGTCGGTAATTGTAATATAACCAGATGCTGTAAAACTATACAAATCTTCATAGTATGACATATCGACCAATAATTTCTTTAACTCAAACCTTTGACCACTAGCAGTCAAAAAATTTAGAGTTTCTAAAGAAAAATCTTGTGCGTAGTAGGCGCCAGGAGATTCTACACCTACAGATGATTGATCAATTTCTGCCATGTTATGCCATCAATTTTTTAAACTGCTTTTCTAATTCACCTACGTAACTTGAATTTAATAGTTTTATGTTTCTGTATGATTCATTTAAATCAGATTCATAATCATAATAAGAAACAGTTCTTTTACTTGTAGTGATACTAAAAGGTCCAGTGGCCATACTACGTTCAAATATACCTGTGCTCATTGTATTGTATGTGTTTTGATCGATTGTGTATTTTTCTACCGTGGTCGTATTTGTATTTAAATCAATTTTTGTAATTACTTTTTCATAGTGATGTATTGTTGACTTTGTATTAAAAGTATATTTGTCCGCCAAATAGGATTCAAACACACTTGATTGTAGCGGCCAATGCCATTGTGGATCTAATATTTCATTAACATATAAAACAATCCAGTAACGATAAGAATCACCATAATACTTATAAGCAATAATTTCTGGTGTATCACCTTCTTGTATATCATAAGCATAATATACTAAAGGATTTTTTAATATTTCTGGAATAATACTACATCTTGCCATCAGGTTAACCATTAAAGATGATTGACCATTTGGCTCCGTTTTTATAATTTTAGGAAGTGTGTCGAAGTATTGCATTAATAACCTTGATTTTCTATTTTTTCTCTTGTAATGAGTTCGATTTCTTTAAAATTGATTGTTACTGTTGTTTGCACTGGTGCACCATCACCGAATGTGGAGAATCCATTAGGTGAATAATTGACATCAATACTTTCAATCACACTTTCTGCAACACGACCAACATTCTGGTTTCTTTTACCGTCAAATAAAAAATCTAAATTAAATGTCGATGGAGGAATAAAAAACATTCCTGCTGTGCCTTCTACCAACCTTGGTGCCGCATGCATCTTTAACATTTTTACAATTTTTGCAACTGTTTCGGCTTCTTTTTTAGAATATGGTGTAAATGTAAATGCCATTTGATATGTTCTGAAATCGATGCCATCAAATAGTAATTGTTGTTGTGGGTTGAAAGCGATACCAGCACCTTTAGCCAACAATCTTGCTGGCCCACTATTTGCTATAGAAGCAAGTGCACCAACTGCTTTTCCTGCCAAAGGTACTTGTGAAGCAGCATCAACTAAACTTAATTGACCATATGAGGCATTGTATGTAAATGCCATTGTGTCTGGTATATACAAAGAAATTGTTGCAACTGATCTTTTTGTTGGACTTTTAATATTAATATTTTCATTGCCCAAAAATTCTTTTACGCCAGCAACACCTTTATCTAAAGCAGACTCGATTGTAAAATTTTCAAGTGGATTCTCTATTTTTCCGTTTCTTACATTGTCGACAAAGGTGCCTACATTTTTTTTGGCGGTTTCTAAAGATTCACCAGCTGAACCGAGTATTTTATCTTTAGCTTTGATGAATGAACTTTTTACTGATTCATAGGTTGCTGGTTCTACTTCATTGACATTGATTACTACAACATGGCCTCTCGTAGATGTTTGTAAATCTCTTGGATATTGTAAGTCTGTTCGACCAAACTTGTTTCCAAACAGAGCACCCAATGGTCCTTCAACCACAGCACCAGGTATAGAAACACCACCTATGGAATTTGGTATGGTAATGATAGCCATTAAGTCCTCTGTAAAAAAGTTATACATAGTATTTATATGGCTTATAATGGACGTTTCACACCTTCTAATCCTCAAAAATACGTTGGGGACCCTAAAAATATCATCTATCGCTCATCTTGGGAGTGTAAGATGATGAACTGGCTCGACAAAAATCCAGATATTATATCGTGGGCTTCTGAAGAATTGACTATTCCATACAAATCTCCGTCAGATGGCCGTTGGCATCGTTACTTTCCAGACTTCTTGGTTAAAGTAAAGACTAAAAACGGAACACTAAAAACCATGTTACTTGAAGTGAAACCAAAGAAACAAACGGTTACTCCTGAACCTAGAAAACGTGTTACCAAACAATATGTAAACGAGGTAGTTACATATGGAGTCAATCAGGCTAAGTGGAAAGCAGCAACCGAATACTGTTTAGACCGTGGTTGGGAGTTCAAGATTATAACAGAGGAACATCTAGGACTCTAGACTAAATAATCCAATGGGATCAAAACTTACACAACTGGCTAAAGAAAGAACCACTGCTCAACTACAAGTAATGGGCCGTGAGTCAATTAAATGGTTAACTGCAAAGATTGCTGATTTAAGAAATCCATCTGGAATAGCATCAACAATCAATAATGAGGCCTTTCGAAAAAGAAATAGATTTGTAACTGGTGGTTTGTATTATTTTTACTATGACCCCAAAACAAAAAAAGATATGCCATACTATGATAGATTTCCTCTGGTATTGGTATTAGAAAGATATAAAGATGGTTTTCTTGGTTTGAACCTACATTATTTACCGGTAAAATACCGAATTGCACTTTTGGATAAATTGATGGATTACGCCATCCTTGACGGCAATAATGACATTATGCGTATGAGAGTCAGCTACGATATTTTAAACGCCTCCAAGCGTTACAGAGAGTTTCGGCCATGCCTTAAAAAGTATTTACATGGTCACATACAATCAAAAATACTTGCCGTCCAACCAAATGAGTGGGATATTGCGGCATACTTACCAATTCAACAGTTTAAAAAGGCAACTGTAAATGAAGTTTGGCAAGATTCATTAGACGAAATAAGGAAACACTAAATGCCTCGTACCATTAACGACTTTAAATCCACTTTCACAAAAGACCTAGCCAGAGCAAATAGGTTTGATGTAAACATTCCCATTCCTTTAACTTTAATACCATACATCAAATCTGCCAAAAATTTGACATACCGTTGTGAGAATGCTCATTTACCTGGCAGAAGTTTAATGACTGTAGAGCAAAAGATTGGATCAAATCCAGTTGAAAAGTATCCATATCTAACTGGTTACAACGATATCGATTTAACATTTATTGTTGACGGCGATATGCAACAGAAAATATTTTTTGATGCATGGATAAACTTTATCAATCCAACATACAATTATAATTTTAGATACAAAGGTGATTATGCAACAACAATGCAAGTTAATCAATATGATTTAGAAAATAAAATATCATATTCGGTTAATTTGTTTGATGCTTTTCCGATTTCAATGAACCAATTAGATTTGGATTGGTCATCAGACAATCCACATAAACTTTCAGTAACTTTTGCATACACCCGTTGGAGTAATAATTCGTTACAAGCATTTGGTATGGAATTGGTCGATGCAGGTTTGGCCAATTTCTCAGATATAGTTGGCGGATTAGGCGGAAATGCTCAAGGTGCTTTGAGTAATGCTGGTCAATCAATAATAAACAAGGTGCAAAATACTATATTCAAGTGATTTTATAAGGAGATAAATTATGGCTTTACCAAAACTTGACGTGCCGACATATGAAATAGAATTACCATTGTCAGGAAAAAAAATTAAGTATCGACCATTTTTGGTCAAAGAGCAAAGAAATCTTTTGATGGCAGTAGAATCAAATGAAACATCTACCATACATCAAAATGTAAAAGATATTCTCTACAATTGCACTCTGACAGAAGGTGTCGATATTGAAAAATTACCCATCATTGACGTTGAATTTTATTTTGTCAATTTACGTGCCAAATCAGTAGGTGAAGTCGTTGAATCAAAATACAAATGCAACAACGAAGTTGATGGTAAAGTTTGTGGCAATCTAATGGAGAAAGATATTAATCTATTAGATTTGAAGGTTTCACAAGATAATCCTGTTAGTCCAGAAATTCAATTAACAGATTCAATTTCAATTAAATTAAAATATCCTGAATTCAATATAGTTCAAGATTCATTGAAATATAATAACATTACTGAAACAACATTCAACATGATTGCCAACTCAATAGAGTATATCTATGATGGTGAGCAATTTTATTATGCATCTGAAGCACAACCAGGTGAAATGTTAGAATTTGTAGAAGGTATGAATCAGGCACAGTTTTCTAAAGTTGAAGAATTTTTTAATAACTTGCCAAGATTAAAAGAAACAATTGAAATTGATTGCTCAAAATGTGGGTTTCACCATAAATTAGAAGTAGAAGGCCTAGAAAATTTTTTCGGCTAATTTTTCGTCATGACAATCTGAGTAATTATTACAAGACAAACTTTTCATTGATACAACACCACAAATATAGTTTGTCAGAGCTTGAAAATATGATGCCTTGGGAACGGGACATTTACGTTTCTATGTTGATTGCGTATATTGAAGAAGAAAACCAAAAGATACGAGAAAGACAAAGAAAATAGTAGATGGATTATTACAGAGCCCAAGACATTAGAAAAAAAGGTTTAATATCCATGATGACTGAAAGATTGTCATCTGGCATGGGCACGGGTGCGGCCATCAGAAGTTCTATCTCGGATAAAACAAAAGCAACATTCACTGGTATAAAACAACGACTAGATCCATTAAACATCGCTAGAGTTGTAACTGGTGGTTCAAAGTTTGCACCTGCTTTACTTGGTGCTGTAACAGGAAGAAGCAGGCGAGATATTGGATTTTTTACTGGTAAAAAGAATCGTGAGTTTGCAGGTTTAAAAAGTTCTTCTATACAAGGTTCAGGAGAGGTTGTTCAATATCTTGGGCAAATATATGAACTATTACTTAAAATTGAAAATGATAGAACATTAGAATTAGAACAATTAAAAAACAAACAGGAAGAAATTGAGTTAGAAGAAACTCGTAGAAATCAAGCCATCATTCAGGCGCTGACTGCAAGAAAGAAAGCCAAACCACCAAAGAAAGAAGTAAAGAAGTTAGAAGATGCCAATAAACAAATTGGTAAACAAAAAAAGAAAACAGATGAAATAGAAGGTGTAACACCGCCTGCTATGCCAAAGCCAACAGCTGCTCCATCTCCAGCTCCAACTGTGCCAAAACCAACCGCAGCACCAGCACCTGCGCCAGCACCAAAACCACCAACGCCTGCACCAGCACCAGCGCCAACAGTAAAACCACCTACAGCAGGAAAAGTTATTACAGGTGCAGCAATATTAGGTGGTGCCGTTGTTGCTGGCACCGCTGGTTTAATTGGTAAAGAAGCTCTTGCTGCAAACATTTCAAAATATGAAAGTGGAAAAGCAGGTTATAATGCTTACAATAAAGGAACTGTTGGTAACACAATGATACCTTCGGATAAACCTATCGATTTTAGTAAAATGACCATTACAGAATATCTAAGACGAGGTGATTTAAAGAAAGATGATCCTGACAGGTTATTCGCTGTTGGTAAATATCAAATTATTCCGTCAACAATGAGAGAACTAGTCAAACAATTAAAAATAAATCCGGATACTACATACTTGGATCCAGCCACACAAGATTTATTATTTACGAATGGATTGGTCGGTGTAAGGCGAAAGAAAGTTGATGCCTACGTAAAAGGACAAAGTGATGACAGAGATGGTGCCATATTAGAATTGGCCAAAGAATTCGCATCAGTTGGTATACCATATGATATGGATGTTGGTAAGAAGAAACTAAAGAAAGGCGATTCTTACTATTCTGGCGTAGGTGGTAATAAAGCTCATAACTCTCCAGAACAAGTTGGTGCAGCATTAGATGCTGATAGATTGAAGAACATGCGAGGGGGAGATAAATCTTCTGCTGTTACAGAAATACCTACAGGAAACAAAATTGATACAGAAACAAAAGAAAATATTGGTTTAAAGAAATCATTTCAGGAATCTCCAGCAACCAGTAAAAGTGTAAATAATACCAATGTAAGTAATAAAACAGTATCCAGTAATGAAACAAAGAAAGAGGATGATACAAATCCTTTAATAAAGAAAGCTAGATCAACATGAACTACCAAGAAGCCAAAAAAATAAGAGAAAAATCTTACATGGCATATCTGACAGAAAAACTTTCAGAAGGCCGTGGTGTTGGTTCGGCCATAAAATCAACAATATCTGAAAAATCTCGAGCAAGGTCTATGGGTTACAAAGAAAAGTTTGATCCATTAAATGTTGTTAAATTTATGACCGGGGGCTCTAAGTTTGCAACTGCTCTTTATGGTAGTATGAGTGGCAGAACTCAACAAGATATACAATATTTTGCTGGTACCAAAAAAGCAAAAGAAGTTGGTGGCACCGCTACACGAATAGGTCAATTAGAATCTGATAATCAAGTATTAGATGTTCTCTCCAAGATATACAGTTTGTTAAAAACGACAAATGAAAATAATACTTTGCGTATGGAGAAAGAAGGTAATACACAAGAAGAAAAAGAATTAGAAAGAGAAAAAAGGCATAAAGAATTGATTGCTGCTATTACAGGCAAAAAACAAACTGGCAGCACAGCCGTGCCAACAGCAACTAAGGCTGATGATGGTTCTGGACTAATATCTACAATTTTAGGAATGGTAACGGGTTTGATTGGTGATGCAATTAAAGGTGTGATGTCTGTTATATCTGGTATTACCAGTTTTATCTCAATGATTACATCAGCATTAGGTGGTGGCGGTGTTGCTAGTATTGGTAAATTATTATTTGGATTAGGAAGATTTTTAGTATTTAATCCTGTTGGTATAGCTATTGTTGCTGGTACGGGAATAGCACTAGCTATTTGGAAAATGATAAAATCTGAGCCTAGTGAAGAAGCTAAGGCTGAAGCCGCAGGAATAGAGCAGGCTGAAAAAGTTGGTGGTTTTGTTGGTGTAAGAGATGAGATGGATCGCCGTAAAAAATTACCAGAGTATGATAGAACTGTTTTAGAAATAAAAGATTATGAAAAATCGTATAATGAAGGCCAAAAGTTAAACAATAAACAATTAGAAGGTTTCGCTAAACGTGGACCTGGAGCTTTAGAAGCAGTTGAAGATTATAAATCAGAGAGAGATAGAGTTCAATCAGTAATTGATTCCAGAAATCAAACTGCAACACCAGTAACACCTCCACCACAAACAACAGAACCCACAGAAAATCCAACGATGAGTAGGCAAGATGCTGGCCCAGCACTAATGAATCAGATGAGTGATGCAGTGAGTAAGTTGAATACAGTAACAAGTGAGAATCTAGAGTTGAATTTACCAAGCACACCAGAGGCTGTTACTACAGCACAGATAACAAACAATATGAATGTCAATTCAACAAAAGAACAGAAACCGAAAGGTTCTATACCTTCTGTAAGAAATATGGAAGATTCGTTTCAAAGAATGTTATTAAGCAGTTTACGAGTTGTATAATAAAAAACCCACCATAAAGGTGGGTTTCTTTTAAGTGAAAGAAAATTACTTCTTCTTTTCTTCTTTCTTAACTTCTGCTTTTGGAGCTTCTTTCTTTGGCTCTTCTTTCTTAGGAGCTTGAGCAAAGGCGGTTACTGCAAATGCAGCTGCGAGTAGAGATACGAGATACTTCATTTTACTTCCTTTCAATCAAAGTTAAAAAATCACAAACAACTCATCATTAATTTTCTTCGGCCAATTTAGCAAAATAAGCCATGTCATCATCATCTGCTAAATCAGGTTCAACATCAACGGCTTTCTTAGGTGCCTTTGCTTGTTCTTTAACTTGTTCAACAGTTGTTTTTGCTGCAGGTGTTTCACCATTCAATCCAAGAACTTTGTCAAGGCGTTTCTTTAGATCATCATATGATTTAAATTCTTTGTCACCAATCAACTCTTGCAAAGAGTGTTGTGATTTCCAAATTGTTTCAAGTTCAGAATCATCTGTCGAAAGAGGAGAAGCAGATTCAAATTCAGACTTATCATAATTCTGATAGCCTTCAACTTTACGAATCTTTAGTTTAAAGTTAGCACCTTTCCATAAATCAAATGGGTTAACTGCCTGTTCATCTTCAAACTGAGGATTCATCGCCTCTGAAATCTTATCAAAGATTTTCTTGCCATAACGGAACAAGAATACTTTGCCTTCATTCTCAGGATGTTTTGGATCAGATACAATGTAAACATTTGAAACATAGTTTAGTTTACGTTTTTGTTTGCGAACAATATCTTTATTCGCTTCGATGCCAGAATTCCATAATGTAGAATTATGTTCACAAACAGGACATTTTTCGTCCTTTGTGGTCAAACAATTATCAATCAACCAACCACCAGGACCTTGGAATCCGTGTGAGAAGATTTTGACCCATGGTAGACTATCTTCACCATCTTTTTCAGATGCGGGAAGAAAACGGATAGTGGCCATGCCATTACCTGCTTTGTCAACTTCTGGTCGCCAGTAATTATCAGGCTTTTCAGAACCTTCGGATGTTTGAGAGAGTGCCTCGATTGCTTTAGATAGTTTGTCGAGGTTGCCAGATTGGCGTTTAAGATTTGCAAAACTCATAGTATTTCCTTTCGTATAAACGGAATATTAACGGTGTATAAAACGACTTATCCACAAACAACTCATTATATAATAGTATTTATCCAATGTCAAGCATACATCTTCAAAATACCAATGGTAGTTAAGGCATCCGTGTGAAGTATACCAATACCACCATCTGTTCTCCATTGATCAATGTTTTGTGAAGTGTCATCAATCAATAGATAATCTGGTCGAGCATATGTTCTTTTCAATCTTTTACCTGGTACCAGGTTAACAGGAAACTCAATGTTGTGTTTCTTTAACCAATCTATCTTCTGTTCTCTAATTTCAGCATCACGTTTCTCGGAAGATGTTGATGATAGAATTTCAGTAGGCAGGGGTAACGACCTTAGATAGTTAATTAATGTCAAAGCATCAGGCATTAAATCCAACTTTGCAAATTCTCTATCAGCAATAAACATTGTGAAGAACTTGTCAAAAGTTTTATATGTGTCTGCGTCCCTTGGAGCAATTTTATATAATTCTTTATATCTCTTGTCAAAGTCAGCGATTACACCGTCCATGTCAAGATATATTTTTGTAACTTTAGTATGCATTTTCTTTTATTTTTTCTTTCAAAATTTGTTTGAACTTATTTTTATCATAATGTAAAAATGGTTTATACTTTACACATTTCATTTTAAAATTTGGCCAAACAATGTCATCATATATTTCTTTTTCCCACATTGGAAAAAAATTCATTAAATCATCCAAAATAACCAGTGTTTCTATCGAAATGTCACCGTGTTGAGCATATTGCATCAATTTAGGAAATTCATTTTTATTTGCAATCAATAATTCATTTGGATTATCAACATTTTCTAACAGTTTAATTATATCATTTTCAAAGGTATAAGTCAAGCTTTGTTGCCGTTTTTGCCACTTCTTGTAATTATCTTCGGCTTCTGGACCAAGTATATCACCAATCCATTGGACATTATCTACCAAAAAATTGGCAATATAATAATCTCGTAATTCTGTCAATCCAAATTTACGTGATAAACGATAGAATGAATACTTGTCTTTTCTGGTAGAGAATGTGGTTTTGCTGACATTGGTTTTACCTTTATATTTGATATAATCATAACTATCTGAGGTAAAATGCAACTTCAACGCATGAAACATTGCGAAAGCGGCAAAGCCCGAATTTTCAACTGTCATACTATAATGGTAATCTAGATGTTTTCTTCAACATATTATTGTCTTGCGCTTCTTCTTTGATTTTAGCTTTGAGCGCAGGTGAGATTAGTGTTGCTGCTACTTCAATTTCCAAACCTGTTTCTTTACAATGATGGCAGATTGCATCCATATAACCTAACCGATGTTCTACCACCAATTCTTCAATCATCATACTAAATTTTTTTATTTCATCACGGGTGGGCATATTTAAATTCTACTATAAAATATATGATTACCTATTTTTGTTACAACCTTATTTCTATTCCAACCAGGATTTACATAAGTTGCGTGGTAATACAACGCATTTGTTTCTGCTATCTTATCATGTAAAACTGGAACTGTCAATGCTCTTTTTGCAATTAAATGAGATTCTTCCCATCTATACCGATCATGAATGTGTACCATTTCTTTGACCATACAAGTCCATGAGAATTGGCAAACTGTTCTTAAATTTTGATCAGTTGTTTTCTGATAAACAACCGAACATATATCTTTAGGGAAAATGCCACTATTTACACGGTTCAATGTGACCTGTGCTACGGCTAATTTACCTTCATATGTTTCGCCTGCTGATTCATAGTAAATGTTTTTAGCAAGGCATTCTACTTGTTTCTGATAATCTGCTGCAACTTGTTTTTGTGTTGCAGTTGTAACAAACTCTCTCGATAGAGTTGGTGCTGTGTATACGATTGTCAATACTGCTAATACTACTGCTAATGTGTTAAACTTCTGTGTGTTAAATTTAAACATCTTTCTTCCTTATTGATTACGGCAGCCAAACATCTGACTGCCTTGGTCTCCAATTACGAATTTGTTTTCGTTTTTACTTTAACTTCAGGTTGTGGAGTGGTTTGAGAAACGAATTGATTGAGAGCTTCCGCTTTCTTTACAATTTCATCTTCTGTGGGAAATGCCGGTAAGGCAGGGTAGTCAGGTGATGTTGTACCAGCAATTTTAGCTGCATCGACCTGTGTATGCCATTGTTGCTGTAGAGAATCACGTTTGGTGTGAAAATCATCAGTTAGCATATCTTTGGCCATTTTTAAGAGTTCTAGCCGTATCTCGTATGGTGTCATACTCATTTACTTCTCCTTTTGTGTGTTGTGTGTGTTATCAGCGAAATGTGTGTGCTGATACATTATATAGGCCAGGTGATTCTGTTGCTAAGTTCACCTGGTGAAACTCCGCTTACCGTTTAGGCAGCAAGTGCAAACTTATTATCGTTAGCGTTTAATTTAATTTGCTTCTTCGGCCGAGTATCTTCAACCCTAACGTCTTTAGCTTTGACGATTCTCCATTGTTCTAATTATTGCTATGTCGAATCTAGGCACCCCCATCAGAAGTATATTGCCACATTTGTGTTTGCTACCAAGAACCTGGTTCGTCAATATACTTTTGGTGGAGGTGGTGGGAATCGCACCCACGTCCACAACAACTTTGAAACAACTTCTACGAATTTCCTAGAATTAATAATGTTGCCATAACTAAAGCAACACCACCAATCCAATAATTAAATCTATTTACTTTTTTTTGTTCTACACAATCTTTACTAGGCATTACAGAATCCTTCCTAACAACCAAATGATAAAAAGAAAACTTAAACCACCAGCCAATACTTTTAGAGCCCCGATTTGTCTTGCGTTCTGCTCGGGAGTGCAGAGTTTTTTCCAATATTTGTTTTGCATAGTGTTCCTATTATAAGTGTTTATACTTATATAGGCAACCAGCTTACTTAATATTTACCACTTTTCTCATAATATGAAATGGCGTTGACTAGACCTGTGATGTGGTCCTCGGTCTTTTGTTTGAATACGATTGGATGGTTATTCTCAACGGCCATAATGATTACTAGGTCGTGGATAGGTTCACCTATCAACTCCTCATACATCAACGCATAGGCGCTTGTTTGCCAAAAATAATCTTCAATATCTTCATGGCTTTTAACTTTTTTGGATGTTTTGAAATCAATTACCGAAAGCACACCATCAAATTCGGCAATACAATCTACACGACCTGCCATATTCAATTGTTTTGACCAAAGTGCCTGTTCTTGGTAATGAATGTTATTAATACGATTCAGGTGTGGTTTAATTGATAAGAACATTTCATGTGCATCAGGCATCACATTACCCAAATCTTCATTATTCAAATATCGTTCACATAGTGTATGAACATTTGTACCACGAGAAGTTGCTTTCTTGGTAATTGCATTAGCAACATCATCACCTACTTTATTACGCCATGCTTGAAAGATGTGTTTCTTTTGAGCACCAATCACTGTAGTGACTGATGGTAATTTTGTACCATCAGGCAGTTTGTAGAATCGTCTACCATCAGGAAAAGTTTCTGATTGTAAATCTTGTAATTGTTTTGGTGGGCAGTAATTAAACATTTTTTTTCGTCAAAAACTTTTCTTTTAATCTATCAAATAATGCTATATCTTCTGGTGTAAGAGTAACAGCATCTACATTTTTTCTATATTCTTTTGCTTGATTCTCAACTTGAAAGATATTCCCATAATATTTGAAATTTTTGGTGATTTGCCTTGTGTCATAGGCATCCATAATTATATGATAACGATCTTCATCTGAATCATTTCTAATTTGGTGCCACAAATTCACCCACAGAATATAAACTGAACCATCAGCTGGCATATGTAGATTTTCACCTTGGCAGATATGCACACATTTCTTATTTGTAATTAATGGAATATGAATTCTTGCCATATAGTTATTTGTGTCTGAATCTTTATGAACCAAAGATTTTGAATGTGCCTGTAAACAAGATACCCTTGCTCGTCTAGGATAAAACCCTAATGATTCCAAATCATCCAACACTTCTTTAATATAACCAACACATCCTGCTGTTGGATTTTTATGTTCAAATCCTTCTGCGACATTCATATATTTCATGGCTTTATAATTATATTGGCCATTTGGAAAAAATACATCATTTGTTTCTTTATCATCAGAATGATAAACTTCCCAACCATCTCGCCAATCACCAGTTCTAGACAATAATGTCCAACCACCAAAGCCATGGTATTCTAGTGTTTCAAATTCTTCACCTTGAATCTGTTGTTTACCAAGAGTGAATACATTATTCTCAACCTCTTTTCTCAATCGGTCGATATCAACTTTATAATCCAACTTTTCATACCACATTATAAGTTTCCTGTTTCTTTTAAAATTTGACACACATCTTGATAATAATACTGTGTACCTAGAGTAATGGCAAGCCTTTCACTCAAAACATTATTTGGTTTTACTGCGTGTGGTCGTGTTACATCAAGTAACCACACTTCATTATCTTTTGCGATGAATGATTCTGTTTTTTCCAAATCGTCCTCTTGGTAGATAAATCCATTGGTTTGATTATCTATCTGATAGGTATTTGGTTGTTCATCTTTAAACTTATAAAACTGTGTTAAGCAATTTTCAGTTTTTATATAGAAGTTAATTGTTGAATTTATACCACTATCGGTGTGAGGAGGTATTGAATGGTTCACTTTCATTAAAGACATGAAGAAGTCTTTACGACATCTTTCCGGCAAAACAGAATATATTTGTGGATGTAATAATGAATTCAAGTTTAAATATTGTATGCCTTTAAATTGGCCATCAATATTTACACCGTAAGATATTTGAACATCAAGTGGTTCATAACCAGGAACAATGAAATTGTTTTTTAATTTAACAAAACTACTTCTTTGATTTCCATTCTTCATATTGTTTCACGATTTGACATTCATAATCCCAATTAATACCTTCATGTGGATTATCCTTAGCGGCTTGCCAAGGTTTACCCAAAATATGTTCGAGAATAGGAATGCCAGGATGTAATATTTTTTCTAATACATCAGCATAATCAGTAAACATTTGAAACAACCGCTCTTTATCGGGTTGTTGTAGATTTAAAATGTCGCTGTTCAATTGAGTATCGAAATATTTTACGATATGTTTACGATATAACTCAATTTCTTCTTCTGTAACAATACCATCACGGTTGATGTCGGCGTCTGCTACACCATCGTTATTTAAATCAATATCTTTAATATCAGACATTTTCTAATTTCCCCTGAAACAGTTTTTCTTTAAATTCTATTAATTTACTTAGATATAGAGCTGTGTAATAAGTAAAAAATACAAGAGCCCAAATTGTGTATACGGCCAAGACTTGTTGTTTTCTATTTGATTTTGGTTTTGGTGGTATATAACTGACCACTCTACAGATAACTGTACCAATTTTCATAATGATACGACCCATGGTGTTATCTTGTTTCAAAACACCCATCTTATAAGCCATATGTTCAGACCAAGGTGTTCCAATCTTAACAGCCATTTCAGTTGCAACAATCTTTTGTTCAATTTTACGGCGTGATTCTTTTTTGATCCAGAACATAAAATCTGGACCTTTAGCATTCATCCATGATGTAACGATACGAGCCCAACGGATATAACCACGATAAACCCTCTTATCTGTTTTACGTAACATCTGGCCATATGCCTGATCAGCTGCCCATATTGTAGAACTCATTAGGCCTTTATCATACAAATCAGCACAAACGATCTTAGAACAGTTACATGCACAGTTACAATTAAATGTTGCTGAAGCTGCGGCGCCACAATTGTAGCCTACAGTTGCATTACAGTTACAATTATATCCAGAAGAACAGTTACAATTGGCTTGAAGATACGATTGTGTATCACAGTTTGTGCAATTTATACCAGAACAATTTGTGCACTGAGATTCAAAGGCACCAAAAGGTAAACACTGCTGACATTGAATGTTTCCACAGTTACAGTTACAGTTTGTGCAATTTGTAGGAGGACAATTGGTATTTGAACAGTTACCATTATCACAGTTTCCGTCCATATTTCTCTGATAGTATGCTTTATCTTTAAAAGCATCCATGTTTGGACTGGCTGGAGGATTCTTTAAATAACCATTTAAAAACTGCAAAGATGCAGAATATGTTGCACCTAAACCTAGTTCGGTCGTTACATCAGATGTCGATATTTGGCCACTTGGTGTTGTCATTTTACTGTCCGTTACAATTTATTGTAGTATTTATGTTGTTTCCAACCGTGATTTTCCATATACTTCAATACCTTCTACCTGACCTATTTTTTCACTTACGACCTTGATGGGTATAACCTTTTTCTTTGGTTCCTCTTTGTGTTCATAGATTGTACCAAAAATATCTTGGCGTTCTAGGGGTAGACCTTCCGCCTTAATTAAAGTTGGAATGTAACCACCAGTAATTTTCTCAATGGCCAAGGCAAACAATGGTACATTATCTGAATATGAGTTTGCACAAGATATATCCCAAAACTTTTCATCTAGGAACATACAAGCACCTTTACATAGGTGTAAAACTGGACAACCGCTACATTCTTTACGATTACTCCAATGTGTAGAACTTTTGATTCGAACATTATCAAAATCATCTAGTGTTCCACTATGGTGACTTTCACCATTTTTACCCATTTCTAAAGAACTTACGTTTTGACAGGTCATAACATTACCACGCAGGTCAACAGCAAGGGTGTGTTCATCATCCATGCCACACTTTTGACCTAAGAATTTAGAATTTGTGTGTGTTAATACTGAACCAATAAACCCATCGATTTTGGCCAACTGGCCAAAGAATCCTATTTTACCTTGTGTGGTGAATATATCAGCAAATGCTGTTCTACGATATTCAAAGTGTTCTTGTTTTGTTTGTAATGAATTAACGATACCATCTTCATCATAAGCGTCAACAATACCACCTTCACCCAATACAACATTTGGATCACCGGTTAGTTTAACAAACCATTCATAAATTTCTTTACGTGATTTGTTTTTCGAATTCATCATTGGGTTGAAACTAAATGATTTACCCAATCTACTCATCATACGGTGAAATCCAAGAATTCTTTTCTTGGCTTCTGGATCATCAAATGGATCTGGCCCACGAACTGATTGTCCTGGTCCATCATGTGATATTGATACGGAGAAATCCATCATCATCAACCAATCAATGATATCATCAGTTAGAATTGACCCGTTGGTAATGATAGAGAATTGTGGTTTTCTTTTCCAATCAGAAAACTTTTCTGCAATAGTTTCGGCCAAAGGTTTTAATGTTTTCCAATATACAAGTGGTTCACCACCCCAAAACTCAACTCTTAAGCCAGACTGTTCATCAAATTCTAGTTTGTTAAATTTTTCCATAAAAGAATCGATATCTTTTTTGGATGTTTCTGGCATTCTTTCAACAAATTTCTGTGAACAATAATCGCAGGAGTAGTTACAACTCAAACCTAATTGAATTTTAATATGTTTAACTAATCTAGATTTTTTGAGTGGATTATTCTTGTCGAATGGGACATAAGGTTTTAAACCATGTGGTTGAATATTATTGTATTGTAATATGTTTCCATTTTCATCAGACAATATGTTGGTCATATTATCATAATAAAAAATCCTCTTATCGTCTTTTGACTTCTCGGTGTGTATTTCAAATAACATTATTTTTCCTGTAGTCCTTTAGTTGTTCTACTTCTCTTTGTTGTTTTATATATTCTATTAGTTCCTGTCGAACTCTTTCCTTGTTGTGATATTCGTAATATAGCCGCTGTTGTTTTGACATCATTCTTTTTTTGCTCATTAAAACTCCTATCGTTATTATTGTATTTTGGAATTTTAGAAGCAGGTTCTACAGGATTAACTTTGCCATTATCTGACCTCCTGATATTAAGTAGATGGGGAATTTGACTATTCACTGTTACCATTCTCTAGGCATCTTTGTTTTGTGACCGTGTTTAACAGTATTTTGTGGAACTTTTTCTTTGATACGACCAATAATCTCACGTTCAAATCTTGCATCAGGTTGACCAATACCTGGTACTGACATACGCATGCCGTCACCAAACATTGGTACATCTGTAATGTGTCGTTCTAAATGGGGATTATTTTGTTTGAAACCATCCAACTCCGATATCTTCATCGTGTGGGTTTCTATTTCGTTTGTTGTTTTATTTAAAAAATCATAGGTTGGCATTAACTATACTCATAGGAAAGTGATTCACGAACATTTTGTGACCACTCTTTCATAAAAGGTGGCACCTCTCTCTTATTTATCTTACCTTTCCATGACCACATTCTCTGTTTTTCCATGATATAGTAATTGCGATAAGACTTCAATGAATCACCTGGTACCTTACAAGCATCAGGCATGGCAGGTGTAGGACCAGTAAAACTTACTGCCTTTGGTATGTTGTTTGGTAGATTCCAAAATAAAGCTTTGACCAAACCATCAGATTCACATTTGTGAACTTTACCATAACGATAGGTGTATTCTTTACATAACTCATTTAACAATTTGCTTAACCAAATGTAATTTGAATCTGATTGGCGGCACCATACGGCTGATGGATGATTTACATGAGTGGCTGAATAAAGAATCGTTTCTCTTTCATCAGGTAAAATCCAGCGTTTCACTTTACGACCAGTTTTCGATTCAGCAATGGTTTCTTTGCCGTCAATGATACGGTGTGCCGTTGATAATAGTTGGCAATATTCTAGAATCATTTTTACAACGTGCTTATCAACATGATATTGAGCACATTTCACAGGATCATAATCAAGATAAAAAATATTCATAGCATTCTAATTAAGCCGATTGTATCAATAGTAGTAAGTAAAACGTAATTAGCAACCATGCCAAATGATTTACGAGTATAAGCAGCCCAACCATACATAGCACAACCAAGGATCCAAATAGGGTATAGAATAAGTAGGGGCGGGTTTGGTACTGTAAGAGCCATTGTGATAGAGCATCCAATAGAGATTGCCCATGCCAAGAGCTCCACAACAAAGCGGAACTTACCAGATTTCCAATCATCACGAATCCAATCAAATAAATTATAAAATAAATCGTTCACTTAACACTCATCAGACCTGATTATACTCTTTCTGCCAGAAAAAATAGAATCCAAATCATCTAAATCATCATCTTCAACAATTTTTTGATCAGGCTTTACAACTTCTAAGTAACCGTCTAAATGAAAACCACAACCACGCAGAAAGGTTTCAAACTCACCAACCACACCATCTAGTGTATCAGCATTGAATTCAAATGTTCTTTTAGTAACGATTGTGTCACCAAATGGTGATGGTTCATCTTCACAGACAAATGTAAATTTACTCATAGTTTTGGAATTTCCAATTCAGCAGGTTTCTTTTTTGGTGGAAAACGTTTTGCAATATCTTCGGCTGATACAGTTTGCATTGCAAATTGTTTGAATTGGTCATATGAATCTTTTACTTTCATAATACTACCATGTGTCATAAACAATGCACAACCACCATCAACTAGAGGAGCAATTTCACCAACCCTATCTAAATTGATAATAATTTTACACGATTTTTCTACTGATTCAACTTCAACAAATAATGCCATCACTCATCTCCTTTATCAGACTTCATAGTTAACTTGGCCATCTTGGCACGTTTTTCGGATACTTCTGCTTCAATCATCATATTCTTCCAATGTCCACGTTTATCTGCCGGCATAAGTGCCAATATTCTTTTGGACGATTTACTTAATTTAAAATCTTTGTTGGTTTTCATTTACCTGCCTTTTGAACTAATTCAACTTTATCACAATCTTTTACACGAACTAACAGCGTATCAGTTTGATTCAATGGTCGAACAAAAAAACATTCGCCTTTAACTGACCAAACCAATTTATTCTGTATGCCGCCATCAAAATTACCGTTGACTGGCAAATTCATAAAATATGGTGTGTAGTAAAATGTTAAACCAAACACAACAACAGCTACAAAAAATAAAGTTTTATTTAATTGTAACCATTCATTAATTTTTTTAAACATGAATCAATCCTTGAGTATATAATACTAACATTATACTAGCAAATACTGCCAATGTCAATAGAATTAAGGTAAACTTCTGTGATTCTTCTTGGTAATATTCCATTTCTCTTTGAATCATTTCGTGTTGAGCTAGAACCATATTAGGCACATCTGGTTCCATCATATTGATTGTTTTTTGTGATGATTCGAAACGCTTCAATGCCTGCCAATAACGATAATATGATATCATATCAATCCCAAAGGTTTTCGTAATACTTTCCAAATAGTCTAAATGCGTTACGCTTTCTTTCATTGTGTGCGTTGAGGCCGTCCCAATCTACTTTTGGTCCAACATAATCTTCATGCCATGGCAACTTGCCTTTACTTTCAGAGTGGTCAAAGAACTTACTTTCTGCATCATCAATTACTTTCTGTTCAAATGCCCAAATCATTTCATCTAACACATATTGCCAGCGTTGGTGAATCATGTCATCTTCACTTGATTCTAAAGCTTGAATAGAAGGATCAACCATCTTTTTACTTTTCTTTTTGCCACTACGCATTTCAGCCGGCACATCTTCTTCATCAACAAAAGGTGAACCATGAGATTCTGCTTTGAGTTGCTTCAGCATTGGTAGAATGATATAAGCCAAAGTGTGATCCATCGACCATGTATCCCAACGGTCAATCTTTACATAATCAATTTTTGGATGAATGAAATCAAGCACCTTTTGAATTGCGGTACAAATAGGCGAAAGCACCTTATTGCATTTCTCAATGAAAGGCTCTTCATAATCAATCTCACGCCAAAAGATAACCTTCTCCATAATTCTGTATGGAGAGAACCAATGGCTACGGTAACAACTCAAATAAACTTTCATTTTATACTTTCAATAGGTCACTCAATTTATAAGTTGATTTTAAATAAGACGATGGATTATCTAACACACTATATTCTAAATCACCTTCACGCCTTTGGCAATAGTTAATTTGAAAATTACATTCATTTACCAATCTAAATGTGGTAGCCATTTGTAATACCGAATGACCTTTACCATGACCTAGATTCTCTAACTTATTTGCCGGTGTTTCGATTGCCATTCGAATGGATTCACATATCTCATTCACATGAACATAATCACGAATGGGTGTACCATCTTCTGTATTATAATCACCGCCATACAAATTAAATACACCAGTTTCTTTGGCCTTTATCAGATTGGCCATTAAACCATCCGGATTGGTTGGTGCAATCCCATCAGACCCAATCACATTATAAAATCTGAAAGAGGTGAAAGTTTTTGAATTTTCAATGCAATATCTTTCGACCACATTTTCAGCACATCTTTTACTCAAAGCGTATGGGTTGATGGGATTAGCGGCTGTGCCTGTCGATGCAAACACAAAATTCTTAAAAAATACTTCTTGTAATACATTTACAGTACCATTGATATTGGTATTGTAATATGATATTGGTTTTTTTACTGATTCATTTACTTTAACGAGAGCTGCAAGATGAACAACAGTATCAAATACTGTGGTCGGCCATTTTACAAAGTTCTCAGCAATATCTAATTTGATAAAATGATTTGGTACCAAGTAATCATTAAATCTGGTGTTTTTATCAAGACCAAAAACCTCGTAATCATCCTTTTTGAGGAGTTTTACGAGGTGTTGGCCGATATAACCAGAACTGCCGGTTATTAATACTTTTTTCATTAAACTTGTTCTGCTTTATGTGCTTCTAAAGTTTTACGGAACTTATTGGCATGACTACGCTCTGCTTTGGCCAATGTTTCGAACCAATCAGCAATCTCATCAAAGCCTTCATCACGAGCGGTCTTTGCCATACCAGGATACATATCGCTGTATTCATGGGTTTCACCGTGAATAGCGGACTCTAATGCTTCTGCTACAGTTGCAGCCGATAGACCAGTGCCTGGATCTCCAGCACCACCACTCAACAAATACTCCATGTGACCATGAGCATGGCCTGTTTCACCTTCTGCTGTAGAACGGAATACTGCCGCTACATCTGGTGCACCTGCTACGTCAGCCATGTTTGCGAAATACAAATAACGGCGATTTGCCTGTGATTCACCTGCAAATGCCTCTTTCAATGCTGCTTCGGTACGAGTACCTTTTACTGATTTTGCCATACTACTTCTCCTTTACTATTGAATAATATTCTTCTTTAAAACAACCACACTCAGGACAAATGAAAGTATCTGGCAAATCCTCAAATTTACCTTCTGCCTCATCATCATGGACATGGCCACACACGGTACAAATATACTGCAATTCCATAACATCTCCTTTAATAGTTAAAAACTAACAATATTACTTATACATAGTTTATCACTATTAGATGGTTTTGTCTAATGATATTTTTTAATTCTGATTATCGATTTTTTCAATCTTAATCATCTTACCATCCATGAACAAGGCCTTATATTCAATCCAGTTATCGGCCTTCCAACCGCCATTCTCTTTATCTTCACGGTAGAATCGAATGAGGCCATCAAAGTCTTCCTCAAACTTCCAATAGAAGTCTTTCCGTTCTATACGGATTTTAAGCCAACTATCTGGTTCATCATGTAATTCCATGGTGTAACATTCACGCCATAATGTACCATCTTCACGAATCTCATAATCATCCAATGCCTGTTGTTTGGTGTCTTTGGTCTGATACTTATGGCCTTCGTAGGTGATATAATCAAACATTCCCATAATTACTCCCAAATTCTATGTTTTTCGGCAACCCATTCATAACCATCATACTCATCAATCTGCCATTTTACATCATCCGGAATTTCTACAATCTTTAACGATGCAGCAAATCCATTGGCTTCGTCACCAAACTCCTCAATTACAGAAATTAAATTCTCATCATTTCGTGGTGAGTAATGTTCATATTGAGAAATGAAATAGTCATCATTACCAACATGGCCTTTAACAAAATAATTTGTGTGACCAAAATCAGTTTCAGCACTTTCAAATTCAATACCTTTCAACTGCAAAAGCTTTTCAAAAGCTTTATCAGAAAGGCCAAAACCACCATGTTGTTTGTTAATTGCAACTTTCATTATACCTCCAAATATTTTAATTGAAAATTATCAGCACGAGCTTCATAATTAATGTAACCACGAGGATTACAAACCACTCTGGTGGTGCCAATCAGATAATCAAAATCTTCATGTGTGTGACCATGAGTCCATAATTTGATTTGTGGTCGATCCAAAATGAATTCATTCAAATCAGAACTATAACCACCATTCATCAAGGCCTCATCTCTATATCTTGGATGGGTTGATAAACGGCTTGGTGCATGATGGCCAACCACCACAAACTTATGGTCATGTTTGCCTTCTACTACCATTGAGATGTAGTCAACCATCGCACGGTGTTCTTTCACCGCATCTTCAGGTGAAAATCTGCTATCACGATATTTTCTCTCACGCTGACCATCATTCTCAACCCAATATCCCACCTGGTTGGCACTATTCTTCACGCAACGAAAATCATTCATGGCTCTACCAATGTGCCATAGTGTCAATGGATCTTCCTTATTCATATCGGTCCACAAGGTACCACCAATGAATGTGACCTCATCAAATAAAGTCCATGCTTCTGTGTCTAGAATTTGTAGATTTGGCAGATGCTTTAATCTCTTTTTTAAATCTTTTACTGTGTGTGCAAAATCATAATGATAATGCTCATGATTACCCACGATATACACAACATGAGGAAATTTATTGCAGCAATCATAAAAGAAATCGTGAAGGTTCTTTGACTTTTCGGTAGCCATAGGATCATCATGGTCAAGCAAATCATGAGCAACGCAGATATCACCAGAAAGGAGCAATACATCAGCAACTTCCGTATTTTCTAATACGATAGGTCCAAACTCTAAGTGAAGGTCTGATGCTAATGCCAATTTCATTTAATGTACCTGTTTGTTTTCTCGTTCTGTTTTATGTATAACATCTTTTGGTGATTCCAAAAGTTTTAAATAATCTTCTTCAATATTACTTTGTTTTGCTACCCACGTTAATCGTGCCAATATAACGGCAATCAAATTAAGTGGATGAATTTCAAATGTAGTCATCCACTTTAATAATTCTGTATCAACATCTAACGATAGTTGTTCTAACATTTCATCATTAAATGCGTCCATGATTCACTTTCACCATCTGGCCATTTCTCCATTGCTTACGCCATTTAACTGGCTCAGCATTGTTCTCACGGTCACGCCATAGTGCTGCACATTGTGATTGTGTCAAACCACCATACAAACTACAATCTTCCATAAACATCTGTTGGTCAGTTTTAGGTTTCGATTCAGGTTTAACCTCAGCCACAGGTGGTTGTGGTTTAACTTCTTCCCACTTTGGTTCTTCATTGACAATTGGTGCCTTAGCTACTTCAATCGATTTACTATCATTCTTTGATGGCATAGCAAACACGACAACGCAGAACACGATGCCAATGCCAGTTACAATGAATCGCCAATACATACCAACCAAAAAGATGGCAATAGCAGCAACAATTATAATTTGTAATACACCAGTGGTTAAGCCTACTGCGGCTAAATTATCAAATAATTCCATGATTACTTTTTCTCAATATATGGTTCACAATGAACATTGATTGGCACTAATACTTTGCCAGAATCAGTTTTCTTTACAACATACTCAACATTCGGTTTCATACCTGCACTAACACAATCTTTATTGTATTTGATGACATCGGTATTGGCCAATGCTTTGGGGCCTTCATAACCAGAAAGTTTTGGTGTTGAACTACAACCCACTACCAATAATAATAAACTACTAACTACTATGCTTTTTTTCACTTTTTAACTCCATAATGTATTGAATAACTTCTCTTGCTTCTTTCAAATCGGATTTGTTTACTGCTTCATCAATCATTTCCAATTGAACTCTATGCAAATAATTTAAATGAATTACAATTGCAGCTTGTTTTAAATTATTCACATTTAAAGTTTTATAATAAACATATTTTTTGTTCATTGTTTCTCCGTGGTAATATTAATTGATTTAATAACGTCCACACCTTTATCTAAGGATTGTGCTATGCCAGTAAAACCTATCGTGGCAATAAAAAATCCTAAAATACAACCTAACACAAAGTTAATCATAAAATTCCTCTCTTACTTTAGGTACCATTGTATCACAACCACGGAATAACACAAACGAGTGTTGTATGGACACAACATCATTCAGGTATCAACTCCAATTTACCAATGCCAATGTATTCTTCAATGGACTTCTTTAGGTTGCGCTTGGAGGTCGATGGTGCCACGAACACATAGTCCTGATGGTCACCGTCCTTAGGCGCAAGGACGCTGTTTAAATAGGTCAAAGCATCAACAGGATTGCTGAACTCTTTTTTACCTACATTATTACATAGATTTGGTTTTGCAATGTATTTCATTTCTTACCTTTTGTTTTTTCTGCCAATTGTTCACGCAAGGCAGCACATTCTTCTTCAAGCATTTTGTTCTTACGAACTTCTGCCATCATTACATCTTCAAACAAACTCCACAACTTATGGAATTTCACATCATAAACATGAGCAAGAGCCATTACTTGGTTTGAAAAAGAATCTTCACTATTGTTTTCTACCCAACCTTCAAAGAGGCCTTCATCAAGCTCTTTGAGGTCATCCACAATACTCCAACATTTTACAATTTGTTGTTCAAAATCAAACCTGTCGCTCGGCATAAGTTTTCATCCATTCTGTTAAAATATTTTTGGCTTCTCTACGCTCAAGGCCAAAAGCTTGTTGCAAATAAGGTGCAGCACCAAACATATTGGTTACACCAGTTTCACGCAATGTATCCAAATACTCAAACATTTCTTCTTTATCGAGTGTCATAATTTTCCATAATATAAAAAGGTGCCAATCATATAGCCCGAGCGTTTCACAACGAGTCTAAAAAACTATATGATGGCAGAGAGATTAGGCAGCGACTGATTCTGATTGAACCGCAGCTACTTTAGGTTGTGCCTTAGCAACAGCACCTTTGAAACGGCCATTGGCATCGAATTGATCAAAGTTAACCAATTGGTACGCTTGAACTTTGCGACCACTCTTGATTACTTTAACGATACCACCATCTTTACGAATGTTATAGATGTTGGTACTCAAACGATACAATACTTTTTCTTGATCGGTGCCTTTGAATACTGCCTCGATTTCAGCAGGACTTACAGGTTTACCAGATAATAATACTTGGGTAATTTTCTCATGACGGTTTACCTTACCTTTACGAACTGTTAATGCCATTGTGATACTCCTTCAAATAAACATAATAAAAATGTATCCTATTATACACAAGAACCTAGGTTTTTGTATACTATATGATACATACACATAACCATTCTATCATACCTGTGGTTGGTTGGCAACCTCAGATGTGGTAGAAATGGTACTTGTATTGGCAGGTGATTCTACCGAACTATCAACCTTCGAATACAAATCCAGAAATGCCATTTTCGTTTCTTCATCAAAGCGATTCACACACAAGGTGATGGCCTTCATGCGGTCTTTGAAAATGGTAAAAGCTTTTGCAATATGTACCAATCGGCGAGTGGAAATAATCTCATCAGTAGCACCTTCGTCATATGATTTGCGTACCACATCTGCCCATTGTACCAAATGATCCACAAATTCTTTGTCATCAATTAATGGTGTAAGAATCTTTTTCTCAGTTTTGGCATCAGGATATTCCTGTTCTACCGTAATTGGAAAACGCTCTAAGAAAGCATCATCAAGAATCTGTGATAGATACTTGCCTTCATCACTACCACGACCTTTGGTGTTGGCGGTGGCGATGATAGTAAAGCCAGATTTTGGATATACCATTTCACCTGATTTCTTATTGTAATGTGGTTTGCCTTCCATAATACCTTGCAAGCACATTAGTTTGTTTGAACCACGGTCAACTTCGTCAATCAACAATACTGCGCCACGCTTCATAGCGGTGATAACAGGACCATCACGATTGACCACATTACCATTGACCAATGTAGGACCACCAAGCAAATCAGTTTCATCAGTTTCAACCGAAATGTTTACACGAATACATTCACGCTGTAATTCGGCACACACTTGCTCAACCATCAAGGTCTTACCATTACCTGATAAACCAGTAATGAAAATTGGATAGAATGCTTTGCTTGATACAATGTTTCGTAAATCTTTGTAGAAACCAAATGGCACATAATCAGGCCATTTTTGTGGCACCGATGGTTCGTTCTCATCAACCAATTTTGGCTGGCGGAACTCTAACACTTGTGCATAAGCCATTTCAGTTTCAGGTTCTTGCTGTGCTTGTTTCACAACTGGTTCACCTGATGCAGGCACTTTGTATTGGCCTCGGTCATGGCGATATTGTGCCTTCGTAACCAACCAATATGGATACGGTGCACCTGATTCGTTACATACTCTTGTAATGTCATCACGATTCAAAATTGGTTCAACACCAAAAATTGATTCTGCTGCTGTTACAAAAGCTTTTGCATTTTTATTCATACATTCTCCAATTAATCATAACAAAATACTGGTGGGTAAGGATGGATTCGAACCAACTCAGCCTGAGGCAACGGATTTACAGTCCGCTGTAGCTCTCCAACTCTACGGCTTACCCAATTTAACCTACCATTATACAGGTGCCACATCAAATGTCAATCGACTGTTGTTTTTTAGCAACACTCTCCGAATGCTTACATTTACCACGATACGAATAACCAACACAATTACATTGGTACTTACCAGATTCTAAGGTGACTGTATAGGTCTTGCCAGAATCACTCTTAACCTGCCAGTTAGGCACATTCAAAGCTTCTGGTTGGTCAACCACCACCGTTGCACCTATGGCGTCCAATTCTTTGTGTTTGACCTTCACGAACTTACGCCTACGAGTATCCATTGGTAATGGTTTCTTGAATACCATCACCTGACCATCACTCTCACGAGCATAGGCCAATATATTGGATTTACCATCAAACAAATAGGTATGATTAGGCACCACAAAATCTGGTTCATTCCATTCTGTAATTTCTTTGTATGCTGATATACCCATCATTCATCTTTCCATTGGTCATTTTCACCGGTTTCAGTCCAAACATTCCAAATCTTTGCTTCTGGCCAACCGAGTTTAATACTATACACCGCCTCTTGTGCTGAAATGGCGGATACTTCTTCATAGTGGTGATTATTAACCTTACTCATAGGATGAATTGAATCATCTACAAATTCAACCAAGTAATAATTCATTCTTCTTCCTGAGCCAAAGCTTCAAACACATTTTGGTAAATGATGTAAATATTTTCATCACCATGTTGTTTGAAAAATTGTTGTTTGCAATCTTCCATATCTTCGGCACCAAAATGATATTGATTGCCTTCAACTGTTTCAACCATATAAATTTTATAATCAAAGCTCATTATGTTCTCGCAATGTTAGTATTGTACCGCTCTTCATAAATTAATACGATAGTATCATCAGTCAGCTCACGCAAATTATCAGCCAGCAACTCTTTGGTCACAGCCAATAATTCTGTTTTCTTGAGCTTTTTGATATCAAGCATCGAATCATTTACCAATTCATCAATTAATTGATTAATTTGTCTACTCATATTAGTCCAATAATATCATGTATGCTGAAGCGTTATTGCTACGAAACCAATCAAGGCCTTTACGAACACCTTTATAATCACCCATCAATTCACAACCTTTGAGGTAATCATAAACTGCAACCTCATCAGGTGTTAGAACTGTGCTCTCACCACTAAACGGGTTTTGCACCTCAACTGGTTTTTTATCCAATACCATAATGCCTGGAAATAATTCTTGAATCGATTTCTTTTTCATGCTGTTTCCTTTTCTTTACAAAACTCAACAAAATCAACCAATGAACCATTAAAGATTTCTTCGTAGGTTTCATCATTTGTCATACCAAAGAAATTACAACCACAATTCATTACAATGATTTTCAATCCGTTCTCTTGCTTATAAATGTGATATTCATAATCTTGACCACAATCTTTAGCAATTACAGGATACAAATAGAAACCACCTGGTTCTTGTTTGAAGTGTGCTACCAATTGTGCAGCCAAATCACCCATACCATTGAATACCACTTCTTTGACCGTTTTCGTATGAATCAAGCCATTCACCATACGACCACCAGATAGAAACTCGGCCAATTCGGCACCATGGCCTGTTGGATAACCATCATACTGACGATAAAAATTGATAATTGGTTCATTCACTACTGAACCTTTTTCTGTTATGTAAGAATCATACACAAATGTTAAACTTCTGGTACCCATAAATTCTCCTTAATGACTACGATTATTAGCCCATCTAACACCACGCTGAAATGCCTCACGCTCAATACGAATCTCACGGACAGTCCGTGCATCACGCTCATACACATCAAAAGCTTTTGCATCACGCTTACGAGTAGAACTTGCACCACGATTACGAGGACCACGGAACATTACAAAATATTTGGTAAAATCAATGAATTGTTTTATTGTTTCATAGTTACCAATTGGCATACCTTTGTAGATTGACCGAAAGCCAACAGGCGATATGTGATTGGCAAATATTGCTTTCATCACTGCTTCTTTTTCTTCATAACTAAACTGTTTCATTTACGCTCCACACCATCTAATATGATTAAAATTACCAGTTAATACATTACCACGAGCAAAGTTTCTTGCCGGTGCATTCCATGATGCTGATTTGAGAATGTCACCACGCTTAAACTTTTTATCATCTACCAACATCACCCACGAATGTGAACTGCGTTGGTTATCTTCCATGATGATATGCACATACTTACGACCATTTACAAAATAAAATTTTTTGTTATTGTAAGCCGCTGTATTGGTATAATCATTAGCCAGATGGTTTACATAATTTTGAATTGCTTTATCTAAATCCATATTAACCTCTACTCAAATTAATCACACGAAAATCAAATTCCATAAAACTGGTTTGGTGCGGTACAAACATAATCTTACCAACACGATTCTTTTTATTAGGTCTGGTTTCAAACTTCACAAACTTATCAGCAGTCACCGTAATTTTGTAGCAGTTAAAACCAGGTTCATTACAATTTGCCTGCTCTACCACGCCTTCAATAAATGCATCATCACGACCAGCACATGGTTTAAAATCATATGCACGAATCACATCACCAACTTTTGCAATACCTTCAAATTTCAACATATTATAGCTCCTACTCAATTAATACTACCATTATACACTTACCACAGGGGTTTTCAAGCCCCTGTTGTAAATATACAACACTATTTGGTCTTTTTAATAGAATACCCTTTTAATAAAACCCATTCCACATACGCCTGAACGATTGCTGGTGTATCTGGCGTTTCCTGTTGAAGTGCCTTTAATTCTTTGATTGTAAATTCCCATTTACTCATAATTATGCCAAACTTTCATAATCTTCAATAATGTGCCGTTCTGACATATTATCATATTTTTCAATAATCAACTCTTTAAGAGCTTCGAGCAATTCACCACGGTTCGATGTTTGAAAATAATTCATTTTATCACGAACCAAGGCTTCACGCATACGGTCAACATTTGAGATACTCATACGGTCTCCTTAAACCATTCAGTCCAGAGCTCTCGCTCATTCATTTCATTCACCAATTCTTCATCGGTAAAATTGTCATAGCCTTTGAAACCAGAATACAAAAAATCAAATAGAAAATCCGTATCGACACCATTATTTTGAATACTATCAAAATCAGAGTCAATTAGCATTTTAATCATTTCTTGCCGTCTACTCATATTAATTATTGTCCTCTTCCGCATTTTCTTCTTCCCATTCACGCATGGATTCGGTGATACAATACATTTCATTCAAAGCTTCGGGAAGATATTCTTCCGCTTCATCAGCATTCATGCCAGAATAATCATAGAATTCATCCACGCCTTCATACACACCAGCAAAACCCATACCAGGTTCATAGTAATATGCACGAACCGCAAAACCTAATTGTTCCAACTGCTCATAGGCCTGTATTGGAGGACCCCATGGACTATCAAATGAACCAGTCAGCGTATTACCATCAACCTCACACTCATAAGGGCTGATATCCCACTTGGTACCCCAATTATTCACACACCACGAGTACCAATCAGAGGCACCATACTTCTCCTGTAATTCTTCATTGGTGAACCGAGCAGGTGCCGTGGTGTCTTCCAACTCTTTTGGTAGTGGAATAAACTCATTCAACAATGTGCCATCAGCAAATGCTTTGGTGGCACGCTCGACCATCGCTTTATCAGGATGAGATAACTCAATATTATTATTACACCAATTTGGCATATTCAAAACTCCTTAATCACAAAATAAATTAATAACGCTGATGCTACCATATACAACAAAATACCTACATTAATTGCAAGCATCATACTTTGATTACCTTGCATACATCCAATACAATATCAAACTTACGAAATTGCTCATTGGCATAGGCCACGGCTAATTGGTAACTGTCAAAAAGTAAACCATCACATACATAAAATGTCATATAATCACCTTATCAATAATTCTAAATCAGCACCCCAACCATTTACCTTTACACAGGTAGCGGTTAATACTTCGTATGGTGCACCTTCTTCCCGCAAATCATCAATACGATAGCGTGCGGTATGCTCTTCGGCATATAAACCAAGAATGGTTGGATTGTATTGGTTCTTACCTTCGCCATTGTGGCCGGTTACGATCCATACATCAGTTTGTTTGCTCATCATTTTCTCCAAATAATACAACTATTATACAGGAAACTGGTATAAATGTCAATACCCTGTATAATAGTCGACCAAAATGGTCAACTATTGGTTAATCACACAAATTAACCGAACAGGCCAAAATCAATTGGCGCTTCGTTTTATCCACACCTACAATGGTATCAGCATTCGCCCAGCGTAAAACACCATAACCGCTCTGGTTTTCACCAAGTTTTCCGGCGCTCCGATACGCTTCAATGATGGCCTGCTCAACTTCTGGCGTAATTTCACCATCATAATCAATATCAATACCATCCAACCAAGTATCCTGATAAGATTCCATGCGGTGACTGCCTTCCACCATTTTCCTAGTTTTTACTAACAATTTACCACCAAACATATTACACTCCATACATAGAAGGTGGAGATATATTTTTGTTACCAGCACGAACAAAATATATTTCCTGTTCAACATAATCCAATGGCAGGTGCAATACTCTTGCAATATGCTCACTGGTACGGCCTTTGAAGTAAAATTCCTCAATCGCCGAATAAATCAATTCTTTTTCATTTATTGCTTTCATATTACTCCAAGGTTAATTCTTCAATTTCCACATCCTCGGTTTCACCAAGGTTCTTCAATGGTATTTGATTCTGTACCATTTTCATAAACGCTACCGCCTTATCGTAATCAGAAAAGGCACGGAGATTCAACCATTCCCAACCGGCAAAATCAACCAAGGCACCAGATTTTACAATATACACATTCATAATAATACCACCATTAATAATAAACCAAATAAAAACACATATAGATCCAACTTATACGAATATGGCATAATTACTCCGCAAAGTCCGTCCAATATTCTACTGCCTGCTCTGCCATTTCCAATGAGCAACCTAATGCTTGGGAGATTTGGTCGGCATTGTAACCACACTCCAATAATACCTGGACTTCATCCAGAAATGCTTTCATACCGCTCATGCTGCCTCCTTCAAAATTGTAATATGCTTCACAAAGCCAGAGGTATCGGCTTTCGCTTTACCTTTGGCATACAAACCAACCACGACACCACGAGGATCCAGAAAGCGTAAGTCCGAATCATCACCGTTGAATATAGGTGCCACGGCAGAATAACCAGGTGCTGTAAATATATGTTGCTTTGGCATGGCCATGGTTTTCTTCAAACCAAACACCACAGCAATATTCATACCTGACTGCCAAGCACGCATCACATCCGCATCATTACCATCCGCTGCTGAAAAGGTTAGGTGGTAATTGGTGATACCTGATACCTTACGACCAAGCACCTTGGTGTAATCATAGAATTGCACCTCAGCAAACGCTGCAAAAATGTTAGTATATACTACACCACGGCGAGTAACCGAATATTTTTCCCACGATAAGTCCGAGGTGCCATTCAAACGGAAAACAGGAATCAAATCTAATTTAGCCGATTGTTTAATGGCCAACTCAATATCAGCAACCAACATGGACATAAATTGCTCACGGTCACTATAAAATAACCGAGTTTTACGAATCCGTGCCTGCTGAATGGTATTGGTGGTTTCACCACGCTTAAACATACCACCACGACCTGCCGTATTCAAACAAGCAGCCGCACAACCGTGGGTGGCCTTTGGACAGGTATTATAACCAGAAAGCGTAGCAGGTGCAAGGTGCAAAATGTAGGTGTTATAACCTTGAGCCAAACCTTTCAAAACCTTAGGATTGCCAGTAGATAATAATTTCATAATAAAAATTTCCAATCAATCAAAACAACCATTATAAAGGTATGGTATGGAATGTCAATAAAAATCGAACATCCGTTGTAAAAAAACAACACCAAAACCTGTATATAACCAAAAGTAATATAGCAAGTGTTGCAAAGTGTGAAATTGTGTGAAAAAGTGGGATTTTCGCTAATACCATCGCCGCATATATGCTACTTGCGGCTCTTAGTTTGTTCCCACGATTCTCCGCACAATTCCTACCATTTCCTGAGTATCCTAGAGAAGAGCTCCTAAGCATTTCAGAATACCTCATTTAATTCCGTGTAAATTACTGAGCGGCCATGGCGCTTTACTAAGGCTATTTCATTACAGCGCCGGCTCTCTAGTGTGAATATACTAGGCTTTTCTACTGTAATATCCACCTTAACGGTTAGGCCAAGGTCAGCCTGTAGCATGGCCAATAGTGCTTTCTTATCGTTTAGTGATAATGCTTTAATATTCTCTAACATATTACACCTGTAAAAATGGTATTACTAATAACGCCTCCGTGGAAGCGCTACTATAATACCACTTTAAGCGGTAATTACTGTAACCTTGGAAGGTTTACGATTAGCCTTGATAGCTTTGGCACCGACTGGATTGCGAAGCGCTTCGAGCTTGGCTTCCAGAGCAGCGATACGAGCGGCCTTCTTTTCAGCACGAGCCAGAGCGGAATTCTGCTTCCGCTGGAAATTGGCTTCACGGTTAGCCGCAATGTGCTCTTTAATCATTTCCTTAATGGATTTTACCAAAGCCCGCTTTTCACGGATTGAGAGGTTTTGAATGGTATCAATGTATGAAAACATATAATGCTCCTATAAAAAATAAATTTAATCAATTAACTACAATAGAACCCATTATACAGGTTCGGCGGTATTTGTCAAATGGTATTTTCTGCTGCCGTAAGCGCTTGATTGGTATAGGGATAATACTTGACCGGCCGGCTGGACTATTGGTGGGGGTGGCTCTCGGACGCATACGGACGCACAGGAGCCCCATGGTGGACAAGGCTCGGAGGCGTATAGGAGCAGCTCTGGAGCCGTGTGTGGTATGACTCGGATTCTGCCATTGTGCGAGCTCTGGACCGACTGTTATATTGTAAAGGGGGGAGGGGGATAGTAAAGCGTTAGCTAAAAAAGCGCCACCAGGTCAAACTCTTTTTTTCAATTTTTTATTTTCTGGGGCTTCCGTCAGGATTTCGAAATTCCAAATTTTTTTTCAGGACCGGTCCACGAGGATTCTCTTTTCTATTTCTTCTAGGTCTTGTAAGATTTTTTTTAATTCGGATACAGTAGCATTACTTTTTAATGCATTTGCTCGATGTGAAATAATTCTCACATTATCTTTGGTATAACCTCCATCATTGTCAATTCTGTCTATCGATGGTGAATTGTCGGTATATCGACCTTGTATATCTTCACGAATCTCAATACCCAATACTGGACAAATTTTTGGTATAATCACATCCGAGATATCAATGTTAAATTCTAAACCTTTTTTCTTAGCACGGTTCTTTGCTTTTGTTAGTAGTATACGTTTCTTGTTATTTTTGACATATTCAATCGATTTAATGTTACCACAGATTACACATACACCATCACGTGTATATCTTTTGGAAATATGTCCTTTTTCACAAGGTAATCCGGTGAAATAGTGTCTATCACCGTCCAGTTTAGCTTGGTCTCTACTTTTAACGGGATCCATGGAGTTGTTTCTCTAATTCATTAATACGGTCTACAAGTTTCATTACATCTTCAACTGGTACCCATTTACCAGAGATATCGGTACAGAAGGCTCTCATACGGTCACCCGAAATATGAATGGTTTGTTGGTTATATCCAATATTATGTTTCTCTAAAGTTTCTACCATACTCTTATTCATGTTGTATCAAAGTCCTTTCTTGTATTAACCAGTATCTTTCTACAGCAGCCTTAGCGGTTTCAGAATTAATATACATGCCTAATGAAATAGCTTGACTGGTATTAGGATAAACTGTGGTGGTATGTTTCGTATTAATCTGATGACCAGCACGGTTTACTTCACCAATGATTCGACCAGTATCATCATAGTATAGAAAGTGTGCAACGGTCTCTCCGTCCTTCCATTGGTGGATATTCATATAAACCTATCTGGTCGATCAAAGACCATTGCGATACCACAGATAGTCAGAAGAAGATAACCTTTCGGTGTTTTCTCTTTGAAGAACCAGAAAGATGGTGAAAGCCAAAGAGATGGATAAGTCCAGTATTGGAAGATGTGTAGTAACCTCATTTGGCGTCCCTATCTTTAATGAGTAAATTGGAAATTGTTTTCCCATTTTGGTCGGTGCAAATCCAAGTATGGCTCAGCGGCTTCTGAGGCCGACATTGGAGAATGATTTCCCGACCTTTAGAATCTTTTGCGGGAGCCTCGGAAGGCGCTTCTTGTCCGGAGGCGGCGGAAACGCAGAGGATTAAGAGAGATGGTATTAGAAGGAGTTTTGCCATAATATAATGATACGTTTCGCAGAGGCGTTTCGCTATTGTGTGAGGTTACGCCAGAGGTCCTTGTAAGTTTCGATGAGGGTTATCCAGAGAGTAATCACGGTACGGATCGGATGCTCAATGAGGGTTGCGAATGCGATGAGTGTTGCTGGTATGGCAACCAGAACGGTGATGATAAAGCCGATAATGCCTAAAAACGTAATCATGTTGTTTCTTTCACATATTCATTTGAAATGGTTCGTGCTTCTTCTTCGGTGGTGGCGGTACGAACAGCCTGCCACACTCTGTTATTATAACATTCAATGGTGTAATGAGTTCTACGGTCATATACATCAGCCTGTCGGCTGTTTTCGGTAATACTAAATTTAGGTCCTAGTTTTTGTGTTGTCATATTTAAGTCAAGCGGTATCTGTTCAGTTAATGGTGTAAAAAATAAATTCTTTTGTACCATTATCTCTCCCACTTTTGACCGCCCTTCAGAAAATCAATAATCTTTTTGGATGTAGACACATGACGATCCTTCACTTTAAGCAACTCATCAAATTCTTTAGATAGAATAGTTAATTTTTTACTTTCTATAACCGCATCTTCGTAACCTGGATGATAAGGTGCTTCTGCAACAAGGTTCGGTTCTTCCATGCCGTTGGCAGAAGATGGTGTTACACAAGTTAAACCTGGATCATAAGCCGCTTTTCTATCATCTGATGTAAATGTGGTCATATTATCTCCTATCGAATTCTTGATCTAACTCCATTTCTTTACGAATCTCATCAATACGGTGTTGTAATACAGAAGCGGCCGTATTAAAATGTCCTGTGCCTTCGGATTTAGGTTTATAGTAGTGTCGTAATAAAGTTTCTTTTTCGGTTTCTAAAACGGCAATATATTCTTCGTTAGTAATATCAAAAGGCATATCATTCTCCAAAAATTAAAACAATCTCATTCTCACTTACAATATAATAATCTTTATTGTCGTATTTGATTTTTCTTGCTTGGTTCCAATTGGGTAATACCAGATCACCTTCTTTGACTAATTCGACATTTGGTCCAAGTGATACTACTTTACCTCGATTGGCTTCTGCTGGATCGGCCGATGAAAGAACAATACCAGAACTGGTAACCTTTTCTTTCTCGATCAACTCTACTGCTACATTATTCTTGATAGGTCTTAACAATTACAAATCTCCTTCCATCATTACACATAGTTACCACATCTATTGGAGCATCATAACTCAACTTATTACAATTATACTGTATCTCAATCATTTTGTCAAATTTTTTGTGGTAATCATCATTAGACGTATAGGCATAGGCCATCGTCAAGGCAATTATAAAGAGGGAGAGTCGGAGATATTCTAACATACCCTTATATATGCCAGTATTATCTCCGTTGCGCCGCCAACTGGTCAATTACCTCTTGTATTTTATTTCGTATATAACTACCATGTGGCGTCCAAGGCAGAAGATGTTTTAGAAATTTCAGTAGTTCATCAGGATGCATCTTTGAAAATACTCGACCATTTTTCTAGTTTCTTCTTTTTAAGTTCCATATAGGTCATCAAATCTTCTTCGTTGACTACCTTTTGTTCTACTAATAATCCAATCATACAAAGTAACTGTCCTAGTTCCATCGTTAGGCATTCTCTGGTTGTTGGTGAATCTTCATTTGGGTAACACGAATCAAAACCGAACCGAAATATCTTTGAGGCGGATTGAATTACTTCAGCACATTCTTCTTGTAATATAATTAATGTTTCTCTTGTTTTATTTTCCACAATCATCTTCTACAAATTTAATTACAGGCATGTATTCTTCCACTTTTTTAATTGCTGCCTCTTTTGTGGGAGCAATTACTTTGCAAGTATACAAACCATCTTTCATACTAATCGTAAATGGTACAACACCATTAATAAACCATTCTTCTTGCACATAACACTTGATATGCCATTCTCTGGCATCAAGGCAGCGTTTAATCATTTCATCAGCAATTTTCTTAGGATTGAATTCATCTTCAGCAATCATATTAGACATCATTCCACCTTTCAACTAAAAATTGTGGACCTTTCTTTTCTTCGGCCAGCACATAATCTTCGGCCAAATCTTCTGCTCGTTGATAGTCAGCCGTTGTTTCTTTTTTAATTATCTTATCATTCAGATAATAGACAATCGTATAATTGAAATCAGCTCGTTCAACAATTGCTTTTTTATCACCATTCATAAAAGTAGACATTTGCATTTTATTCTCCAAAGGCATATTTCTTGGCAGCTTCTTCTGCTTCTTCTTCTGTTGCAAAAAACTCTGTCTTAAACAAATCAGACTCTTTAAAAAAGTCCACAATATATGGTGACATCACACAGGATGCCACGAATATAATTTCTGCATGCCGGTGACCTTGAGCACCGAAAAAGGATACGATTTCGTTAATCATGCTATTAGTCCTATAAAGCGATTCAACACAACACGGTTTGATAACCGGTTACCAGCATATTTACTAAATGCAGATACAAGACCACGAGTAGTTGCATTTTCTTTTACAACAAATTCTGTATCATCATCCGTATCTAGGCCTTCCGAACGGAGCAAATAATATTCATCAAAGCCAGCATTGGTTACAATCTTATACTTTTCTTTACGGAACTCAGATTTTAATTTGGCATGATCTGATGATCTCGGAAAGAAGTTATGTGCAACACGGCCAAACTCACGACTAGACAATACATAGAAACCAATAATGTTGCATTGTGTTCTGACCTTCAACATTTTGACATAAGCAGTCATCAACTCATTACCATAACTATGGTAAATCTTTTCTTCGTGTTTGGTAATAGGATCACGGAGAACAAGCACTTTTTCTTTACCATATGCAGAACCAAAATCTAAATCTGGATTATTGTAACCAGATAGTCTTTGTTTTTTGCCATTACTATCTAAATTTGAGAACATAACATTTCTTACAGGATTACCATCACCATCGGTAAGAAATACCGTGTTTACAATTTGTAGTTTGTAATCTTTTTGAAACTGTGGCACAATCTTCATGGCAGAGATTACACCCTCATAGAGAGGAGTTCCACCGAGCTGCATCCAGTGTGGTCGTGGTGCTCTAGGTTTAGCACAGCTCACCAAAGCAGAACAAGCATAAGTGAATTCAGAAGCCGACATTTTACTTGATAACAAATTCATTAGTTTGAAACCATTTAAATCCAAATCACCTTCTTTAAAATCAACATGATACTTATCAGTATGTTCAGAGGTGAAAGCATATACTTCGTAAGGAATGTTTACCTTCTTACAGAACATGACCAAATTGATTAATTGTTTAACAGTATTTTCCATATGGTCAGACATAGAACCAGACCAATCAAGGAACATTACGAGACCATGTGATTTGCCTTCAGGTAACACAGTCATGCGTTTGAAAATATCTTCGGTAAATTTATACGCATAAACTTTGTTAAGATTCAATTCACCAGTTTTGGCAATTGATGCACGTTTCTGTTGATCGGCATTCTTACGCAATTCAAATTCTTTGGCCAAATAACCAACAACTTTTTTAGCATCATTACGAATTTTCATAAATTCTGCTGTGTCAATACCAGACATATTATATTTGGCCAAATCGTTTTTGTATTCAGTCCATAATTGTTTGTATGGCATTACTGCTTTTTTCAAATCGATATCGTTGATATTACCATAATAGAAATGCCTGTTACTTGATTCGAATAGTTTGCTTTCATTCTTACGATACGATTTATCAGTGTGCGAATCCAATGCACCTTCATCACTGCCTTCATGGCCTGCTAGATTTTTCTGTTGTGCACCACTTTCGATTTCATCCATTGATTCATCGGTGTTTGAATTCGGTTTGCCAAACTTTTCAATAACATCATCATCAAATTCATCAGAATCATCATAACCATCAGCCGAAAAATCACCATCTGGATTTTCTTCAAATTCAGGAATAGCTACTTGGCGTTCTTCTTTTTCTTTTTTCATATACGCCATTATTTTGTATGCAAGCTGAATCACATCATCATAAGTTTCAGTAGATTCGATTTCATTAACTAAACCACGCTCTTCGTCATTGAATTTGATACCTTGTGCTGCACCACCTTTTGTATAAAGGTTTACACGGTCAATGAAATTCATATCGTTCAAATCTACACCACTGGTACCAAAGAAATCTTTTTCAATCAGTTCACGATAACCACGAACAAAAGAGGAACGAATACCAGGATATTTGTTTTTGATTTTTCTTTCAATACGAGAATCTTCCAGCACATTCATAATACCCATTGGGATTTTTTCTTCATGTGCTTTCATCATACCATCTAAAGGAGTGTAAAGTGCATGGCCAACTTCGTGACCTAGAAAAAGATCATAGAGATAACCCGAGATGTTTTTATCAAGGACTGGAACGGTTAGGATACGGTTCTTTACATCAAACGCAGCTGTATTGGTATTGCGCTGTTCAATGGTTAAATTTTCGTTGGCCATTAGTTTGGCAAGTAATGATTTAGATTGAATGAGTTCCATAAATTCTCCGAGTTAATACGAATATTATCTCATATTCCACATACTTTGTCAAATGAGTGTTGTATGAAAACAACAATCATTTAAACGAATACATTTCCTGAATCTTTTGGTACTCGGAAAGGTCTTTTTCCATACCAGATAATACTGCCCATTTCCGAGTAACGATATCCAAGCGTTTCCACGCAGGAATTTCATCATCATCTACGATTGCATTTAGCCAAAAATAGTTGGATTTTTCATCCATGATTTTTTCCTTCGTTTTTATCAAAAATTCGTTGTTCAATCGCAGTTGCCAGCTCATCGGCAAGCTTCGGATTGAATTTTACCAGAAAATGAGCGACATCATCAGCTGGTATATGACGCAGATTGTGCATAATTTCATCAATTCCACGATAAATTTGTGTTTCTTCCCATTGTGTTAACATATTTACCTCACATTTTATAAAAAGTTTCATTCGGAACAATAATTTTGCCTTCTTTTTTTGCTTTTCCGAGCGTTTCAAGCAATTTTAACTCAATTTCGAGCTCTTTGGCAGACAAATTTTGCAAATATTCCTCATAATCGTCCCAATCTTCATTATTCCAGCCTTTTGGATTCATTTTTGACTATCTCCGCATGCTGGAAATTTCTTTTGCTTCAGTATCCGTGAAAACCGGCACAGCATTTGACTTATGCATTGTAGCCACACCTTTCATTTTGTCACCTGTATAAGAAAATGGAAGTTTTTTTGTGCAAGGCACAAAACCAGTATCTACGGACGCAAATTTAGGAGTTTCTCGACCTACAGGAACCTTGTAAGAAGGAACATTGTTATAATTCTTCGTGGATTTGGTTTTACTGAAATTGGTAGTGATTGAATTAATGGTAGTTAACCATTCTTCGTTTTGAATTTGCTTGGCTTTTGAAACCTTGCGTTGTTTGCTTTTTGGAATATATCCGTAGATCATCATAACAATTCTCCATTGTAGAAGAACCATTATACTACAGGAATAGGGGAATGTCAATACAGAATGTTGCTAGGATACAACACTATTACCAATACCTCTTATCTGAAAGCGGACATACCTACTTATGCTTAAAAAACAGAAAAATATTGGTATTTTTAAGAATTCTTACTATGTGAAATTTCATATTCTTCGAAATCTTCACTTTGCCAGTTTTTAAACTGTTTCTTTACTTCTGGATGTTCACCACGGCGTTTTTTGGTGTGTAATACTGTTTTAGCGTAAGTGTAATCATCATTATAATCTTTGTTTTTGCGAAACTTACCTACAAACTTTGTCAATTAAATCTCCTATTTCATGGTTTCAAAATTGATGCCTTTTATTTTGGTTTCTGGCATATTAAACATATCATCTTCTGAAATATAAGTTATACTTGCATCCGGATAACATGCTTTTATAATTTTGAGTAATTGGCAGACGGTGCCATCGGAATCATTAAATGAAAATACTTCATCTACACATTTTAAACTTTTTATGATGTTCCTGCGTGATTCATAATTTTGAACAAAACCACCATCTGCCCAAGCAAGATACCAATCGGAGTGAACACCAACAGCCAACCAATCTCCTCTCCTTCTACATTTCTGTAAGAAACTGAGTTGATGGTTTGTAAGTGGGTCAAATTTTCCTGATACTACTACTATCCTATCTTGTGGATGCATTTATGGTAAAAGTTGTGGAAAAGCTTCTTTAACAAATTTGTAATTTAAACCTTTGACACCTAAATCTTTACTTAATATACCAATAACAACCTCTGCTTCACGTGGTTCTAAGGATTCAACTAATTGTAATAATAATTGCTTCCTTCTTTCCTCTGATAACTTTTCGGCTGTATCATCACCCTTTCTAAACAAATACAATTTTCTAATTTCTGTTGAGAGTTGTGCTCTAGAAATTCCAGGTAAAGTATCTGGAATTTTATACTCATCTGGCATTTCTGTTATGAGAAATTCATAATTTGGATGAAAAGCCAATTCTAATACTTGTACCAAAGTCTTTGACAGATTTTTTTCAATTACTGCCATTTTTTCTTTTTTTGATGCGGCTTCTTCAAATTCATCAAATACTTCATAAATATTTTTCATTAAAACTCCTCGATTACGTCCATTAAATTTTTAAGTTTGTGTTCCATAAAATAGTTCAATAACTTACCTTTGGCAGGTTTTGTTTCTTCATAGGTATTTATGATTTTTTGTTTGATATCGCCAGGAATGTTTCTGAGGTCAATAAGTGTCTGATTACGTGAAAAACCTGTTCGAGCGCTTTCATCTTCCCATTCACCATAGTGAACATCTAAGTATTTTTCAATAAGTTTTTGTGTAATTGGTTTCTGTCGTAGGTCACGGACAAAACAATCAGCAGGAGAAAAAATATTTGGTATACCATCACCTTTGTCACCACGAATAATCTTTTCTTTTAGTTCTAAATGTGGATCAGCAGATTTGACATATTTCTTCTGTGATGGATTGTATTGTTTAACATTACTTCCATACATTTGCAATTGTAGAAAGTCACCATCACTTGATAGTATTAAAATCTTTTCAGATGGAGCATAGATTGGTACCAGTGTGCCAATAATATCATCTGCTTCTGCACCTTCAACATCAATTACTTTATAGGGAAAATTATCTCTTAATTCTTGTTTAAGTTTGGCAAGAATATCAAAGATTAGATGCCAGTCCAAATCAGATTTCTCTCTCGTCTTTTTTCGACCAGCTTTATAGAATGGGAAAAAATCTTTACGCCAATATTTACGGTTATCACAACACAATACAATTTCACCGTATTCTTTTTTAAAGTTCTTTACGTGAGTTCGTATGATGTTTAACACCATGTGACGGATTAAACTTTCTTCTAACTTACCTTTATGATTGGCAATCTGTGCCATGAGGCCAGCTAGTAACACTTGATTCAAATCAACTAAAATCATAATAAACTTTCAATAGTTTCCAATATTACCTATTGTATCATTCTTTTTTGAACCTGTCAACTATCTTTTCAATGATTTTTTGAGATGTGGTAGTTTTCTTGGCAATTATACCAAGCCAACCGGAAGGTATTAAGTTTGAAATGTATTCCAATGGATCAGGTAATATGGCATCAAAGTGATCAAAATCAACATACTTGTCCTGTGTTTCGTGACACCTAAAGAGAACAATGTGATACGCATCACCCATATCACTACCGCCAATCTTTTCTCCAGGATTGGCATAATCTTGTCCTAGAATTTGAATTGAATTTTCTTTGTCACCATCCAAAAATGTTAAGAAATCAAATTTATCATTTTTGAGTGGCCTGAGAAAGTCTAACATTATAGTCCTTTATATGTGATTTTCTAACTCTTACCATTATCCATGTATTGTAATAGTCATCGCTTTCCATTACACCACGGATAAACTGCTCTTTTGCTTCAAGATAACCACATTCACCTTTTGATTTACATAAATGCAGAATTTCACGAACAAATTTTTCATGTCCTAATTCTAACACATCTTGCTGTAAATTGGCACTACTTCCGTAGTAAGTTTGCCAGTCTGATAGGACCTTTGTCCGTTTCTTCTTTCCTTTGACTTGTTTGGTTTTGGTAGAATAGAAAAATTTCTTACCTATGTATTTTTTGTCATTCGTCAGATTAGTTATCTGATACACGAACCCGTAATTATCACCAATCAAGTCTTCCGTAAAGTCTTTACCATTATACTGCCAATTTATTCCCATTCCTTAATGTCCAAATCATCTTCATCATCCTCTATATAGTCCTCGGATAATTCTTCGATTTGTTCACCACAAAATGGGCAGTGTTCTGGTAATTCTTGTGAAACCATTTCTTGCATGAAGGATACGTTATAAGTTGATTCACAACTCAAGCATTCACCTGATAATGATTTATTTGTCATTTAAATTCCTTAATGGGCCCAAACATCTCCCCAATTTCCTGACAAAGCTCCTTTTGCATAATCAGTAGCACGATTTTCAAAGAAATTGGTGTGTGTTGGTGCGTTAATCATTTCTTCTACCCAAGGTAGAGGATTCTTTTTCACTTTAAACACACCTTTGAGTCCCAATGAAATCAACCGGCGGTCTGCAATATAACGAATATACTTCTTAACATCTTCTGCTGATAGTCCTTCCATTTGATTCACACCAAATGCTAGGTCAATAAATTTATCTTCTAATAAAACCATTCTCTCAGCAATCGTGTAGATTTTTCCTTTGAGTTCATCATTCCAAATCTCACGGTTTTCTTCTATGTATGTTCTAAACAATTTAATCATAGATTCTGCGTGTTGGGTTTCATCAACGATTGACCATGTAATGATTTGTCCCATACCTTTCATTTTGCCATGACGAGCAAAGTTCAATAACATAATAAATGAACTGAATAATTGCATGCCTTCGGTAAAAGCGGAGAACACAGCAATATGGGTGGCAGTATTCTCTCTTGTGGTATTCTTACTGGAGATATCCATAATGTAGTCATGTTTCTCACGCATCGCTTCATACTCTAGGAACTCATTATAGGTGGTTTCAGGTAGACCTAGTGTTTCGATAAGGTGTGAGTAGGCTGCGATATGTAACGCCTCTCTGGCAGCGAATCCAGTCAGCATCATACGAATCTCTGGCTGTGGAAAGTATGGTAAATAATTCTTAACATAACCACCAGCCACATCAATATCACCTTGTGTAAAGAAACGGAAGATTTGTGTTAGAAATGTTTTTTCTTCTTTAGATAATTTTTTCTTCCAATCCTTTACATCTTCGGCCATAGGAACTTCGGTATGTAACCAATGAGATTGTTCATGTTTCAGCCAAGCTTCATAGGCCCAAGGATAGTTAAAAGGTTTGAAATAATTACGTTCTTCCGAAAGATTTGATTCTACTTTTTTTATCATTATTGTTTTTCCTTAAATTAACCTTCGCAAGCGATACAATCATTACCTTGTGCAATAGCACTCATATCCAATTCTTTAATCACTTCTCTTTCAATTTTTTTGGCAACTTTATCTGCTTTACCAATTTTTTCAGAACGACAATAATACAAAGTTTTCAATCCTTTTTTCCATGCCATGAAATGAATGGCATGAATATATTTAATGTGTGCATCTGGTCTAAAGAACAGATTGAGTGATTGTGCTTGGTCGATATACTGTTGTCTATCAGCAGCTAAATCAATTACCCAACGTTGATCGATTTCCATAGAAGTTTTAAACACATCCTTTTCTGCTTCATTAAGTATATCTAAATGTTGAACAGAACCATCATTAGCAATAATTGACGACCAAATATCATTATAATCTTCCGTGGCCAGTGCACCACTTTCGTCAGCCAATTTGTTTTGAATGAGTTGGTCTAACCATTTATTTTTATTTAAGTAAGCACCAGATAATGTATCTTGCCGATAAGCATTAGCACGGTATGGTTCAACACTAGGTGATGTATTACCCATAATGATAGAGCTACTAGCATTAGGAGCGATAGCCATAACATGACTAAACCTGCGGCCGGTGCCTTTTGCATCTGGTGCTTCACCACGTTCTTTGCCCAATTGTAAATTCGCTTCATCTAGTCCTTCTTTGATATGTTTGAACATTCTATTGTTTGCAACTTTGGCCATCACTCCTTCAAAAGCAATACCATTACGCTGTAGATAAGCATGGAACCCAAGAGCACCGATACCGATAGAACGTTCTCTTTCGGCACTATATCTTGCACGAGCGATAGCATCAGGAGCATTAGTGATGAAGTAACTGAGGACGTTATCAAGCATTTCGGCAACGTCTTTGAGAAATAATGGGTCAGATTTCCATTCATCATAGTTCTCCAAGTTTAATGAAGATAGACAACATACGGCTGTGCGTTCTTCGTTTGTGGGCAAAATAATTTCAGAGCAAAGATTTGACTGATGAATCTTCAAACCTTTATCTTTGAGAAATTGTGGTAAGTGTTTATTACTCGTATCAATGAAGTGAATATATGGTTCACCTGTATGCATACGCAATTCTAAAATTTGTTGCCAAAGATGCTTTGCTGACACTACTTCACGGACTTCACCTGAGTGTGGGTCTTTTAATTCCCAATCATCTTTTGCTTCAGGATCCAACATACAATTTTCAATGATTTGCATGAAGTCATCGGTGATGTTAATACCATGATGTAGATTTAAACAACGAACATTTGGGTCGCCTGTTGGCTTCCGCATCTCTAAGAAAGGGATAATATCTGGATGAAAAATACTGAGGTAAGCAGCATAACTGCCCCTGCGAGTGCGACCTTGCCTGTATGCCAAAGAACTGGCGTCATAGATTTTGAGGTGAGGCATGACACCAGTAGATTTATCGTCTGCTGAACGAATACCAAAGCCAATGCCAACACCACCCCCGAGCATAGAAAGCCAATTAGTTTCTGATAGGTTATCAACTAGTCCCTCCGCAGTATCTTCAATATAGTTGAGAAAACATGATATAGGCATCCCACGCTTACTGCGACCAAAAGAAAGAATGGGAGTAGAATAAGAGAGCCAATGCTTGCTAGAATAATCGTAAAGCCGTTGGGCATGTTCAGCATTTGAGCTGAACGCTTTTGAAACGAATGCGAATCGATGCTGTGGAGAAGTTTCATCTTCTCGCATGTATGATTCTTGTAATCTTTTAATTCCGAGCTCATCAAATAATTTATCTCTTTCTAAATCTATATTAATCCCTAGATATTCCATGTTCACCTTATTGTTGTTATCGTTAATACAAATTTACTACTAAATCTTTTTCCAATTCATGAATTCTATTTTTGCTCTAAGATTTACAAAGGTATTTTTACTTATAAAATCTTGGATTTCATCTGGCGAAAAACCAGATAATATCATATCATTAATGTCCTTTTCTTCAATCATTTCTGGCCATATCACCACATTATAGTGATTATCTATCGCCTTTTCCATTTTATCTACAATTTGTTTATTACGAGGTTCGTTATCAAATATTAAAACCACTTTTGATTTATCAAACGCATCAGTAATTGATTCTAAATTTGAATCTGCTGTAGCAACAGCATTTTTAATAAACATAGAATCGATTGGGCCCTCAACAACATATATTAATTCATCCTGGTTGGTCCTGTCAAGTCCATAAATCTTTTTATCGTTCTCGTCTACCTTTAATGTTATGTATCTGAGCTTGGATTCACCTAATGCTCGACCTTGTATAGCGATGAGATTCTTTTCAGCATCATAGAACGGAATAACAAGGCGTTTGTCTTCCTTAATAAGCTCTTTCTCAATCCCCAAACTTTGTATGAAGGCTGCAAAGTCTTCCGCATAGTATAATTGCGAGAGAAAGTCCTCTGGAATTTTCCTTGATTTAACATACACTTTAGCAAAATGCGCTTCTGGTAAAGAGTCGATAGACGGGAGATCCAAGGATTTTTTAAATACTGGCTTGGACGTTTTTGCTTCCTCAAATTCCGGCTTAGTATAATTGTTGTTTCCCGTTTCACCATTTTTATATCTCTCTAACTGATATTCTTTTATCAATGTTTCATCAACTTGTTTCAAAAAATTATAGAATGTAGTGGATGCACCGCAGTTATGACACATATAAAAATAGTCATTCTTTTTGCGATAAACATAACCACGAGATTTTAATTTGTTTTTTTGTGAGTCGCCACAAAGCGGACACCTGAAATTATAAAGGTCATCCTTTTTCTTGGTAAACCTTTGTAATTTAGGCGATACTTGTAACAGGAAAGACCTGTCAATAAAAACACTCATAATATAAAAACCAATTTATTTAATAAACTTACTTATTGTATCAGGATTAACATGTGAAATCAACCATGAAATAGCAATAATACCACCGGCAACCATCCATTTCCATTTCAGTAAGGCATCTAAAGCATCTTTTTCTTGTTTATTGTGTTCAGTCATATCATTTCTTAATGACTTAAATTCATTCATAATTTCTTTATTGGAAGCTTCCATTTTATCAAGAACAGTATCAATACGTTGATGTATCTCTTTAATATCAGCCTCCGTTTCTAACCTGCGATTGTCCATATCTGTGTATACCTTTGCAATATGCCGGTCGTGTTGGTCGACCAACTTTTCTATAACCTGGTCCATTTTATTACAAAGTGCAGATAAAGTCAATACCTGTGTCTTTAAAACACCAATATCAACTTTAATGTCGGTATCGTCAAACTCTGCCATTTATTTTTTCTCTGGTACTGGTGTGCCTTCTAACTTCTTATGCACCTTGATTTCTTTGCAAACTTCTTTTTCTTTACCAGTTTTTGAGTCTTTTTGTGTTACACAAGCTTTCTTGGTTTCGGCAGCGTAAGTAATTTGATATCCAACCAAAGACCAAATTACAATATTAAATGCAATTAAAAACTTTTTCATTTTTCTTCCTTTTTAGCAAATTTTTCTGAGGCGGTAAATCCTAATCCTGCGATTACGAGATATATCATCGAATCAAATAATGAAGGTGTTACTTTATAACCAAATATATCGGCAACAAGTGCAAAACCACATATTAAAAATGCCAAAAATGTTATAACTCTTTTGCTACTGACTGAACCATTTTGTCCATCAGAAAGCATACTGTTTAACCAATTCATTTATTAAATCTCCGGCTGAGGTGGTTGAACTGGTGCAGGTTTACCACCAAATCCTGTTACAACTGCTGGTGTAAATGGCGATGGTGCAGGTGCCGATGTAACAAAAGCAGGCGTTGTCACACCACCAAAACTTGGTGTAGATGGTGTTGTTGGTGCAGGCGACACTGTTGTTGTTCTATTGGCCAATTCTAATGCTTTTCTCTGTGATTCTTTATCACCGCCAGCCAGCATAATACCAGACAATGTGCCTGTTAAAAATGTGGCGATAGGTACAATCAACTCAAAAAACTTTTGGTCAATTGGTGAAATGGCATTGAGTGGTTGTGTCACAAAGATTAGTGAGTATAACACAACAAATACGATACCAAACAATGTAAGTGATAAACAGATACCAATGAAGAACTTCAGACGAGCCATTAACTGCTCTTCTGTATACATGAAGTCTGGTTCTGGTTGTTTTGGTTCTTTATTAAATAAATTCATTTGCAATTCGCTCCTGTTACTGGTACTGATGGTATATTTTGTGCAAGAGGTTTATTTCCTCCTGGTCCCAAACGTGGGTCATTTTGGCCTTTGAAGATATGTTCTGGACAAGTTCTAGTTACATCACAATATGGCAGTTTACACATATCTTTATCCCAATTTGCTGGGTCTTGGCAAGGATAACGGAATCGGTCACCACTAAAATAAGCCAATGTTAAAGGCAATAACAATATAAACAAAATCCACTTTAATAACTTCTTGTCATTCATTAATGAACTCCCAATACATGAAGTGCGTGTTCATAATGTTTAATTCTATCTTCAAGTCCAATGATACCACCATTGATACGCTTTGTTAATGTTAGTATGTCGCCTTTGTCAGCCCATTGGTTGAGATTGTTTGTTTCCCAAAACCAGCAAGCAGATTGAGCTGCACCTTCAAATGTTTGTAGATATTCGGATGCTTGTTCGACAGGTATTTCAATTGAGGCAGCAAACCAAGAATAGTTCTCTTTACCTGTCAATTGAATTAGACCACGGCCACAATATCTGAAACCATCACCAGAGGCCTCATCGCCATTACCCATACGATTAGCATAGATACGATTTGCGATTGCTTCTTGTTTGTTTGGTTTGTTTGCATACTCATTTGCCAACTCATCTGTTGGAAAATACTTAGCAAATAGTTTGCGTAATGTAGCTGCCTTGTAATTTAAATTTTCTTTGAGAAATACAAAATTACCAGATTCATGAGCGCACTGTGCTATGAAAGCTGCAATACGTTGTGGTGTGTTAATACCGTAGTCAGGTAACAATTGTGCCAAGGCATTGTGCCATTGGTCAATGTATGGATTTTTTGGAAGCAGTTGCTTCAGTTGTTCTTTTGTTAGTTCCATTATTTTTTAATCATTCCTAAAACTTTTGCTTTGATTGCTTTGGCCCAAAATGGTTCTGGAAAATGCCAGCCAACAAATGCGCCTACTAAAATCCAAAATAGTGTATCTACCATCTTTTTCTCCTTATACAGCCATCTTTGCAACAGAAATTGCTGCATTGATCATTGTGTTTAATTGTTCTTTGAGTGCTAAACCTTCAGCATCATCATTAATGCCTTCCATTATATTAATACCTTGTACCAATTGAACATATTCTTCTTTACTGATTTGGCCTTCAGCCCACATCTTATTATACTCTATAATCAAAGCATTTAATTGTTCTGGATTCATCTCGGTTTGCTCCCTAAAACATGTTGAATGGTATCAGCAGATTTTTCTATTTGTTGTAACTTTGCTTTACAAAATACAGGTGAAATTTTTTCTGCCTTATTAAAATAATCTCTTGTATCCTTTGTTAATGTCAATAACTTAGTTGACATATTATCCGTATCTTTATTTCGTGGTATATGAGTTGTAAAGTTTTTAAATTCTAATGCTTTAATATACAATTCATTTACCTGTGTAACCACCAATAATTGATTGTTACAATTTTCTTCAGCAACCTGTGCCTTTGTCTTAATATCATTTACAATAAAGTATTCATTGGTATCATACTTGGCCATAAAATAGGCATCAAATAACGTGCAACCACCCAAAGATAAAACAAATATTAAAGGTAATAACCTTTTCATTTAATTGCACCAACTTTGTTTTGCTTCACCAAAATATTCACGAGCATAACCATTTTTAATTAACATGGTGCGTAATGATTGGCCATTTAGTATGATATCACCCAAGACACGGCCACCAAATTTATCCCACCCATACAACACAACTTGGCGCTGATTGGAAGCGGATACTGCTTTTTTTGTAAATTCTGTTGCTGCTTGTCCTCTGGCATCTTCTGAAGGACATTGGGCTCTGAATCCTTTTTCTGGAGTATCCACACCGAATACTCTAACGGCAAGTTCGGGTTTAAGTGGTGCCGGTAAAAAGGGAGCCGCTATGACTACAGTATCACCATCATTAACACGAATGATCTGAGCGTCATAGGTTACACCTTGTGGAGTTTTCTGTGCAAATGCCACCAAAGGTAAAATCAATAAAACAGTTAATAATTTTTTCATTTTACACTTTCAGATATTTGTTTCTGTTGTTTGTACCACAACTGCCAAGCATTATATCTATCCTGTAGTTCATAATACAATCCGTAATTCTCATTAGCATTTTCTAATAAATCGGCTAATGTCTTTTTATCTTTACTTAGAGGCTTTAGAACCGGAGCGGGCTCCATTAGCACTTGAGGAGCTTCTGGAAACTTTTGGCTCAACGGCACGGTTGTAGAGCACCCAAGCATCATCAGACAGCTTACACTCAGCGTTAATAGCTTCCCTTTTCGCTTCAATATCTTTAGCATTCCTATTCACCTTCTCTCTAATCAATTCCTTATTTTTACCAACTTCAACAGTTAATTTTTCATTCAGTTTAGCAGACTTAACTTCTGCTTCTTTTATCTTTGCTTGCATTTCGGCTATTCTAGCACGATATGACATTTCTACGCCATAACCACCTTCAAAATACACACCAATTAATAATAACACTATACCAACTTGTCTGCCAACTAAAGCATATGGTTGAATCACAGGTATAAATTTAACAAGTGATCCTATAAATGTTAATACAAGTCCGAGTATAACCAGACCATGTATTGCCCATTGTAAAATCCAATCAGGTATGAATGACAAAAACCACATTTTTAAGCCTTAGGTTGTTTTCTCCGAATCGACATTAAGATTGGAGTTTTTTTCTTTTTCATGTGAACACCTGGTTCACCATCTTTACCTACACCAATACCAGCAATTGCACCACCTCCGGCAACATTAGCAATACCATCTTCATTTATCTCTTTGCGGCGTTCAGCATTACTTTTAACGTTGGGTGCATCGGGATTTTTATAAGGCGTTTTTCTAAAGCCTTTTGCATCATAATTTCCAGATTTTTTCTTTGCAATTGCTGTAGCAGCAGCTATGGCTGCAGCTGACCCTTCTTTAACACAATTGGGCACCATACGGTTGCCTTTCTTTTTTAAACCAATAGCTTTGTATCCTGTCCAGCATGCTTCTGTTCGCACATTGATTGGTGCACCACGGCGTTCTGGATTTGGATCTTCTTTACGTTTTCTACGAGCAGCTGAAGCACGAGCTTCTTTGCCTATTGCATGTGCTTTAGCTTGTGGTAAGCACTTTGGTTTACCTTCGCCTGGTTCTCTTGCACAATCACCTTTTATATTACCTTTGGTGTCCATGCGAACCCACTTTTGTTTAAACCATTTACGTAAATCTTCACCTAAGTATTGTTTAAAAGATTGCATTAGCAATTCCACTTTCTTAGTGCTTTGTTGATACGGCTATCCGGATCACGAGCTGTTTTTGCAGATGTCAAACGTTTTTTCATACCACCCATTCTCGCACAGAATGATTTACGGCGATTAGCTGCTTTAGAACCCGGTTTTAATTTTGATGGTTTCGTTGTAACTGCCATCGATAATTTAGAACCAGGATTCTCTCTACGATAAGAAGCAATACCTTTACGATTTAGACCACCTTCTGGATCTTTACCTGCAGCACGTTGCCATGCTGGTGATTTCTCATCTAAGTATTCTTCGATTACAAACTGTTTGAATGTTTTCATATTTGTCGTAATATCTCTGCAATATTGTTATCTATGGGAATATCTCCCGTTCTTATATTTTTTCCATTGATACCATAAATCATATCAGGTAAAATATTCAAATATATTAAAAATGTTTTCAATACATCATAATCTCTGTGGTCTATTTTGTAGAATAAAATTCTAGCTGTTGCTTCTGGACCAAAAACATTGTTTAATAAAATAATATGATTTAATATTAATCTTTCTTTTACAGATTTCGTAATTTTATATCTACGAAATAACCGTTTTAAATATTTTATTCTTTTAATATCACTTTCAAACTCCGACATCATACACATCGGAGAGTTATAATATTTTACAGCGTATATTAAAAAATTTTCATCAGTCAAATTATCAAACATCATTAATCCTAAAGTGGGGGCCGAAGCCCCCGTATTCAATAATATTAACTATTACGCCGTAACAGTCAACTTAACTGGTGTAGATGTTGCTGAAGCACCTGTACCTGTTGCAGAAACAGTTACTCTATAGTAATTGTTATTAGCATCGGTAAATGTTGGGGTAATTGTCAATGTTGCGGTTGTTCCACCAGAATATGTTGTATTTGCTGGTGTACCATTCGAAACGTTGACATAAGAACCGCCAAGTGTTGCAGAACGCTGCCATTGATAAGTCAATGGAGCTGCAGTATTTCCTGATGTAATCGAAGCTGCAACTGTAAACGATGCTACTCTTCCACCACCAAATTGAACAGAATTTGCAGAAGGATTGGTACCAATTGTGATGATGGCATCTTGATATGTTGTATCTTCATCGTCACCATTGAAGTTTGAAATGGCTACCAAAACTTCTTGTTGGACACGACCAGCACGACCACCAGAACCAGTGGTTCTTAATACCCATCCTTGATGAGCAGCTTTACCATTAACATTAATCTCATTGGCATCAACACCAAAAAGACCAATTGTTTCACCAACCGTATAAACGTCAGCGGTAGTGTTTGCATATAAGCGAGCTACATTGGCTGCCGTTGGAGCAGCATAATTGGCTTTTACGTTTGTAGCATTTACGATTGTTGAATTGACAGCCCAATATGGTGCATTGGCTGCGTTATCGAATTTTCCATGCGATGACATCTTTTTTCTCCTTTAAATGTCCATTGTTAGTTATTTATCTTGTTATACTCTTTTGTTTTTGGTCTATTGGTGGACCAGGTTTTCTCATCAAAGGATCAATTTCCAAAGTATCTCTGGTTTGACCAGTCAAAGTTTTACCTCCAGTTAAAACTGCTGCGGCCTGTGGTTGATTCTCGGCCATACCTAATTTTTTCTCAGCTTTTACCATGGTTGGTTTTTTACCATAAGTAGCAACGGATTTATCTTCTTTTTCATGGTCATATAATTCTTCTTTAACCACCTTATGCTTTTTATATAAAGCCTTAATCATACGAGCCGATTTGGACATTTCTCTTTTTCTTACTTTTTCTTCTGGTGGCAAATCTGCAATTTCCATACCAGTAGTTTGTGTGGCTGCATAAGAATCTTGATAAGTATCTTCTCTATTAAGAAGCTTAGATATAAACGAAGCTTTCTTTGATGGTTTCTTGGCCAGAGTTTTTGGTTTAGGACTGTAACTAGGAGTGCCTAAATTTACTTTGACATTACGTTTACCTTTAATAGAATCCAAAGCAGCTTGAGATACATGACCTTGAACTCCAGTGGAGAATACTTCAGATACGCTTTCAGTTTCTTCAGATGTTGGTTTAAAACCCATTAAACGAGAAATTGACCTTGATACATTTTTTGCTGAAACTTCTTTACCTTTTTTCTTTTTACCAACTTGATCTCCATGAAAATCATCTCTGCGTTTCTTGTAGAGAGATTTAACGGTATCATAGTTTAATTCATCCAAAGTTTCTTCTTTCATTTTCATTTCATCTTTACGTTTACCAAAAGTTGAATGAACGAGTTTGTCTAATTTTTTATGAAATGAAGTTTCTTTGGTTTTACTTACACCTGCATCAGCAGCTTCCTTATTCAAGTGTTTTTCTAAACGATCAATAGCACCTTTCATATCAGGTTTTTCTTTTGACTGTTTTTCAATCTCAGCATGTTTCTTTTCACGTTCAGCAGATGCTTTACGAAACTTTTGTAATGAAGTTAATTTCTTTTCTTCAATGTGTTCAACTTCTTCTTTTGCAAAACGATCCCAATGGTCTGCTTTCCATTTTGCATACTGAGAGGATTTAGCATGAGCTATTTTTGTATCTCTAGTTACAAATTTTGCATTAATTCCTCTGGAATTTAAATATGCAGCTAAAAGCTGTTCTTCGCTAGCTTCTAAAATGTTATCTTTCATTTTTTGCTCTCTGACGTTCCAGTTTTACCTAACATCTCTGTTTTAACTTTTTTCATTGCTGCTCGAGCTAAATCTCTAGCACGGGACATAGGAGTATGAACTGCACCAGATTTATCTTTAACATCAGTTGGAGCTGACCTTGTGTAAGGCTCGTCAAAAGGAGGAGCATCGTCAGTTTCAGGACGCTTTCCTTCCATCTTCAACGTTTGTTTTGTTTCGTGTGATTTTCTTGCTAGTGTATCATCAGGCTGAATAACAGCAGGTGTAGCATCTTTTGGTTCTTTCTCACCTTCTTTGTCTAAAGGACGAACACGAATTTTGTAAGATTTAAAATCATTAGATTTGCCACCTTCTGATCTACCAGCCAATGTATCTGTCGTTATGGCAGAAGAATCTTCAGAAGCTTCTTTCATCGCTTGTTTAGTTGCCGTAGCATACATTACATCTTTTGCACGAGCACCATAACGGGCTTTGAATCCAGCTAATCCTTTTTTCATGCCTTTAACAATATCTTCTTTTTTCTTCATTTCAGCATTGGTCATTTTACGCTCTTCTAAATCATGAACTTCTAATAGAGCATCAATATCTTCGTCAGACCAATCCTCATCTTCTTTACGTAATTTAGCGAGAATTGCACCAGCAACACGTTTACCTGCTTCACCTGAACCATATCGTTCACCTGCTTTTTTAGCAATCATGCTAAATGCTTTACCTGGTTTACCAATGTCTTTACCTGCACGTGCTGCTTTGGCTGAATATCCAGCTTTCTCATCGAGAATTTCTTCTTCAACTTCAACTTCTTCTTTTGCAGTCTTCCATCCACCACCCATTGCTTTGTATTTCTTGGATGCCCAACCATTAGCGTATGCTGAAGGATATACTGCAAATTTAGATTTAGCTGCTGCTTTAGCTTTAGCCCATTTTTCTGGACTTGTTGGTACATTCTTTTCATCAATTTGTTCAACTTCTTCATTACGTGCTTTAGCTAAATTGGCCGAAGCAGAAATAGAATCTTTTGCCGGAGCTTTTACTTCTGCCGGTGTCAATGGTGCATCACCACGAGCTTTACGAACAGAGGCAGGTATATCAGAACGCTTCATGCCTTCAATTAATTTTTTAGCAAAATGCATATCTTCTTTGACTTTCTTTTGGCCACGGAGAATGGCAAAGTCTTGTGCATCTATTTTGTTGTTTTTATTCTTATCAATTTTATGTTGATCGCCTTTAAGTTCTTCTTTTTTGACTTCTTCTTTTTGTACCTTCTCTTTATCAGCCAAAGCTTTTTTCATAGATTCTTTTTTGTTACCATCTTTATCAAAGTCAAGATAATCTGGCTTAGCGGCCTCATCATAACGACCTTTCGTTTTTTTGTGATCTTCTACATCTTTATCAATCAAATCTTTGGTCTTAGGACCTTTTAATGTATCAACGGAAGACTTTGTTTGATCTTGTTTAGCCTTTGCTGAATTGCCATAACTACGGCCATATACTTTCATGCCTGTAGAAGTGGGTTCTTTGACAGGACCAGCCTCGTCAATGACGTTTTTAACAGCATCTATTAAAGATTGGCTTACATTAATTTTTGTAAACATTTTTTTTCTCCGTTGTTTTTCTTTTTTTTATTTGAGTGGTAATATTTCTTTCCACATCTTTATACGTTTCCAAAGGTTCTTTATTGGTTGAACCACCAAGAACGCCAGCAACACCCATGTTATTGGCACCAGGATCGTCAATCGCTTCCAATACTTTTCTAAACTTACTAAATTGTTTTTGTTCTCTATAAGTTACATCGCCTAGACCTGACATAGGATATACTGTTCCTTGCTGGCGTGTATCGTATTCGGGACCTACCGAGGCCACGTTTCTAATTCTTTGGTTTACCGACTGTATATCGGTAAACCTTTTCCTTTTACCTACTTTTTCTTTGTCTTTGGAGAAGTTGGTCTCTTTTGGCTCTGGCGAGATTTTGAGGACTGGCTTTTCTTCTGTGTAGGTGCGGAAGGTGTAACTTCCTCTTGTTTTGTTTGCGTTCCACTTGATGTCGTCTGCGTTGGGGTCGCTTGCTCGGTTGTCGGGGGACAAACTATCGAGGCCACCTGCTCGGAGTTCTGGCGTGGTTTTAACTTTAGAAAATCTATTAGCGCTTTTAACATTTTTTTCTTCCTTAAATAATGAAACATTCCTATTTTTCCAATCACTAGCGATATCATTAATATTGCCAGTATCCAAGAATTGTTTAGTAAATTGATATACCTCTGTAATATCCTGTTCCTTGGTATCTAATTTACCAGTATTGTCAAATCCAATGAAATCAACAAACATTTCTCTAAAATATTTAGTATTTTCTTGACATTTCATCCATTTGTCATACCGAACCGACTCCACCATCATTCTGGATAATGCCGAGTTTCTTTCTTTACTAACTTCGTTGGTGGTATTGACAAAAATCATCATGGTGTCATACCCCAATTCTTCCAATTCTTCTTTTATATATGACAACCTCTGGAGGTCATCGGCCGGACCATTAATTAATAATGGACCTCTCCTACGGATGGCTTCCCTACGGAAATCACTGGTTTTTTCTGATAATTTTTGTTTGTCGGCAAGATAATCCTTGGCCTGGACAAAATTTAACTCAACAATTTTACCTTCAGCAATGGCTTCACGAATTACAATATCTTTACCAGAACCTGGACCACCAGTTACGAATATTGCCTTAAATTGACCACGGTTATACTGTTCATGTAAACCCATACCTTTACGAGTATCGTGCATTAACTCTTTGGCATGAGAATCAGAAACATGAGAAGGTACACCTTTTCTAAATTCATGGAAGTTTTTATTCTTGGCATGTTCTCTCATCTTAGTAGCCGACATACCTTCGGTACCTTCAGCATCAGGATCACGATGACCAGCTGAATGAACTGTAATTTTCTTAAAATGATATTTTCCGTGACCAGCTTCTACGCCATTGTATTTGTGTAATAGATGGTGCATTTCTTTAACACGATCAGAACCAACAACAACATGTAAATGTGTTACACCATTATTATGGGCTTCTACCGCATGATGTAATATTGTTGGCTTTTCTTTTGATGCTGCTTTAAAATTTGTACCACCAGATTTTGATTCCTCTGTTATTGGGCCAGCGGCATAGCGTTTGAGGTGTTTAATCTTCTGTTCTGCACTCAGAGGATTCTTCTTGCTATCTTGTGTATGTGAAACGACAATCGTATGGGTTGCATTATTTTTCTTTGCAATCTCTTTTACTTTATTGATTAGTTTCAAATGTCCTGATGTGGGTGGACTCATTCTACCAAAAGTAATAACATGGTGTTTCTCACCCTCTTGTTGTTCTTTTAGTATATCTAAAAATGATTTCATTTATTGAACTTTCTGAAACCGTGTGTTTGTCAAGAGTGCATGAGATACTTTTTGTGGCACCAACTTGGCAGCAGGCCGATTATTTTTCTGGAGCACAATGCCTTCTCCTGGCGACTTTTTACCCTCTATGCTTGTTTCCATATCAGTATGGTGTATATTCTTTAATAGACTTTCGGTTGCTTGTGATAGGTGATGCCTAATTTCAAGTGACCTTTGGAAATTCTCTTTATGTGTGTCAACATGATTGACCAAGGCATCATAGTGTTGTTCTTTTCTCAATTGTCCTACAGGCGTTTTCATCTTGCCAGCTTCTTTCTGTTTTATTTTATTTAAATGTGTTTTAAAACCATTTACTGAAGGTTTTGTATTCTGCCTTGTTGTTCCGTTAAGATATGTTATAAAGTGTTTCGTGTGTTCTGGTGTCAAGTGTTCAGAAGTATGTTTATCTAAAAGTTGTTGAGCCATATTTAGGTGGTGCTCTGTGGTTTCTTTATCTTTTTGAGAATAGGAAGATGGTTCAGCATTGTATTCATGGTTTGGTACAAAAACATTATTCGAATGTTTTAGAGCACCTTTTGAAAGGGCTTGTGCGACACCTTTTTTAACTTCGGTGTGTATAGCGATACCAACTGGTGCTTTTGTTTTTGCTTTATATGTTATTCTATTTGGTGTGGTTGATGTGTGTTCACCTTCTTTTTTTACTTCTTCAGCTGGACTAAACAACAAATCTCCTTGAACATGGTGACCTTTATTGACAAATTCTTTACCGTGTTTTAGTATGTGTTTAAGAGCTTTAGCGTAACCTGGTGCATGGCCAAAATGTTTATCGATTTCCTGTGGTGTTCTTGCTATAACACCTCGTTTGAATCTATGTTTGTCGGATACACCAACACCATCTTTATCGTGTATGACATGGACAGACGCACCACCATCCACTTTTAGCGTGGCTTTGGTGTCACCAGATGGTTTACCTTGGCGAATGTTATGAAAGTCCCTCAAAAGATTTATTGCCTCTTGTCCTTTTGATGTATCCTCATGGGGTATATCTTTTGTATGGGTTAAATGACCCAATTGTTCATCGTCAATAGATGTAGCTTCTCTCAGAAACGATAAAAAAGACCGCATTGATTTCCTTACTAGATTTGCAACACACTTTGGTTGCCGGTTTGCTTATTTATACAACATTTAAATTTTCTATGTTTCAAACTAAAAACATTCGGTTCGATACATAGCACAAAAAATGTTGGATTTAAAACTGTGTTCCTTCAAAGTCCAACCAATAAGTTGTCATTTTACCCTTTCCCTCAAGGAGGTAGAATGGTAAAGTATGAATTAAACCTCGGCTAGAACCATAGTATAACAGTTCTTTAGGACCTCTGTCAAGTGCCCAAGCAAAATGGCTAGAACCAGTATCACCACCTACAAAGATTTCGGCTGTGGTAATGTGGTAATAATTCTGAACAAAATTGGTAGAATACCGCCAGCCTTCGTATGGACAAGATTCTGAGAAGTGTCCTTTTCGGCAGATTACTTTTTCATAATCTTTATATTCTTCAGTTGAGAATTTCTGTATAATTTGTTCAAATACTGTTTTAGGCCAGTTGCGCCATGTATTATATGGTGCATCAAACAATGGAAATACAGTAATCTTTTTCTCCATCGGCGCATTATTTGGTATCTTTACCAAATCACCAGAAATGTCACGAAAATCCCATATATTCACTTTTCTCCATGGCAACGATTGGTCACCAGGCTCAGCCGAAAAGTAGTTGGTCATTTTCAACATTATCTCATAAAATGTTTGACAATGTGTATCCGAACTAATATTACCAGGTTTTAAATGAAACTGAATAAGTGGGTTGTTATTTGTTTTACGAATATGTTCTAAAACATTTGCAACACCAATCATATCACCATTACGAATTGTACCAAAGGTACCAGGTTCAATATTAATAATCATAATAAAGATTGTAATTCATTTGCGTGAACTAACTTAGCCTTTCGATTTAAATAAAAGTGTTTTTCAAAAATCTGATTAATGTTCTTGCCATTATCCCAAGATACATCATCACCAACCCTAAATTCTGGTTTCCAATCTTCTGCTTTCCATACACAATATAAAGGAACATTACAGAGATCGGCCAACATACCAACACCAGTGAAATTCGTAATAAATGGTTTCTTTAGATTTTTAATAATGTAAGCATTCTCCAACATTGGTCGATTGAAATCTATAAACTCACAATCTTTTAGATGTGATAGTATATGTGTTTCTCTACGGTCATCAATATTGCCTACTGCCCATCGGTCACCAACATAATAAGCATCTTTAATTTCAATATCATATTCAGGAGTTAAAGGAACAAAATCATCATCAACTTTAAATAACATTCTGTATTTGTCATTTAACCAATTTTCATATCGGCATGTTTCTGTTGGCCTATTTGGATCTTCTTTATCTTCTCTAATTGGCCATGAACTTAAATTGATGACATCACCATATATAAACAATTCATCATCAAAACTAACATCAGTAAACAAATCTTGAAACAATAAAAATTCTTTGAGACCGTTGAATTTCCTCATTTCACTTTTAATTACAAGGTCAAATTTAGCAACATCTTTACTGACGCCAGACAAAACAGGCATCGCATTTAAAAAATCACCAAGATTAGAAGTTCCACTAACAAATATTTTCATTTACTAAATTCCTTAAAAGCAACAAACCAGTCCGATTTAGAAACTGGATGTAATTCAAACAATTCTGGTTTTTGCAGATATGACATCAACAATAATGTTTGATCATCATCCACTAAATTATTTTTTATCAATTCACTTATACTATGATGCACCAATTTCTCTAAAGTGAACCACATTTCTTTTCCAGCAACAATACATGGTCCTGTTATGTGAACATCATTATTAAAAATTACATCACTAATGTAGGTATTTGGTACCCACTCTTTAATATTGAAAAAGTGAATTTTGTTTTTATCAAAAGGATATTTCCACTTCTTTACACCATTCAATGTTGATTCTTCTCTACAATAACCAAAGTCCATCCATGCCACTAAGTCGGTTGAAACTACATCATTCTCAATTGCTTTAGTAATGAAAGAGGACTTTAATGTATTGACGGTAACATAATCTGCATTCCAATATTCAGGATTTCTACATTCTCTAGGATTGATTTTAATTTGAAACTCTTTGCTTTTTTGTACCTTTGAAATCTTTTCTCTAAGGTCTTTAAAATTATCCTGAAAATCAATCGTGAATATATCTGTAGGTCTATCTTGCCTTAAAAATCGAATATCAGACACAAATTCTTTTGATGTAAACACGACCATGGGATTTTCTAATTTGGCCATATAACCAAATCGTTCCAAGTATGTTTGATTTGTTCTGTGTAAATAATGTGGTAAACCTTTATCAGGAGTCCAATCGCCACGGCCAATATCAAAGAAAGCAGTTGTAATCGTTATATCACTCATACCCAATAATATTTCTTATAGTTGTTGACAATTTCTATATGCTCTGGTTGTTCATTTACAAACTTGTCATAATCATAACCATTATTCTGATGATGGTGTGTATCTGTCATATATGGATTAACAGAATAATTTTTACCACACAAGAAGTAATACACAACCATATAACAATCCATGTAACCCAAAGGATTATATTTTATTTGAAACCAATCATGGTTTTCTTTAAACCATTCAATAACTTTATCATGGTTATTTAAGAATGTTGCAACTTTGAATATTGATCCACCACCACATCCATATTGATTTGTGATAGGTCTTATACCAGAAAAAGTTTCAATACTATTCATAATAAAGTCTGGAATAACATTCCCAATACGAATATCGTGGCCTACCATTTCCCACTCTTTATGTAATGTAATTTGTTTTTTAATCCAAACATCATCTTCAACCATCATTATATGTGATGTATTACACTTTTGGCAAGCCAGTTTGAATCTTTCTAACCATGATATTACTTTTTCCATATTGTAACTAGGATATCCAAGTTTTGTTTTAAATGGGTAATAATCACAATTATTGTCTATTGCAATATCAGATAAATCATCTGCGGCATCTGATCCCAAAAAATAATAGGCATCAGGATAATACTTACGAATATTTTCTACAATTTTTCTGGTTGAGATAGATTTACCAGCACTGGCTAAATGACAGAATGATACATCAATCATGGCGTACCACAAACATAATAGAATCACTCATGTTCGAAATTTCACGAGCATCAATGATTTCATAAACCATATCCTTAGGTACTAACTTCTTATATTCTTCTGTCCATTCCATTTGTGCAATATCTTCAATAACGAAAACACCAAATTGTCTTAGCTTTGGTAAATATAATTGAAGTGATTGTAAATGGCTCTCTTTAGTATGTGGGCCATCATCAATAATGATATCGAAATTTGGCAACGATTCGGCAAATTCTCTACGATAACCATCAGCATAAATTACTTTAACTCTAGGATAAGGTTCACAGTTTTGTTTTGCACCAAAATCAACGGGATCAACACCATAGATTTCTGCTTTAGGAAAATAATGATGCCATACAGCCAAACTACCACCACGGTGAATACCTAATTCTAAAATTCTTAAATTTTCTTGATATCGATATTTACTAAACTCTTTATCATAAAAAGCTGTGCAATATTTGTGATTAAATTCTTTATCTGTTCCAAACTCATAATGTGTATCATTACGAATATTGTGTTCAATCATAATATCAACAAGTGTATTCATCACATCAACCTATCTTTCCACGTTGCAGGAGTTTTATCTGAAATAATTTCTAAAGGATAAGAATAATCAAATTTCTTAGGTCCTTTTCCTTTAATGTATTGTACCGTTTCTTTTATTGCTGTTCTCAAATCAGTCTTTGTTTCATAGTTCAACAATCGTCTGGCTTTATCAGCAGAGCAAGAAGCGTGTTTAACTTCTCTTGGCCGATCAGGCATGTGAATTGGTTCACCTTCAAAACCACATTCTTCTGCAACCATCTTCGACATATCTTTTACTGTAATTGTTCCCTCATCGGGACCAATGTTGATAATTTGATGCACTAAATTAGGATCAAGTGCCATTTTCTCTAAACAAGAAATACAATCATCAACATAAGAGAAACACCTTGTTTGTAATCCGTCACCATAAATGATGGCAGGTTTGCCTTGTAGATTGCGATTAATCATAATACTCATCACGTTACGGAAAGGATCATCATATCGTTGTCTTGGTCCTACGATATTATGTGGTACAGCAATATTCCACTGCATATGATGTGTATCACATAATACTTTTAATACTTCTTCACCAGCAACCTTTGCAATACCATACGGATCAACTGGTTGTGGTCTCATATCTTCCGTAAATGGTGTTTGTTGTTCACCATATCGTGCCATTGATGTGCAGTATACGAATCGTTTTACTTTGTTTTGGATGGCCGCAGAAATGGTAGATACAGAAGCTTCAAATATATTTCGTGTGATGAAACTTGGACTAAAAACAGAAAGTCCTTCGTGTGCTGTGGCGGCTGTATGAATTACAACATCACAATCTTTCATGATTCGTGTCATTTGTTCAACATTACAACAATCGACCATATATAATTTAGCCTTTTCTGGCACATTATCAACATAACCACCAATCAAAGTATCGTTACCAATAACTTCATGGCCAAGTTCAATCATTCGGTCAGCCAAATGACTGCCTAAGAATCCTGCTAATCCTGTTATAAAAATTTTCATGATACTCTCTTAATTAATGTCATACCGTTACAATTGGTTCGCCTTTCAACTAATTGCCATTCAGGATGAGTTTGTAAAAATTCTTGAACTGCAGGCCACACACCTAATTCACCGCCTTGGCCACGATCACCAAATAATGTGGTATCATGAAAGAAAATATATTTTTTTACCTTATTGGCATGGCGTTGTAACTCAATCTTAACTTGTTCATAAGAATGATAACTATCAACCAACATAATATCGGTTGGATCAATAACGGCTGTTCTGGTGTCCTCAACGTGCAAGGTAACTCTGCGGCCACCTTTTATAGCTGCATCAAAGAATTCTCTTGTTTCTGGATACACATTGATATCATAACTGTGCATTTCAATATCATGTCGTAAAAATCCTCTGGTGCTTTGGGCATACCCAACACCCAATTCAGTAGCATGTTTACACTCGGAAGTCATTTGTGAAATCCAAGGTAGATGTTCATGCATATCAGTTTGTCTGATACAAGCGTCTTGATATTCTTTTTCAAAGTCCATTATGTTGTCCTAAATGTGATTAAATCTTCTTGTTGATATTTTTGTTTAATGTATTCTTTCCATTCTGGTACACGATCATATTGATGCACAATAGCAAATGGTCGGCCCAAAGATGTTTTAACGATACCATCTTCAAATCTTGGTTCTGGTTCTAATAAGTGTGGTCTAAAAGATTCAATTTTTGACGGATCAACCGTTGTGCCAGCCTGACAAGCCCAACCATCCAATTGTGCAGCAAAACGAGTTACATCTTTGTATGGCTGTGTCTGAATTAATACATTATATACCGCTTGATCACAGATGGCAATAGGTCGATTAATAGCATTGAATAGAATGTTAAAAACCAAATCTTTAACATATTCGGACACACCACCAATTGTACCAACATTGTATATTTCATTATCTTTAAACTGATTATGAACATATGGTCCATAAGCTTGCATGAGATTTTCATTACCCCATGGTTCATCTCTATACCTCATACTTTCAGAACCAGCAACTAACTTTTTGCCTTTGAGATTTAATTCCAACCATGCGATTGGATTTGTTTGAAAATAAACATCTTTGACATCTGTGGTAACTATATGATTATAGTTTTGCCAAGTGTTTTTTAGAAAATCATAGATTGATAAGAAGCGAGCGACATGAATTGGAGCTTTGATGTCGTGCATTTTAATGATGATGAAATTTCTTTTTTTCAATTCATCAATCGTTTCTTCTGATGCGTTACCAACAACCATGGCTTTATCGCCAGTGAAACCACATTCATCAATCGATTCAACCCAAGGTTTTAATTGATTGTAGTTGTAATTAGTAAATGCACCGATTATGAGGCTTTTTGACGCCATGGGTATACTCCATTATATTTTTCATTCATTACTCTATTGCCATTTTCAAAGAATTCTGCATTAACAGAACCTTTACCACCATCTACTCGATAACAAGTTGTATATTCTCCTGTGCAATCAAATTTAGGAAAATGATGCGTGATAGCTTGTAAGAATACTCTATCTTGTCCCCAACCACCGTGCCACACACTTGCAATCTTATTTGCTACCTGTGTTTTAATGAAATAACAATTCGTATCAATGTGATGTATGCCATGATAAGTTGGCCATTTACCTAATGATTCACAATCATCAAAACAAACAAGTTTGCCTTCTTTATTATATATTTGTCGTAAGGAATAACACCAATCTAATGATCGTGTATTGATTGTTTTAATACATTGATCAACATGAGACCGATATAACCAATTATCTTGGTCGAGATATCCAACATACTCTGTATTGATTAGATGTGTAAATGCGGCATAGACACGGTGACCGTAAAATCCTTTGGCACCGACATTGATTGGTAGTGAACAGATGTGAACTCTTTCATCTGTTAATGTTGAATCTAATACTTCTAATGTTTTATCCATGTATTCATCACCATCAATCACAACATAACATTCTGTGTGATGACTTTGATTTAAAACAGATTCAACGGCCGTTTTTACCTCTGGTGATCCAGTGGTGGGTATAATTATAGTAGCGCTCATATAAATTTCCAAAATATTTGATAACCTTTATATACTGGTTGATTATCTATTTTTTTCATATAGTCAAAAATTAATTTTCCTTTGCCTGCTTCAACTTGCATATTATTTTTATATTCAAACCAATTATCATCAACACCAATCAAAGCGCCAGATTTCAATGATGGTATAATTACGGTGTATTCATATAAATGGTGTAATGCACTCTCAAAAACAACTTCTGGTTTTCCTCTTGGTGCATCAAAACTATCTAAATATAAAAAATCTATTTTTTTGTTTTGATCTTGTAATTGTGTATTGAGTTGTTTTAAATATGTAATACTATCACTTAATATAACGTGGCTGTTTGGTGATGTCATTTTACTAATGCAATACTCAACACTTTCTTTTGCATTATCAATCGTGAAAAATTCACCACCATATTCATTAACATATTTGTCAAATAATAAACTACTTTGACCATCACCACTATAATTATCCTCTTGTCTTGCGCATCCAGTTTCAACAATTAAAGGATTTTCAATTTGTTTTAGGTAGTCAAAAATTAAATCAAATCCACGAATTCGGTGACCTAGTCGGTTTCTCACATCATTATAAAATTCCATAATTTATTCTTTTGTTAGTTTCAATATTTTTTCTATTTGTTTTTCTATAATAGGTTTACGGTTTGGCCAATATATGTATTCTTTATCTCCGGTCGAATGTAATTTTGTTAAGAATGGTATAATCAGTTTCTCAACTTCTTTTAACCGTAATTTATAATCTTCTGCGGTCTCAGCAGTTTTGTTTATAACTGAATTATATTCTTCTTCTGATACAGCAGAAAAACCAAAATCATCTTCTACATCATATTCTTGAGCTAGTTTATCAAAATCAATTAGTGGCATATTTTACTTTGCAATTACAAATGGTCCAGAATCTTCAGAACGAGATGCCGTGTATTGATATATTACACGAACAAACTTGTCCGCATTGTCATTTTTGTTAAACCAAGATATCAACATAGGCATAAGTTTATTAGTTACTGCTGCACTCAATTCTGTTCTTTTTTCTTCAAACATAATCCTTAAAGGGTCTTTTGGAGGAGCTTTTTTTGCTCCTTTCTCTTTAACAGGTTTTGGTGGTTTTACTCCTCCCAAATCAATTTTTAGGAAATCTTTTAATTCTTTTTTAAATTTATTATTTTCCATTGTAAACTGATTTAACCACCTAGTAGCAAATGCATTATCAACTAACGATAAAGCATCAGAAAATACATATTGTGATGCCAAAGAACCGTGGCGAGCTTCAGAATCTTTGTCCATGTTATTTGCTTTCCAACCACCACTTGATTCAGTAACATGTAACATTTGTATGTATTTTGTTTTGTCTTGTGACATATACAATTTTAAATCTCTAGCATTTTTTCCACCAGGTTTTCTTGGCTGCCAATCACTCAATCCATATGACTTTACTTTTTCCAGTTGTTTTAACTCATAAGGTCTACTAAAATTAATTTTATAGATGTTAACTTCTTGTGTTTGTTTTTTTAGAGATAATGGTAGTAAATTTCCACTTGCAATCATTGAAGCAATAAATGTGTTTAGTGTTGTAAAAGTTAAACCTTGTTTGTTTCTGACCATATTTTGTATATCTTTTTTTGCTTTGGGTGAAGCAAAATATATGTCAGCTGGGCACCATTTATTGATATCACCAAATAACAATTTTCTTGGTTGACCACTTTCAACTAACATTGCATTTATTTTTTTCTGATCTTCATTGGCTGCATCAAATAAAGATTGAATATTGGCCATCACTTCTTTGTCACCACGAACATAAAAAACAGATGACCATGATGGTCTTTTTATAGCAGTAAATTTATTTGAAATATCATCTAAATCTTTTATAAGTTTTTTTGCAATCTTTAAAGAAGAAAGATACCAACTATCATCTTTCATTAAGAAATCTTCAATCTCTTTTAAATTTGTTGATCCTGAATCAACGTGACTTCTAAATGCAACACCAATTTTTGCTGTTGGGTGATTTTCGTCCCAAAATCTTTTAAAAATTTTATAAGTTGGATAAAGTGTTTCATCAAACACCTTTTCAACTTTAGATGCTCCTAAAAAATCTGCCATTGCGCAAAAAAGTGCTTGAGCTGATTCTGCTTTTGAGGTATCGTCTGCCATGTCTACCTAATAATTTGAATGTCTTTTCCTGAAGTCCACACTTCAACTTCTGTTCTTAATCTACCCTCAGATTTAAGGGTTTCGTATCTATTTATAGCTTTACTCCGCCACCATTCAATCACATTATTCAATTCATGTTTGTGATAGTTTTCACCAGGTAAAAGTTTATCAGTTTTAAGGTTAACATAATCGACCATGTTTTTAAAACCATAATCACCCACATAATATCTTTTTCTCTCTGTCAACGATTTTGCTTTCTCAATCGTTAAGGAGAATGCCTCCGCTTCAGGTGATCCTTTTAATGCAGCTTTGGTGAGAGCAATAATCTTTGTAAAGGTTCTCAACTTTCTACTAGTGGTACTTTCATCACCCCCTAAAATATCTCCAACTTTACTTTCCACATATTGTTTTAAATCATTGTATGCTGGTCCGTGCATCATTGGCACCATATCAGATTCAGTAAGACCTTTGTAACGAATATAAGGCTTCATACCATCATACTGTGATACCTGTTTTGTTGAACCATATAAACTGGTAGTTTCAAATAAACAAAGATTCATACCATATTTTTTATTACAGATTTCTCTTACTGTGTGACTGGTACATATGGCAGCCATAAGTTTACCACCTAGATAATTAAAACCAAATGGTTGAGATGGTACAATCACAAATCCCATCATAGCAGAAGCATTAAACCGTTTGGATGTTTCTGTGGTTTGCGAGAACACCTGTCCAAGCATTTCATTGCGTGGTTTCATATAGATTACAGGTGAACCCAACCGAATGAAACCTAGAATCTTTCCTGTGTTTTTCTCTCTGGCAGCTAATTGTATATTTCTACCAACTGGTGCTTTATTGATATGTGATGATGTGATTGCAAGTAATGTATCCCAAGTTTCATATGGTATTTCTACCACTTCAATATTCATTTCTGATGGGTGCATAGAAAAATCAGAAAATAAATCATCTTCTGGTGGAAACAATGATGTTGGTATTTCATTGAGAGATTTTATCTTTTCTTCTCGCATGTATTGTTCAATGTTTTCATAATTGTTAAAGTAATCATGAAAAGCTTTGGCACAATACAACCCATCTTCTCTAGAAATAATCATACTTTGAATCCACTAAATTTCTTTGGCCGTTCTTCCCTGGTACCAAATGTGTTCAATGGCTTATCGTGGCCAGCATCAGCAATACCCATCTGTGCAGCCTGTTCAACATCATATAGTTTCATTTTGGCACGGTCGACACCGAGAGTGAATCGTTTGTGGAATGTTGGATCATTATAACGATTCTTCAATTGTTTCACCATAATTTGGCCGAGTTCTTCTAGTTCTTCAGAAGAAATCAAAGCAAACATTAAGTCTGCGGTGGCGGGAAGTCCGAACGACTCACTCGTATCCTCAAGTCCCGGATCACTCGAAGTAAATCCTGATCGGGTAGTTTGTGTAGCAGATACAATAGGAACATTAAACTCAACAGCAAGGCCACGTAATTCTTCTGCAATTGCTTTAACGTAGGTGTATGAATTAATATTCGCACCAGCTTTAATACGAGCACTGCAACAAATATTAAGATAGTCAACAAATATAATGTCAGGTACAAAAGACCTCTTGAGATTAAGTTCATTCAATAGTGTCCGAAAGTGTATGGTCGAAGCGGATGCAGTTGGATATTCTTTGATGATTAGTTTGCCTGTAGTCTTTTCACGAACTCTTGTTACCTTTTTATCATACATATCTTTTGGTAATTCCATCAAATCATCAATCGTTACATTTAATAAATTTGCATCGATTCGTTCTGCAATCTTTTCTTCACTCATTTCCAGAGTGATGTATAATACATTCTTGCCTTGAACCATACACGATGCAGCCACATGACACATAAAAAGAGATTTGCCAACACCAGTGCCAGCAAGAGCGACATTGAGTGTCTTAGCAGGTAGACCACCTTTTGTGATTTTGTTAAAGTAGTCCAAGTCGAAAGGTATTCTTTCCTCTTTTCTATGATAGAATTCATATCGAGCATCTGAGTCCTGTAAGTAATCGTGTCCTACCGAGTTATCAAATGAAACGGCCAAGGCGTCCGATAGTATCTTGGGAATCTGACCTTTGTCGTGATTTTTGTCCTTGCCATCGAGAATTGAAATAGACCCCAATACTGCATTGTAGATGGCTTTCTCTTGGCAGAATTTTTCGGTCTTGTCAACAAGCCATTGAATCTCGGTTTTTTCTTCATGATTACTCTCAATTTCTTTAAGATAATCCTCTGCTCTCTTAGCATCATCATCTGTGAGATTTCTCTTTTCTTTGAAGGCAATACTAAGTGCTTCAACCGTTGGCGTAGTGTTGTAAGTTTCTGTGAATGATGTAATTTCATTGAATAGTGTTTTCTCTACATTACCACTAAAATATTCATTCTTTAAAAATGGTAATACTTTTCTAAGATATTCTTCATTATAGATTAGATTCTTTAATATCGCTTGTTCCAGCTTCATCAATTATTTCCTGTTCAATATTA